TGCAATCCAAAATAATATTAGAAAAATTCGTGGAAACGGGTTTGCGTTTTGGCTCCACCTTTTCTAAAGGTGGAAAAGGTGGAAAAGGTGGAAAAGGTGGAAAAGGTGGAAATTAGCGCCCACTCCATACTTTGATAATATGTTTCGGTAATTTTTGTTTAAAAGTTAAATCGTGCGTATAATTGTCATATGTATATTTAAAAGAACTATCATAATTGTGAATACTACCAAATAAAGATTTATGTTTTTTTGTGGTACAAGATTCCAAATTGAATATTAGACCGAAAATTCGTTCTAAACAACATCTATCTGGACGGGAGTTTACTTTATCTAATAAAGTAAACAAATCATATTTATTTACTATTTTACATAAAAAATTGTGATTTATATAACTTTGAACGCCGAAACAACCATACCATTCAGGTTTTCTTCCTAAAATCATTATGTTATCGTCACTTAACATTAATTTTCTATTCAATAAAAATGCATTTTTAAAATTTGAAATTAGTCGTAAAGAATTTAAAACATTTTCTTTATCCGGATTAAAATGCCATAATGGTAAAACATCAAAACCATTAATTAGATCAAAATTAATTTTCTTATGAATAAAAACACTATCATGAATTATAACTGCATTATCAAAATACTTATTTTTAAAAAAATAATAATAAGGCAGAAGTTCACCTCTCCCTTTATATTCAGATTGTATTATCTCAACGTTTTTATATTGATAATCCGCTTTTACAAAGTCGTAATTACTATTATCGTCAATAACTATTATTTTAATATCCGCGTAAAATCTTCTGATGCATGTTATACTATTATTCCAGTAATTATTTGTTTTTTCAGAATTAACGTGTCTTGTCATTATAAAGCCAAAATTATTATTTTTATTCATTTTATATTTTTTAATATATTAATATAAAAAATATAAAATTTAAGTTTATTTTTATTGTGTTATACCAATGAAGGCATTTTATCAATATCAATTTTTAAAAAATTCTCACCCTTTTTCTCTCTTTCACGATTTAAATCATTGTGGTTTTCAATTATAAATTTCTTGAATTCAGGTCTATCTAATTGAAGTTGAGGTGTATGGTTGTGAACATGTCTAGATATCATTTTATACAATTTAAAATCAGGATATCTCTCATCCCCATTGTTTTTATACAATAAATTTATACCATTGTCGTCTAAGCACCATTCTATAATCAGTTTTTTAATTGGATCCTCTATTTTATTCATATCTTTGATTTCTTCTAAATCTTCAACTAGATAATCAAAAATAGAACAAGCTAAACGTGATAAATCAAAACTAAAATTAGGTTCTAAACGCGGTTTTTTCCCATCAAAATAAGGTTCTGTGTTATACTGAGAAGCAGCATCATTTCCGGTTTGAAAACTATCACTACAAAATAGTTTTCCTTGAAATTTATAAATACTTCTACCAAAATCAATAATTTTGAATATTTTACCAAAAGTTGGAACCTTGTATGCTTTTTTGTTATAATAATAAATAATAAATTTCTTAGATGTTTCATTATACATTATATTATTTGTATGTAAATCATTATGCGTAAATGAAAATACTTTTTGATATGTAATTAAAGTCATTATTATTTGCATTAGTGCAGACAACCATTCATTTGTTGATAGATCATTATTTAATATTAAATCGTCTAGAGTATTTTCACAATTTTCCATACAGATTAACTGTACGGGAAATTTACTAATTGTTACATTTATTTCTTCTTCATTGTATTCATCGTCATCGTCATTGTCATCATTGTCTTGATCATCGTTATCATGTTGAGAATTTGAATTAATATCTTCCCAATCGCTCTCAGATTTACACGTAGTGTATTCAGAATCATGTTCAATGTCAAACTCATTATTATTAATTTCATTACTTTCATAGGTTTCACTAATTTCACTGTTAGTGTAAGATATTCTTGACGAACAACTAGAACTAGATGTTGATTTTAAACTTGTATTGATAATATTTATTTCATCAACACATTTAATATCATTAATATCACCGCCATCAAGGTCAATGTTAAAAATATGTTCGGTAATATCTTGAGAAACATTTCCGGAAACATTTTTAATATTGTTATATTTCTGAGTATCATCAAATAAATTTTCAAAAATTTCATTATTGATTGATTTAAAAGATAACATAGATTTTGCGCTTGAGGTATAATCTATTTTAATACTTTTTAATTTTTGCTTTTCATGTTTTATTAAATGCTCATAATCATCTATTTTAAATAAAACATTTTTATTTTTGATAAAAAAATCTGAATTACATAAATAATCTAAATCATCAAAGACATTAATTACAAAATTATTTTTTATAGAAAGAAATGAACCATAATATTCTAACCCATGAGTGAATTTATATTTATTTTTTAATATGGATGTTAAAAAAACGAATAAACCGTCTACGTAAGCCGAATTATTAGTGTCTAACAATTTGTCATGACAATTATTTGTATTGTTATTATTAATACTATCTAAATCAGGTAAATTAAATAATTTAGATTCGTTTATATTTGTATATTTACCTACCAAATATTTAAATGGATCTAATAATGGCGCCAGTTTAATGAAAATGTTTTTGCTTTTTATTTCATCATTTTCTATATTTTTTATGCGACATTGGAATATTTTTTTAGTATCATTATTTGCATCATCTTTATTTTTTATATTATATAAATACCATGTATGATTTAAATTAATACTATTATAATTTGTTTCATTCAATGAAAAAAATCTACTATAAATCGGCACATAGTTTTGGGTTTTTGAGAGAAAAAGCATTTCTTCTTTTTCTAAACTATTGAAAAGTTCAATGTTTTTTCTTTTTTGATAATTGATGTTAATAACGTGTTTTGAAACACGGTGATTATCAAATATATCTGTATTCATATTATTAGGTAATTAAAATATAAATAATATGACATTTAAACTTATTTTCAATTCGTATAAATATATAAATTTATTTTTCTAAATTTAATAATAATGTCTTTAGAATTAAAAAAATTTGATATGAAAAGTATTAGTTTTAAGTCAAATGAATCAAAAGGTCCTGTTATTGTTTTAATTGGAAAGCGTGATACAGGCAAAAGTTTTTTGGTAAGAGATTTGCTGTATTATCAACAAGATATACCTATTGGAACAGTCATTTCAGGGACAGAAGAAGGTAATGGGTTTTATGGTAAAATGGTACCAAGGTTATTTATACACAATGAATATAACACTGCTATTATTGAAAATATATTAAAAAGACAAAGAACCGTTTTGAAACAAATTAAAAAAGAAATGGAAACATATAAACGAACTACAATTGATCCTCGCGCCTTTGTTATTTTAGATGATTGTCTTTATGATAATACTTGGTCTCGCGATAAAATGATGCGTCTATTGTTTATGAACGGTCGTCATTGGAAGATCATGTTGGTTATAACTATGCAATATCCTCTTGGTATTCCACCAACTCTTCGTACAAATATTGATTATGTTTTTATTTTAAGAGAGAATTATATTGCAAATAGACGTCGCATCTATGATAATTATGCTGGTATGTTTCCAACATTTGAATCGTTTTGTCAGGTTATGGATCAATGCACCGAAAATTATGAATGTTTGGTAATAAACAATAATGTTAAATCAAATAAATTGCAAGATCAGGTGTTTTGGTATAAAGCAGAAAATCACAATGACTTTAGATTAGGTTCAAAAGAATTTTGGGAGTTGTCTAAAAATTATAATTCTGATGATGAAGAAGAAAAATATGATCCAAATGCAAATAAAAAGAGGGGCAATGGACAAAAAATTAGTGTTAAGAAAACTAAGTGGTAAATAAAACTTTGCAAACAAATATAAATTAAAGTATAAATTAAAATATAAAAACCTATAAATATAATTAGTTATATATAGTATGGAGTCAAATATTATTGATATTGATAATAAAAATAATAACAATACAGTTTTTGTTTTGGTAACAGATAGAAGTTATTTATATAAGGCACTTGTAACAATCAATGATTTAAAAACTATTGGTAATTGGTGTGGTGATATTGTCTTAATTACTATTGATTTTGATTTGGAAGAGGGATATAAATTATCTCAAAACATAATTGAAAAAAAATTTCCTTCAATAGATAAAACGTTTCTTTTGAATGAAATCGGTTCTAATGGGTTTTCAAATAGCGATAAAAGAGAACTAAATAAATTAAACCAATGGGAGAAATTGCATGTTTTTGATGAATATTTTTTACAATGGGAAAGAGTAGTGTTTTTAGACGCAGGATTGCGTGTTTTAGATGACGTTAAATACGTGTTGGAACTAGATTATAATAATTCTATTTTAGCTCCAAATGATGCATCGCCTAATTTTAAAAGTGACAAGGTTTTTAAATTTCAGTTAAGTTTTGACAATGAAGATAAAATAGAGGTTATAAAAAGAGATTTTGGAGATAATATTTTTGATTCATATCATATGTTAAATTGTATGTGGGTTTATGATACGCGTATTTTAGAAATTTGCAATAAAGAACAATTAATAGATGCTATGAATAAATATACTGTATGCAAAACAAATGAGATGGGAATAATGAATTTAATGTTCCACTTCAAATATAATTTATGGAAAGAATTTCCATTAAAAGCTTCAAATGGTAAATACTTGTTTGAATGGTCTGAATTGAATCATAATTATTATACCACATGGCGGGACTATTGTTTTATTAAATATCCTGTTAGTATTACACTAAACGAGAGACCAAACGTGTAAAACATAGTAAGAATATAGTAAAAATATACTAAAAATATAATATTTGAGTATTTGATGGTTTATAGTAAGTTAACTTATTTACTATATACGAATCTTTAATATTTGGTAAAGAAAATACTCTATAACAAAAAATACAATCTTCTTTTGTATAAAACGATGGTTCTTCTGGAAACTGTACAATATTAAAAATATATTGTTTTATAGAAACATGTCCATGATGTATTTTATTTATTGAAATATAATTATAGTCTTTATGTGTAATACATCCAGAATAACATTGTTTTAATGAATCTATTCTTACATCAATATTTTCATTTTCTATTTTTTTAAATGAATCATTGTCGTATATTTCGCAATCTAAAAAATCATGTAAAATAATATCGCTATCATTTTCTTGAAAAACCTTTAATAATATTTCTATTCTTTGAGGATGCATGATATCATCAGCATCTATAAAAGTTATATAATCCATATCCGAAAGTTTGGCTGCAGCAATATTACGATTTTGTGCAGCACATTTTTTTTCTTCGCTAGTAATTATTTGTATACTAAAAGAGTATTGTTTTGTTTTTTCAGAAAAAAAATCAAAGTCGGATTCTTTTGTTGAAGAACAACTAACAACAACTTTTGCGGGAATGATTGTTTGCTTTTGAATAGAATCAAGTAAATAAATTAATGATTCAATGTGTCCAAAATAAGCAGGAATTGCAACTCCTATTTTCATAATATAATTATTATTATAAATTATATTATGTAGAAAATATTTATATTAAAATAATTCTATAATCAATTTACGTAAAATTGATAGTTTTGGTTTTAATCAACATTTTCCATACCATCTTTATTTTTCTTAATAGCAAATGGTCCACTTACTAATTCACTTTGTCCGTAATCGCTTTTACCGACAACTATATTTTCACCTTCAAATAATTCTGCCCGAATATCAGCGGCAGTTATTGATTCACTAACGGTATCATTATTGGTAAACCCACTTTCTTTTGTACTCATGTTGTTAACACCAATTAAATTTCCGTCTTCGTCAATACTTTGGGTTAGTGTATTTCCACTCTTTTCGGCCTTTTTCATATTTTCCTCAATTGCTTTTTGTTTAGTTTCTTTTACTCTTTGTTCAAAATTTTGTTTTGCGTTTGCCTCATTCTTTTGTTTTTCATGCATTAATTGATTTAATTCTTCTTCCATGTATTCAACACGACCGGTTTTATATGCTTCTGGATCCCAAGGCATCCATAAACCGACTGGTCCGACAAAAACATCATGATTTGGGTCAATTTCTCTCAACAATTTACATCTTATTTCAGCTTCTTCCATTGTTGGATAAACACCTCTTATTTTAATACCTCTTGTACTTGTTTGAAAATTATGTTGTATTCCAAATAATTTATCTAATTCTTCTTCGTTATTATCTAAGAATGTCTTGTAATCATCTTCCATAGATGATTTAGCAAGCTCATCCTTTTCTTCTTTTACAAACTCCTTAAAATCATTTGATATATCATCGAATGATAAATGATATTTATATGAAATGAAATTTAAAAATTGAACAAATTTTTCCATTGATTTGTTAATATCCCACTTCTTTAGGAATTCTTCAAAATAAAATATTTCTTTTTGTTTGATAATTTTTTCAGGCGAGACAAATGAAATACAAGTAAATTTTTGACCTGCGATAGGTTTGTCTTCTTCTAAAAGATCTACGTATTTGCTGTTGACATTGTTTTGATTATCAAGTTTTCGCTCAAAACCACTTTTTGCATTTGTATTTACACCTACAGAATCTTTATTTTTCCCTTTGGAATTTTTACCAGCCATTTAATTAATAATATTTAGCAAACTTTAAGTTTTTATAATACAATATTATATTTTTTTCTTTTTATTTATTATAATATGACTGGTTTAATAAATGTCGGCGAATTGATCAAAAGAATCATTAAATATTTAGTAGAAGGCTTAATGGTAGCTATTGCTGCTTTTGCAATCCCAAAACGTTCTTTAAATATTGAAGAAATTATTTTAATTGCACTAACTGCTGCTGCTACTTTCAGTATTCTTGATACTTACATTCCTAGTATGGGAGTCACAGCCCGTTCAGGTGCCGGATTTGGTATTGGCGCTAATTTGGTAAGATTCCCAGGCGGATTCTAAATTTTTGACAGGTAATTCATTTTTTATAGGATAATAAAAAAAATGAATTAAAAATTAACGCACATATAAAATAACACTAATAATATTATGATTTGTGTTATTGAAGAAAAAGATTTAACAAAATTATCAAAAAATGAACTGTTAACAAAATGTGAAGAACTTGGGTTTTCCAAATGTAAATCAAAAAACAAAGGAGAATTAATTGAATTGATAAATAGTAAGACAAATAAAAATATTATTCAAGAAACGGATGAAAACGTTATAATAAATACAAATTTATCAATTAGTTATGATAGTAATACACATTTGAAGAATTCAAATAACGAAGTAATAGATAATGAGATAATTATCAATAATAATGTTTCGTATTTTAACCTAGATATATTACAATTTACTACCTCCACTAAGTTTGATTTAATATATTTAGATCCTCCGTATCAAACAAATAGAAGTTTTACAATCAATAGTTTAGATGATGACACAGGATTTGAAGATATATGGGAAGACAATAAATACAGTGAATGGATAGACAAATTAGTTGGTCATTTATCTTTAATGCTTACACAAAACGGAACACTTGTATTTCATATATCATCAGAGAATAGTATTATTGCTGAAAATATATTAATAAAGCATTTTAAAACAATTCAAAAAATTTATTGGAAAAGATGTCATGGAAAAAATACTGTTAAAAATAAATTAGGCGAGGTTATAGATATTATATTTGCATGTAGAAATTCAAATAATATTTTTAATCTAATTCATACACCAATTGATGAAAATAGTGTTTGGGCGTTTAAGAATAAAGATGATACAGGTGATTATAGTTTAGGCGCACTTAAACACGACAGAACAAGAAGTGGTTATATGTATTCTATTGAAAAAGATGGTGTTGTGTATGAAAATAAATATGGTTGGAAACAAAAAAAAGAAATAGTAGAAGGTTTAATACAACAAAATAGAATTCATTTTGTACCTAAACAAAAAAACATGTATGTAAAGATTTATAAACATGAACATAAGGGAGTTCCTTTATCTAATTTATGGACTGACATTCATTCAATAACTAGAACTTCAAAAGACCCCAGAGTTTACCCTACTCAAAAACCTCAAAAATTATTGGAGCGAATTATAAAATTATATACTAATGAAAATAGTTATATTTTAGATCCAGTATGTGGTTCAGGAACAACCGGATTTGTAGCCGATAAATTAAATAGAAAATGTGTTCTTTGTGATATAAATAAAGATACTTTGCAAATAATACAAAAACGGTTTGAGGACAAAATTTATAATATTTGTACAGATGAAAATTTACATTCACACGATTAGAGATAGTTATTGGCTATGTTTGTATTTTATTTGTTTATTTGTCTTAATTTACAATATTCTCTAAATTTTTTTACTGCCCTACTTATGTCTCTCCGTAAATTATTCTCTTCACAATAAACCTTATATAAATTGTATAATTCAGAATCGTTTAATTTACTTCTCAATAAAATATCATCATAAACATATTGATTTAACCGAATTTTTAAATCGTTTAAATCGGTTGCTTCAAACAAAACTTTTCTGTAACGAAAACTTAACAATTCTGGGTTTATTTTGTCAATACTTATAAAATGTGATATATCATTAGATTTTTTTAGATTTTCAGTTGAACTAATTAGTTGGTGATTAATTGCTTGATTGGAACCTCCTAATGATAACGGAAATATGTGATCGTCGTGTTCGTCACCTGCATGTTTATTATATTTGTAATTTCCATCAGGCATATAAATTATCCATCTATCTCCAACAGATGAACCGTATTCATATGAACATAACTTACACATATTGTGTAATCCACATTCCATTCCTATTGATAAATTAAAATCATGTAGATCTTTCAAAATTTTACACCGAGAACATTTTTTTAAATCAGTTTCATATTTTAATTTATATAATTCGTATATTTCTTCAGGCGTTTTGTTATTTTTTTCAATTGTTTCTTTATTTATTCGTGCTTTTCTCCGTAGTTGTGAGCATTTCCTACAAAAACCTTGTAGTCCGTCACCATTTTTAATAAAGACATTTTCATCAACTAAATAGGCGTATCTTAATTCAAAATCTCTTATAGGAACATCAATGCAACCTTCGTGTTTTACACCTGTTTTACTACCTCTTTTATGACCAAAAGTACATTGCTTTGTTTTACCAAATTGTTTTTCTATCTCATCATATATTCTAGAATGATCCTTTGTTATATTTTTACCTAGATCCTTACTTACATTTCTTTGTTTTTTTGTATTTGATATAACAATTTCATTTTCATAATGATCGTCGTTTTCAACATTAAATTCAATACTCTTGGTTGACATTTTGAGTTGGTTATTATAATTAAGTAATATTCCACTATAAGTATCTCATTTTTTTTTGTATCAAATGGAAAATAAGTGAAAATTTTGAACTACGTAAAAGATTCAAAATTTTGTGAATATTATATATATATTAAATTTTAAACTATATAAAAAGAGATATATTAAATACTGTATACATACTTTTAATATAATATGTCAAATTTTGAAACCATTGAGAATAAATCATCAAAAAAAATAATAGATTGTTTTACCTTTTATAATGAAATGGATTTGTTAACGTATAGATTGAATATATTAAATGATGTTGTAGATTATTTTGTAATTGTAGAAGCTACACACACTTTTATTGGAAAAGAGAAGATGTTATTTTTTAATGAAAACAAACATTTATTTGAAAAATTTCACGAAAAAATTATACATATTATAGTAGACGATTTTCCATATAAGTATCCTAACATAAATATATATAAATCAGAACAATGGGTAAATGAAAATTTTCAAAGAGATCAAATAAAAAGAGGTCTTGACAAATTAGATTTAAATGATGAAGATATTATAACAATAACTGACTTGGATGAAATACCAGATCCTAATACATTGTTAAAAATTAAAAATAATGAAATAAAAATTGATATAAACACTTTAAGGCTTGATTTTTATTATTATAATTTAAATTCAAAGATTTATAACGAAGTTTGGAATAAAACAAAAATAATATCGTTTAAAAAATACAAAGAATTATCAATATCATGTAATAGTATAAGACATATTGATTGTCAATATATTGATAACGGTGGTTGGCACTTATCTTATTTTGGCGATAGTAAATTTATTAAAAATAAGATAGAGCAGTTTGCACATCAGGAATATAACAATGATCATTATACAAACATAGAAAAAATAGAGACACGTGTAAAAAGTTTTAGTGATTTATATGATAGAAATGGTAATATAGTAAAAACATCTATAAATGATAACAACTATTTACCGCCTGAATATGAGAAGTATTTAACTAAATTTATTGTTGAATAAATAAAATGCATAATAATTATATTATATTATATTTATATAATATAATGCCTGTGAAAAATTCAACCTTTGGGAAAGGTTGAGCCAAATTATCCACCTTTGGGAAAGATCTATCCAAAACTTTCGCAAGGCTTTTGGCTCCACCTTTTCTAAAGGTGGAATTAGATGGTCGGTATAAATTCCCAATTCAATTCAGCACATATTTTTTTCCAAATATTATCTTGTTCAACTCGTTTTTCTTTATCTTTAAGCATTGGGAAATGAGATAAATATTGTTCTTCGCCTAACAATTCGCATAATTTATATGCTGTATAATAATAATTTAAAAAATTAACTCTGTCGTCTGGACAAAATTTAGAATAAGGCGATTGTAGTTCAATAAATAAATTACACAGGGTTTCCTCTAATTCACTACTCATTATAGGGGGTTTTATTCCTAATTTATCTTTAATAAACGGTATATGTTCATAATATTTATTATAACCCAATTTTTTTAGTATTTCCTTTGTTTTTATATTTGAAATTTCACTTAATTCAATTCGCTCTTTTTTAATTTGTAATTTAATATTTTCAATAACATCGTATGGAATCTGAGTTGTTTCTTTACCTTGAAATTGTGCTAATATTTCTTTAAAATGATTAATTCTTTTATAAGCATAAAAACAAACTTCTTTAGGCGGTTCTTTATAAGACGGTTTTTCATTTTCAATTAAATAAGGAATATATCTATAACATGAATTACACATCATGACGCCTTCATCTTCTAATGGTATTAACTCGCCCTTAAAACAAAAATTACAAATATCAGTTGGATAAACATAAGAATTAATATCTAAGAACATGTTATCAATATTTGAAAGATATTTTTGAACAATATTATTGTTATTATTGGTTATTATTTTTGGTTCTTCATCATTTAATTGTTTTATTTTAAAGAAATGGTTTACTATTTTATTTTTACTAGTATTTTTACTACTATTTACATTTGTATTACCATTGGATTCTTCATTAGAAATATTTTTTTTATTTTCAAAATATTCAAAAATATATTTTGAATTATCTAAGAAATATTCTTTTTTTTTATTTTTCATCTCTTTTATTTTTATATTTATTTCTTTTAATTTGTCTGTTAGTTCAAGTTTTAATTCAATAGGTATTTCTTCAACGTTTAGTTGTTGTTTTATTTTACTTCTTTCAATTTGCAATTCAGGTATTCTATTATTTTCATCCTTTGCAAATTCATTAATAAATTCTTTATGCTTATTATCTAATGTTATAGCATTTTTTTTATTAAATTTTATTTTTTTTATAGATTTTGGTTTGAAGGAAGGCATTCAAAGTAAGAGTCTGTTTAAATTAAAAGACAATATTTATTTAATTTAAAATTATATCATATTATATTTATTTTTATTTATAGAAACAAGTTTAAACAAATTTAAATTTTTCTTAAAAATATTTAATGGATTTAACAATAAATCTAGAAGATTATTTAGAAACTAATAAAATAAAGATAACTCCAATAATGTTTCAAAAAATGAAATTAATTTATAATGCATTAGACGAGGGCTGGTGCATAAAGAAAAAGGACACATCTTATATTTTCACCAAAAAACACGAAAACAAAAAAGAAATTATAGAAGATTCTTATTTGTTAAAATTTATGAAGAGCAATTTGGAGTTAAATAAACTCGCAAATTGATGAATCGCCATATATTGTTTAATTATTTTATTGCATAATTAAATAATTAAAATTGAATTAAATTAAAATTTTAAAAATTTTTTTCTTTAGCAATTGTATAAAATGGGAGGAGGACTTATGCAACTAGTCGCCTACGGCGCACAAGACGTTTACCTAACTGGAAACCCTCAAATTACTTTTTGGAAAGTAACTTACCGTAGATACACCAACTTTGCAATTGAATCAATTGAACAAACTTTCAATGGTCAAGCCGATTTCGGTCGTCGTGTCCAATGTATCATCAGTAGAAACGGTGATTTGGCTTACAGAACTTATCTTCAAGTCACTTTACCTGAAATCAACCAACTTATGGGACTTGGTGCCTTTGTCCTTGGACAAGGACAAGGTGTCTATGCCCGTTGGTTAGATTTCCCTGGTGAGCAACTTGTCGCTCAAGTTGAAGTTGAAATTGGTGGTCAAAGAATTGACCGTCAATATGGTGACTGGATGCACATCTGGAACCAACTTACAATGACTGCCGAACAAGAACGTGGTTACTACAAGATGATCGGTAACACCACTCAACTAACTTTCATCACTGATCCTTCTTTCGCCGAAGTTGATGGACCTTGTGATTCTTTAGCCCCACGTCAAGTTTGCGCTCCAAGAAACGCTCTTCCAGAAACTACTCTTTATGTTCCTCTTCAATTTTGGTTCTGTACCAACCCAGGTCTTGCACTTCCTTTAATTGCTCTTCAATACCACGAAGTCAAGATCAACCTTGATATCCGTCCTATTGATGAATGTCTATGGGCTGTTACCACCCTAAGTTGCAACAGTGGCGCTGTTCCTACCAGTAACGCTGGTTACGTCAATAACCAATACACTCCTGGCAGACCAGTCCCAGCCACTATTGCATACAATCAATCTTTAGTTGCTGCTTCCCTTTACGTTGATTACGTTTTCCTTGATACTGATGAACGTAGAAGAATGGCCCAAAATCCTCACGAGTACTTAATTACTCAGCTACAATTCACTGGTGATGAATCAGTTGGTTCATCATCCAACAAGATCAAGCTTAACTTCAACCACCCTGTTAAGGAATTAATTTGGGTTGTTCAACCTGATCAAAACGTAGATTACTGTTCATCCCTTGTATGTGATGCCCTTCTTTTCAAAGTTCTAGGTGCTCAACCTTTCAACTACACTGATGCAATTGATGCTCTACCAAACGCTATCCATGCTTTCGGTGGTCCAGCTGCTCTTGCTCGTGATGAGCGCGCATACATTGATGTTCGTGGACTTTTCAATGATGCCGGTGCTGAAGATGCATACATTCCAGGTGACTTCACCGGATACTGGCACGGTCCAAATGATCCTTACAACGAGGCAAATCTTGGCGGACCAAATGTTCAATATCCTTCATCTGTCACTAACGATCCAGCTCTTCTTGCTAGTCTTGGAAGTTATCTTGATCAAAGTACTGGTCACAAGTCAGAATCAACTGTCTCTGATGCAGGAACATTCGTTCTTACTGAAACCTCCCTATTCATGCACTGTTGGGGTCTTAACCCAGTCGTAACTGCTAAGTTACAACTTAACGGTCAAGATAGATTCTCAGAGCGTGAAGGTTCATACTTCTCATGGGTTCAACCATACCAATCCCACACCAGAAGTCCTGATGAGGGTATTAACGTATACTCATTTGCCTTGAGACCTGAAGAGCACCAACCATCAGGCACTTGCAACTTCTCAAGAATTGATAACGCTACCCTTCAACTAGTTCTTTCCAACGCAACCGTTGAAGGAACCAAGACCGCCAAGGTAAGAGTTTATGCTACCAACTACAACGTGCTAAGAATTATGTCGGGCATGGGTGGGCTCGCATATTCCAATTGAGCGAACTTGTTACGATTTATCGTGTCAAGTTTTTTATATTATATTTGTAAACTTTATAAAAATATTTAATAATTAATTATTGCATTTTAATTATTAAAATGCAATATAGAGATACTATATAAATTACATATATAAAATGAGCGTAGATATTGTAAATCTCATTGAAAGTAATCCAATTACTAAACTATCAGGCAATTATCAGTCAAAATTGATTGCAAAAGTTCAAAATACCTTCAATAATTATGAACAACAACTATTTTTGTCCAGTTTTTATTGTTATTTGAAGTATGATACAAAAAATGATTTTATAATTGATTTAGATAATGTATGGAAATGGTTAGGTTTTCAACAAAAATATCATGCAAAATATTTACTTGAAAAACAATTCAATATAAATAATGATTATAAAATTTTTGCTCCCGAAGCTTCGGGAGCAAAAAAAGTAACAAGAGGAGGTCATAATAAAGAAATAATAATGTTAAATATTGACACCTTTAAAAAATTTTGTTTAAAAGCAGGAACAAAAAAAGCAGATGAAATACATGATTACTTTATTAAATTAGAGAATATTATGTTTGAAATAACAAAAGAAGAAAGTGAAGAATTAAAAAAACAATTATCACAAATTGAAGATTCAAAAAACAAAGAAATGGAAGAAAAATTAATAAAACAAAGACACACAATTTTACTAAATGAATATAGAGATTCAGGTTCTCTTGTTTATATAATTAAAGTAAAAACATTTCCAAATGGCGAGTATGTTGTTAAAATTGGTCATACTACTAAAGGTCTACAAGATAGATACAATCAACATAAAAAAGATTATGAAGAATGTTTAATATTAAATTGTTTTATCGTAGATAAAAGTTATGATTTTGAACAATTTTTACATCATCACGATAAGATTAGATTAAACAAAGTAACTGATTTAATTGGACATGAAACGGAAAAGGAATTATTTTTAATTGGAAAAAAAATAACATATCAAATGGTTATTCATATTATTGAAAGTAATATTAAAAATTATAATTTTACTATTAGTGAATTATTACACCTTTTCTCATTTAAAACGCCCATTTTATAGAGCAAAAAAATAAGAAAGTGTAAAATCAATAGGCGTGCTTACCCATTTGGGATTGTTTCTTTAACGCCGATTGTCTTACTTAACCCTGCTTTTTTATTACCACAGGTGAAAGACGATGCTTGAATTTGAAACTCTACTGGTCTTGTTTGTGTATTTATCCAACATTCAGTTAGTTTCATTATAGAAATAGCAGAATTCTTATCCCTTGTTCTAAATACGATATTTTTGTTTTCGCAACTCACGCAATTAGAACATGTGAATAATCTGTATATTTCCACTCCTTTTGTATCTTTGTAATGCTGTAATGGATTACGGCATTCGCAACATTTTTGAGATGTATAAAATTCATTAATAGTTATTGTATCATACTTTTTATGAATTAATTTCCTTAATCCTTTATTCATCGTAGGCATGGTATATTTCATTTGTGATGACCTACTCCAATTACCATAACCAATTAGGATATTTTCTCCAAATGTTTCTTGTATTTTATTCAAAAATGTATCTATTGATTTCTTACCATAACTATATTGTCTAAATTTCATTTTTCTCCATACTTCTCTCCTATAAAAATCAGTTGTTTCTTTATTCAATTTATCTTTTTCTACTAAATATGTTTTGAATTTATTATAATCTACTGATTTGCTATTATGAGAAGACAATATTGTTTCTTTTTCTATGATTTTATGTTTACTTCTTTCTTGTAATAGTATTCGCTGGTTGCGTTTTCCATAACTTTCTATCTTTCTTTGTGATGCTGTATATTGTAATTTGTTTCCTTGTTTATCCATCATATAAACGAGTGAATGCTTACCAGGGTCGCAACCTACAATATTTCGTTCTTTCAACGTATCTAATTGTTCTATGGATAAATCTTCAATGTTATAAAAATCTTGTTCTTGTAAAACAGGAACTCTTGACCCCCATTTTTTATCTTTCAAATCTTTTCTGATAAATAACAAACAACAACTAATACCATCGGTTTGTATTTGATTATGAAATTGATAATGTTTGTTCTTGAATATTTTGTTTTTCATATCTAAAAAATTACTCCATACTTCATTTTGATTGGTTTTTACATTACTTAATAATTCGCCCTTCTTCACTTTTTTTCCGTCTTTGTCTTTTTCAGGACAAAATAAATTTATCAAACTTGCTGTATCTATGATAATATGTTTTGGTATGATATTGTTTCTTAATGGTAATGGTTGAAATAATTTGCTTTCTTGTTTTTCTAATACAGAATTCATATATAACATTCCTTTCAAATATTCAAATGGTCTTACCTGAATATCATAATATATGTTTTTCTTAATTTCACTTGGTAGTATATTTGGTAAATGAAGAAGTTTCCATGTTGAAAATATTTCGTCGGTTTCATTTAATTCTAACAATTGTTTTTTGAATTGAAATAAAGTTGATTTATCTTGTGTGATTTCATTGGTGGTTTTATTTACAAATCGTAAAAAGTGTTGAATAAAATGTTCTTGAAAATTGTTGTGTAAAGAAGTATGTATTTGCGTTGCTAAATAAGGTAATAAAAAAGTTGTATTTTTCAAATTGGTTTTTTCATAGTTCAGTAATGGTTGATATTCGGTTTTGTAGAATTGTTCTAATGTTTCTAAAAGTTCGGTGTCTTTTCCTTTCTTGCCTCTATTATCACGTGTTCCTAATGATTTGATACAATACAAAATAAATGTTTCATCTATGGTAGGTAATGGTTTATTTTTAGAGTATTGATATAATACATACAACCGAATAAATTGATATGTATGAATAACTAAATCATTCATTTCAAATACTAAATTGTTAATTACTGGTTGTATCGTATCACGATTTAACAAAATCGTTTTCAAAGGTATTTTGAAAGTTTTGTATGCCGATTTTTCATTATTCCTAAATTCTTTGAATGTGTCTTTTGGTTTTTTCTTTTTCACCATTCTATATATTAACTAAATATTTTATTTTTATATAGATTTAACGAATAATCTATATAAATGCCTAAATGTTTTCATTTTCCGATGTTTCAGTTAATTTCTTTATTTTTTCCTTTTTATTCAAATATGCTCGTTTTGCGTATTCTTTTTTCTTTTCAGGAGATAGATTAGCATAATAGTTTGTTTTTTCTTTGTATTCTTTATTTTTTTGTAATACGTCTTCTTTATGATTTTCATAAAAAGTTTTACTCCGTTTAGGTGCTGTATAATTCTTTAATTTTTCTTTCAACAAAGCGTTTTCATATTCTAATTCTTTAATTTTGTTATATAAATTTGTTTCTTCCATAATTAATATAATAAAATATTTTTATATTACTTATCAATACTTTTTCTAAACAATAAAAAATTGATTTAATTTTATAAGTAATTCACAATCAGTAAAATACAACATAACTATTATTCAAAATGTATAAATTAAAACACTGGGTTAAAATTGATTGGATGTGTTTATCGGCAAATCCAAATGCTATTCATTTATTAGAACAAAATCCAGAAAAAATTAATTGGGAGTTATTATCAAGTAATCCAAATGCTATTCATTTATTAGAACAAAATCCTGATAAAATTGATTGGGATTTCTTATCATTAAATCCAAATGCTATTCATTTATTAGAAAAAAATCCTGATAAAATTAATTGGTATAATTTATCATTAAATCCAAATGCTATTCATTTATTAGAAAAAAATCCTGATAAGATTAAATGGAATTTCTTATCATTAAATCCAAATGCTATTCATTTATTAGAAGCAAATCCAAACAAAATTGATTGGGATTTCTTATCAGAAAATCCAAATGCTATTCCTTTGTTAGAAGCAAATCCAAACAAAATTGATTGGGATTTATTATCAAGAAATCCAAATGCTATTTCTATATTAGAAAACAATCCTGGTAAAATTCATTGGGAATGGTTATCATATAACCCAAATGCTATTCCTTTATTAGAAAAAAATCCAGATAAGATAAATTGGGATAAATTATCAGCAAATCCATCTATCTTTGAAATAGATTACGAAGCGTTAAAAAAACGATGTCTTATTTATAGCGAAGAACTCATACAAAAAGCATTTCATCCTTCAAGAATTCAAAAATATTTAGATATGGGAATAAGCATTGATGAATTGGATAATTGTATATAATTTATTATATTTATTATAAAAAATATCATTTATACATAGTTATTTTTTTATTTTGATAATTTATAATGCCTACTCAAAAAAGTAGTGATTATAAAGAAACTGCTGTTAATTATTATTTAGTTGAAGATAAAACACAAGAAGAAGTTTGTAAAATATTTAATTGTTCTCGTAGAAGTTTAATGAGATGGGTTGAAAAATACAAAAATGATGGAAAAATTAGTGGATATGAAAGAACACCGAAAGCATATAAAGTTCATAAAGAACATGTTGATTTTTTATTGGAAGAAATAAAGAAAAACAAAACCATTACAATTGAAGATTTATTGTATTTATTAGAAAATAAATTTCCTGATTTACATTTGAATAAATCACATATTCATAGAATTATCAATGATAATAATATTACTTTGAAACTAACAAGAATACGACACGAACCAGTAAAGCGATTTGGTAAGGATATTGATATAAATAATAATTTGAAAGATTTTTATGATGAACTGAAAAAATACAAAATAGAAGATATTATTTGTATAGACGAGACAAGTATAAAATCATTACAAAAACGTAATCATTGTTATAGTCAAAGAGGAAAACGATGTGTAATAAAAACACAATCACAAGAAGTATTCAAGAAATATACAGGTATATTTGCTATTTCGGTAAATGGTGTAGTTGGTTGGGATTTATATGAAAAAAGTGGTATAAATGCTGATAGAATGGTTGAATTTATTGAAAAAAACATAGTTGGAAAATATAAAAATAAGTTGATTATTTTAGACAACGCAAGTAGTCATAGAAATCAAAAAGTAAAAGAAGTTATAAATAAAGATAATTTTTTATTGTATGCTGTTCCATATCAACATTTTACTAATTCTATTGAAAACTATTTTAGCATGTTGAAATCACGATTACAAAAATTAGATGGTTTAACCCACACAGAACTGAAACAAAATATTACCAATACAATAAGAAATATTCCAAAAGAAAAATATAGAAATATAATTAAAGGTGCTTATGAAAGACCAGAAAAATATGTGTCAAATAAAAATAAGACACGTAAAATCAAGAAGAATTATTTATGAAAATCTCATTTAAAATGGGCGTTTTAAATGAGAAAAGGTGTAAAAGAAAACGAATTATTAAAAAAATTGCAAATACAATCAACGAACATTCAAAATAATAATTGTAATACAAATGATAATGTAGAAATTCATGAATTGTTATTAGAGCTAACCAAAACAGTCAAACAATTATCCAGTAAAATTGATAATCTAGAAAAAATTAATATAGAATTAGCAGAAAAAATAAATTCAACGCAAACAAAAGTATCCACAGGGTTCAATGAACCATTAGTTACACTTGGGCCAAGATTACAAAAAATTCACCCTGAAACTTTAGAAATTGTTAAAGTATATGAAAGTGTTAGTGAAGTAATGAAAGAAAATTCACAAATAAAAAGACCAAGTATCAATAAAGCAATTTCTGAAAATACTATTTATTGCGGATTTAGATGGCTTTTTGTAGAGAGAAATCTAGACCCTAATATTATAACACATATTGAACCTACAAAACAAACAAAAATACAAAATTTAGGATACATTGCCAAATTGAATGCAGAAAAAAATGAAATTCTAAACGTTTATTTAGATAGAAAAACTGCAGCGAACTTGAATGGGTATTCATCTTCATACGCTTTAGACGTACCAGTCAAAAAATATATAATAACAAATGGACATTTTTATAAATTATATGAATATTGTAATGAAGAATTAATAAACAATTATGAGACTAAACATGGGAGTCCTATTTTATACAAAAATGGCATTGGACAATATGATTTAGACGGTCATCTTGTAAAGGAATTCACGTGCAAATATGATTGTATTAAAATTCTTTCCATAAGTGATAAAACATTAACAAAGGCATTAGAAAAAAATATACCGTACAATGGTAATTTTTTCAAAGAACTTGGAACTAAATTATCTAGTATAAATTAACATTTTTATAACTTACTTTCATCCCCTCAACCCAAACTTATCATTCGTATTATCCCTATAAAACGATTCTATGTGATAAACCGATATTCTATTATGCTCCAAATTTTCCAATGAAGCAGCACCAACATCCAATTGTTTTTTTATTAGGCGAATAGTTTCTTGTATATTTTCATTGTTTATTTCTATTTTAGACGCTTCAATATAATTGTTCAATCTTTGCTTCAATTTTGACATTTTGATTCAATTTATTTTATTTTCACTTTAGAAGTTTTAATGAAAATAAAAATACTTTCAATTTTAATTTAAATTGCAAAATACATATAAAGATAATGAAATGATTGTATATATATATTGAAAATATAAATGAAAATCTTGTACAGAATAAGTGACGGTGGAAATTCAAAATATAAATTGAATTTCGTTTATGATAAAAAAAGAATGTTTTTACATTTTTTAAAAATTTTTAAAAATCATGAGATTTATGTATTTGCTGATAATGTTAGTGAAGACACCTATCATTTTTTAAGTCAAAATTATAATCAGGACAAAATATTTAGAATATCTTTAGGAAATGCTCCTTCTTTTATGTATACTTTAAATTTTGCAATTAATAATTTCAATGATAATGATAAAATATATTTTGCTGAAGACGACTATGTTTATATAAAAGGTGCCGCTGAAATTATAGAGGAAGGTTTAACTCTTGCAGATTATTCGTCTGGATATGATCATCCAGATAAATACATCAATTTTAATGAAGGTGGTCCTAATCCATTTATTGAAAAAGGCGGCGAGAGTAGTAGAGTGATGATGAGTAGAAGTAGACATTGGAAATTAACAAACAGTTGTTGTATGACTTTTGCATCAACTGTGCAAAGATGTAAAGAAGATTATGATATATTTCAAAAGTACTGTTGCGATAAAGACCCTGGTGATTTTAGTATATTTTGCGATTTATATAAAATTAATAATAGAACGTTAGTTTCTTGTATGCCTGGAGTTTCAACTCATGGCGAAATACAATGGTTAACCAAGTTTGTTGATTGGGAAAAAGAATTTGAATCTTCTTTTACATAAAAAAAATAATAATATCATATGACGTCATTTGTCACATGATATTATTATTATTATTATTATCAGTTTTATATTTTTGTAATTGTGCAATTTCTCTCATCATTCTGCATCTGAATACCGATTATCTTTCCAAATGACTTTATTGCTGTTAAACAATAAATTCATATTAATAATTTCTGGTTTCTCGGCGTTAGCAGTAAATATTTTCATAATTTGTTCATCGTCTCTAAAACGAAGTGAATATGTTTGCTGAATATTATTTCGCCCAATGCGTCCCATAGCTTGAATAATTTTTTCTTGCGTTAATTGCATACCTTTACTAATATACCCATGACAAAATTGGTAATTAGTTCCATAAATATAGTCACTTGATGCGATGATTAGATACAATCTTTGTTCATCCGCCATTTTCTTCATAATTTCAGTATATTTAATATTTTCATGATTAATGAAAACGCCTATTCCCATCATCAATAAGATTTTCCATGTGTCTTCAATTCCATTAAGCAACATAATATCATTGACCAAAGATTCTTCAATATTACTTGTAAATGCTTTAGATGCAACATCAACATCAACACCAACATTCTCTGCCCATTTTTTGATGTGATGAAGCTTATTCGGTACAAATGTTTCATTCAAACTAACATTCTTTATCATTTGTCTGTATGTCTCAATTTCTCTTATTAGTCGTGCTACTTGACCTTTACTATTATCCACATTATCTGCTTCTCTATTAAATTTTCTTACATTTTTCAAAGATTTGCCTTTGTTTCCACTACCAGCGTCCGCACTAGCAGTTAATTTGGCTTCTTCTGCCTCTTTCAAATAATCAACATCTTTTTCAAGTTCATCAATTTTTTTATTCAAAACATTGTTATATTCAATTTTCTTCATCAAATCATCCATGACCAAGCTGGGAATATTTGCTTGTTGAATACAAAATTTGGCGATTTTTTCAATATCATCACAAATAAATATGGTTGGACCATCTGTCAAAGTATAAGCATCTTTTGTTGTTACATAAATAGCAGATGTTCCTGTATTTGAAGTAACAGAATAAGATACAGATGCACCATTATTTCTCCCTGTAAAGACAGAAGTATCAGTGAAACTTCTCTTTAATGGTTGACCAGATAAATTTAATGTCGTGTTGCTTGAACTCACTGAACCTGGACCAACACTATTCTGTTTCGCCGGCAATTTATTTCCTTTTAAATCAACACTATTATTTTCTATTAATTGGGGAACTCTCCTATTTTTGAATTCTCTATAAATGCTCTCCCAAATAGTAGGAGTTATATTGTTTAACAATTTGATGTAATACATTTTTATATTTTTCATATTAATATCATCCAATGATTCAAAATAATTTTCCACTCGGAATCTTTCAGAAATGACTTTAATATTCATCTCATTGACATATGTAACAAATTTTACGACTTCATTCAAATCAAGATATCTCAGCAAGGTGAGATAATTTTCACAATGGCGAGAAATTTCCAATATTTTTTTATAATCGCCGCTTAAAAAGTGCGGCATCTCAACAAAGCCGTCTTTATTAATTATTGGAATTGACTTTTTACAATCATGACTTATAATACTATGAACTTCGCTATTTGAAAATTTACATTTGAAATCACGAATGGTTTCAGTTAATTCATTTTCTTTTGGTAAAGTCGCAGAAGACAAGACGACAGTAGGTATTTTGTTCTCACTCCAATTATTTTTAATAATAGAATGAAAACTGTGCTCATCATAATCTAATGTAATTGTCGGCTCATCCCAATATACCATTAATTTTTCATCATCATTAAATGCACGCATATAATACATTGCTGGGATAAATGATTTAATATCACTAATAATAATCTCAACATTAATACCGTTGGAATTATCCACTTTTTTAATTCCACCTGTTCTTTTATTAACACTATAATCTTTTGCTGCAAAATAATGTAAACGGATATCATCCGCGCTTGCACAACCAAACGCAAAGGCGATTTTTTTATTTACTGAAATCGCCGCTCGTGCCAATGCTAAACCTACGTGCCTAGCAGCACAAACAAATATAATTCTATATTTTTCTGATAAGCCAATTGGTGTCAATGTTTTGCCTGTACCAGTAGGCGCCATATACAAAATCAATTTGGGTTGCGGATTTTTGCAAATTGTAAATATTTCTTTTTGATGTTCGTACAATGTCATATCAGTATATTTCAACAAACTCGTATTTTTCTCTATTAAATCAACTGCGTTTTCTATTACATTCATAATGTTCAAATCATTTTCAAACGTTTTTACGATAAACTCACAAAGTATAACAATATGTCTATTTATTTTTGTTACATTGTTTTTCAAAAGCTTATAAAGTGTAAAATAACTTAATACAAAACACTTATCATCTTTATTTTTTTTAGCTATTAGTATTTTGTTTACATGTTCTAGTAGAACATATTCATACATATTATTATTTTTTAACCCTTCTGTATTATTTTTTTCCAATCGGATTCTATCTGCTGATTTAATTTGAATATCACTGCTTACATTAATTTTTAAATTGTTGATATCGTTTTTTTTGTCACTACTATTATTTTTGATTTGGTTGTATAATTCAATACCCTTTTCAACGTCTTCTCTCAAATATTTGTTATAAATATAATCTTCCATTTTTGTGTTATATTCTATTTTTAAAAATGTAAAGAGGGATTCGTTATAGTTGATTTTAATATTGACGTCATAGAAACCTGATATGATCAAATTTAAAACGTCAATTTCTGCTTTTGAAAATGGGATTTCAATGGAATCCCATTCTGATTTAATTAATTTTCTTTGATTTAAATCCATTGTAAAATTGTATTAATAAATATGTTATAAATGAATTTGTCTTTATGTTAATTAATTATATCAATTTTATTTCCACTTTTACAAAAAGTGAAGCAAAAATTATAAAACCTATTATTGCCATATAGTAGATTTGAAAATATAATCGCCATAACATTTATATCCACCTAAAAACCCAATGTTTTTAAAATAATCCTTTATTGTAAAAAAAATACGCTCCTTTTTTTTTTGAAATATCCGATTATGTATTTGATCATCTACTGGAAGGTCTATGTATCTGATTGAATCATATAATTCTTTTGCAAATTCTGTAGAAATGCTATATGCAACAAATCCCCACTGAAAATAATATTTCAAAAGATAATCGTTATAAGTTTCATTATTAGGATTTACTTGTTCTGGATGTTTATATAAAAATATTGAATCATAATCTTTCTGTTCTATTGATTCGTATACTTTTTCTAAAGTATTTACACAACAATCATCTGAAATATCCACATCATCTTCTATTATTATATGGATATCATCCGAGTCTTTTCCAGTAATTATTTCCCAAGCTTTCCTATGTGTCAAAAAACAGGCTATTTGCGATTGCGAGATATTAGAGTTTCCAAGTTCTATCTTCATTTCTTTTAAAATATGCAACACATCACATTCTTTCCAGTATATTGCGTCCACGATTTCAACAAAAAATCCTTTTTCTAATAATTTATTAGTTAATTGTTCAACATGAACTCTTCTTTCACAATTCTTAATAGATAAAATATAAATTATAAATTTCATGATTTATACTTTAACTTTTTATATTTCAAACGTTGTTTTATTTCTAAATCTTTTTTTCAATTTAAAATAAAAATTGAAACAAATTGGAATGACAATAATTAGACCAATAAAATAAACTTGACTAACTAACAAAATGTCACAAATTATCACTATTGAAGGAAATATCGGTTCAGGAAAATCAACTCTTTTGGAACATTTAAAGAAAAAATACAATTCAACCGACATTATATTTTTAAGAGAACCCGTTGATGAATGGGAAAATATCAAAGATGAAAATGGAACTACGATATTGCAAAAATTCTATGCGGATCAAAAAGCTTATTCATTTTCATTTCAAATGATGGCGTATATTTCAAGATTGGCGTTGTTAAAAGAAGCTGTTGAGAAGAATCCTAATGCGATTATTATAACAGAGCGTAGTTTAGTGACAGATAAAATGATTTTTGCAAAGATGTTATATGATTCAGGGCATATTCAAGACATTGAATACCAAATTTATTCAAAATGGTTTGAATGTTTTGCGAATGATTATCCAATTAATAAAGTCGTATACGTAAATTCGTCACCTGAAATATGCTTTTCAAGAATTCATGAAAGGTCGCGATTAGGTGAATCAGTGATACCATTGACTTACTTAACTAGATGTGACAATTATCATAAAAATATGATTGCATCTTTTTCAGAAAATGAAAAAATAAATGTTTTGGAATTAAATGGAGACACGAATATTAAAATAAAAGAAAACGAACACTATTTAAGTGAATGGTTAAAAAAAATACACGATTTTATTTATGAATAAGTGGAAACCGGCAAAAAATAAAAATAAAAATAAAAATAAAAATTGAAACAATAATGGTTATTTTTTTTATTTTCAAATTATAATCGTATAACTTGAAAATGAAAGTAATGAATTTTGTCAACCTTATTAATCAAGCATTCCGTTTTGTAATTCAAACAAGCAATGAATTCAACATTGATGAATCACATGCACTCAAACACAGCCTAGAGGTGTTTAATTTTGCAAATACTATTTATGAAAGTGAAGCTATAAAATTTCCTCTTTTAGAAAATCAAAGAGAAATTATTAGTTTAGCATCTATTGTCCACGATATGTGTGATAAAAAATACATGAATGAAGACGATGGAATTGAAAATATGAATAAATACATGAAAAGTTTTATATCCCCCGAAGAACTAGAAGTTGTATCTCATATTATCAAAACAATGTCTTATTCAAAAGTGAAAAAAAATGGCTATCCTGATTTTGGCGAATATCAACTGGCGTATCATATTGTAAGAGAAGCCGACCTTTTAGCAGCCTATGATTTAGACAGATGTATAATTTATAGAATGATGCAAAGCAAATTTAACTACACAGATGCTTTGGTTGAATCAAAAAATCTATTTGAAACTAGAATATTGAATTATCGGAAAGATAAATTATTTATAACCAGTTATTCTAAAAACAAATCGCTTTTACTACATAGAAAGGCAGTGAAAGATGTTGAAAATTTGGATTCTTTGTTGAATATAATAAATAAGTAGAGTCAATATATAATTAGTAAATTAGTAAATACATTTATTTTCTGGATTAGTCTTCATGTAAATATAACCAACCTGTTATTATATATTTATCGTGCGATAAAGGCATTTTACCTCTATGTGGAAATGTCCATGAAGCCGGAAATAATAAAAGTTTTCCGGTTTCCGGTTTAATTGTATGTGTCCCCCAAAATTCCGTTTCACCACCTTCTTCAACAGTATTTAAATACCATAAATAAGTGATAACGCGATATTTTTTATTATGCCAATCACTATGAAAATCATTGTGATAAATGTATCGTCCTTTCTGTTTAGTATATCTCTGAACCATAAAAGATTCATTTGACAATAAAGTACCAAAAGTCGTATAATTAGAATCCGTATTTTCTTTTTCATGATTCATATTTACAAAATTATCTAACCTTTTTACGTATTCTTTTGTATTTTTAGCTAATTCCTTTTCTAGAAATTTATGAATTTTATTCCATTTATCAAATCCTGTTTTATTGGGTGTATTAGGTATCACCAAATCATAAGTATCTTTAATATTTTTATTTAATCCTCCAAAAGTTACACCTTCATATTTTTTATTATCCGAATCAAAGATATTTATTATTGTTTTACACAACTCTTTAGAAATTGATGTTGAATTTATATAAAAATATTTATCTTCCATAATAATTATTTTAATTTAAAAAATTATTTTTAAATTAAAATAATTATCTTTTTTTATTAATTATAATTATAATAAAAAGACAATTTAATGAGCGGGTTTTCATACAAAGGGATTGATATTTATGATATAACAAATGGTTCTGCAACTAAGGGAAACAGAGTTGATGGTTACTCTTTCAATGGATTTACTGCTACTTATAATTCGGAGATACCATTAGATTATGGATTTTCAGATACAAAAGGTACCTCAACCCGAAATTCTACTACTGCAAGAACCCGTGAGTTGACAACTTCAAAAAATCCTGAGGGGACGTTGTTGATAACTTCAGGCTCATTGACTACACCTAGTGGATGCAAACACATTAGTTTTGTTGGTAGAGCTGGCGGAGGTGGTGGAGGGGGTGTTTCTGGTAGTGCTAAACTAAATGTACGAGCTGTAGGTGAGACTACAGCTACTTCTGGTAACGGGGGTATAGGAGGTAGTGGAAACTATGTATATGGCTATTGTTTACCTGTAAATAAGAGTATTATTAATTACACTATCGGAGCGGGTGGTGGTGCTGGTGCTGGAACACCAAGTAGTTCAAATAGGACTACCTCTGGTAATGGTAGGGTTGCTAGCACTCTAACTGCTGGGTCAGGTAAGGTTGGTAATGAAACCATTATCAATTTTTCAAATACTGATTACAAAACAGGATCAGGAGGAAATGGAGGAGCGGGAGGAAATGGAGCCAAAGCAACTTTTAACATTCCTAGTGGTTTTAGAAGTAGCCCAGGCAATCAAGGGGCTCCGGGAAATACACCTCTAGTAGCGCATAATCCATCAACGAAAGATTTTAACTACAATCCTTTAATTGATTACGGTGGTGGTGGTGGTAGTGCTAGTAACGGTGGCGACGGTGCTTTGTTAATAATTTTTTTATACGAGTAAATTATCAAATCAATCAATATTTATATGAATATTTACAAATCCTACTAATAAATACCGAGTGCCTTTTGTAATAGGCAGACCTGAATGGTTAATTTTACTACTATGTATAATTAAATCACCTTGTTCACCCTTCATAATTAACCCATCGTCAAAATACGTTCCACCTCCCTCAAAATCAGAACAATTACTCAATAATATATTAAACGATAAAAATGAACCATCTTTATGTATTTCTAAAAAATTTTGGTCGTCGTGTTTATATTTAACAATAAATAAGTCACTATAATCTAATTTAATATCATCATTTAATCCATATGACAGTCTAATCTTTTCTGTAATTATTTTCAATGATTCAAACACAAAACTCGCAATTGTTGTGACGTTTTCTACAGGTAAATCTGTAGTAGGATAATTAGAATGACGCTTCTTCGTCCAACCGCCGTTTTTTTCTGCGTATTTTTCACATTCATTTATTATCCACGTACAAACATTTGAACAATAAATTTTGGGATATATAAATCGCTGTAAAAAACGGTTATATTTAATCGTCTTAGTATTATCCATTAATTCATTTGCATCTTCCAAAATGTCACCATACTTTATTTTTAATTGCGATTCCAATTTTTTTTGTTCAATAGTTTCATCTAAAAAAACTTTATAATTATGAATTTCAGATTTTGACGATGAATCTCTTTCTTTATGGTTAATTATTTTATTACAAATTATAAAACCGCACTCTGATGGGTTATATAAAATATTTTCAAATAATTTATAATTCATTACATCTTTATCAAGACCTATAGTTAATATATTATTAGTTTCTTGTAATTCTTCAAATTCTAACTGAATCAATGGGTCGTTACTTTTATGAGCGTCATCTATTATATATATAACTTCTTCAGACTTATTATCATTATAATAACCAACATTTGTAGGTTTTTTATCCCACAAATTAATTGCTATTATATATCTATCTTCATTTTTCCCGACATCATTGTCAATTTCATCTTCCAAAAATGCTGAGCCGTGAAAATATTTACCATCAAAAGTAATTTGTTTTCCTTTTTTTGGAAATGAAAAAAAAAGACTCAGATTTTTTTCAAATTCTTTATACATATATCTATCCATGTCAATATTTGTAATCACTGTTGGAATTTTAGAATCATTTAAATACGTAACAGATGAAAGAAATGGATAATTATATTCCAATAATTCTTTTTTAAGAGCTTCATCGCAATCAACGTGCAGTGCAGATGTTTGATATTTATCTTTTACCCAAAATTCAACAAAATATGTCTTGTTATTTATATCGTAATCTTCGCTTATACTATTTTCACAATTTTGCAGCCTTTTAAAATGAAAGGTTGCAATGTCATGCACATATTTTTCTAGCACACTATATTTTGATTTATTCATATCTAATAAACACGTTTCATTATGCAAATTATTATTAATTTCTTTTATCAATTCATCCATATAAGGTTGTTCACTCAATTTCCAAATATTTATATTTTCCATTGCAAAATATAATGATAATATATGTGTATGTATTTGTGATTATATTTTTAAATAATTATTATTATATTTAAAATTGAAATATTTTTCTATAAAATAAAAATAAATAACAATCAAAAATACTTGAAAATCAAATATGTCAATGTTAATGAGAACTGGTTTTACAAATTTAACTGCAGTTTTACATAAAAATAAAAAAATATTTCCAAAAAAATATTATCTATTAAAATTTGATGGTTGCAGCAAAGGTAACCCTGGTATGGCTGCCGCCGGCGCAGTTTTGTATAAAAATGAAATTGAAATATGGTCAGGATCAAAATTTCTAGGATACAATGAAACCAATAATTATGCGGAATATATGGGGTTAATTATTGGACTAAGTAAAGCTATTGAATTTAACATTGACGAGTTAGAAGTTGAAGGAGATTCAATGTTAATAATTAAACAAATGAATGGTAAAAATAAAGTAAGGTCAAGTAACATAAGTGAGCTGCATAAGCTAGCAATGGAATTGAAATTAAAATTTACGCATATCATATTCAATCATGTTTATAGAGAAGATAATAAAAGAGCAGATGAATTATGTAATAAAGAAATAGAAAAAATAATGGCTATGGATGAAAATATGTAGTGTAATAGTAGCAGAAATCAATCAATAAAAATATCAATACTCTAATAAATGGACATTCAATTTTTTTTGCGGTTTGTACTTCAAAATATCTAGTTCTTTTTTTGAAGTTGGAAATTCTTTCTCTCCATAGATATCTTGTAACATTAGCCATTCAAACAAACCTCCAGTGTAAACATATACATTATAAAAACCCAAAGATTGCAGCTGGTTGTATTTTTTATATATTTTATCATCATTACAATTTTTACCATAAATCACGAGTTTGATGTCTTTTTTTCCATTTTGAATTAAATGATTAATAATCGCAGTCTCTTTTTCAGGGCTAACTGTATTGGGTAATAAACAATCTTGTGAAGTTTCTTCTAATGTATTTATTAATATATAATTATCTTTATTATGCAAAGAATATTGAATATCCTCAAAATTGATTTTATTCATTGAACTTGTATTTCCCATAAATTTGAACAGTTTAAAATAATTTGGTTAATTAATCAAAACAAATATGTTTATATTTGTATAATTTAAATATTATAATAAATTAATTTTATTTCAACCATTTTGAATACGCAATCAGAAGAAGCAACCCTATTGGTAAAAACAACGGTTCGTAATAATTTAGATATACCCAAGTCATTACAAATACAATAGGAAATATATGCATTCTAGGTATCAATTTATAACAATCCGAAGTTCTGTAATAAATCCAAAAACCACTACAAATAACCGCAATAATTACTTTGCTATTATAACTCAAATATTTATCTAATAGCATTGATATATATTATATTTATATTATATATAAAATAAATATAATAACATGTTTACAAAATTATATTTAGACACAACAAACCCTAAACTTAAGCTTCATGAAATGTTTCAATCAGCTATATTAATACCAATAGTTGTTTCAGTCGTATTTCATACCTTTATTTACACATTGCTCTGTAATATGGCAAATTATATATTTTTTAAAAAGTTTTTGTCAAATGATACGAATAAACGATTACTGACGTGCTTGATACCAATTATGTTTTTAGGGTTTTTTGCAAGATTTTATCACGTTAAAGAAATTTATAAAGCATACAATGGAGATATGATAAAAACACGAAATCATCTAGATAAATTGTATATATCCTGGATTTTTATCTCATAAATCATAATATAGTATGATAATAATAGTGATAATAATACTAATGAAATTGCACAACAATTTCAACCTCTTCCTTTTTAATACTTTTCGTAGCTGAAATAGAAAGTTCTTCCCTCTTCTTTCTTGTTTTTGTATTATCTATCTTTAATTCTTTTCGTTTAGATGTACTATTGCGTGAATTCATGTCTTTTTCAATAGTGTCATAATTTTCTTCAATATAATTAATGACTTTGTTTTCAATAGCCCATTTAAAAAAGTTGAGTTGACCAATGGTTGTTTCAATATATTTATCTCCTTTGTATGGAATAGTTATTCTTTCCCATCTACAAAAAGGATCAAAACGACGTTTTCTATATGCTTTTAATTTCAATTTATAATCAAAATAAACCTTGAAACGTTTAACATTATCATTGTTGTCGTCAATAGTATACAAAGTATAATATTTCTTAGCATAATTTGTTGCAAACCAGTCAACAATTCTCAGTGAAATTTTTGAATCTCCTGTAATAATTTTCAACATTTTATCCAAATATTCTTCATTTTTGTAAAAATCCATTAAATTATTCAATAGTAAATCATTTTGTGTTGTATACGTTGTTAAAGCATTTGAATTCATGATATTATTGTATTTATTAAATCTAATTCAAACATATTTAAGTCTTTTACAATAAAAATATTATTTTGTATTCTTTTTCTCTAATTTATACGTTTTATGCATTTTGTTGATTTTCTGTGGTTTCTAAATTTTCTTTATAATTTGTTGAAACTGGCTTCATATACTGGTCATGAACGGATAAATCTTGAACATAAGTATTATTTGTTAAATAAGGATTCATGTTTACTTGACACATCATCTGTCTCTCTGATAATTTTTTATCAGTGTCTTCCCGTTTACTATTTTGAACAAAACCTTTATCAAATAAATTATTATTCATTATTTCCCATGTGTTTTCGTCATGATTTAATGATGAAGTATATGCGGTTTCTTCCACAATTTTATTAAAATTATCATCCATTGATTCTTTAACTATTCTTTTAGACCTATCATAGTTCAAACCTTTACTCCATTTCCATTCAATTAATTGTTGACTGTAATTCATTTGGATATAATGTCTTTTTAATATGTATATGATTTATACATATTAAAAATTAGTAATTATAACTTACAAATTATATTTTAGTAAAAATAGAAAACTATTTTTTTCGTTGTTTACTAATATTTTATTTTATATTATATTACTATACAAATGACAGTTATTAATGGAATAGAAATAGACGACATTAATTTTAAAATTAATGAACTTAAATTAGCATTAAATAATAATAATCCAATTGAAAAAAAGTTAAATGTAATAGTAGTTATCTCTAATCCTTGTCTTTATGCTAGAAGATATCAACTATTTAATCAATTTATCAATAGAATGAATGAAGACGATAACGTAGAATTGTATGTTGTTGAAATGGCGTACAAAGAACAAAAATTTATTGTTACAAAATCAACAAACCCGAAACATCTTCAGATAAGAACACCTACGCCAATCTGGCACAAAGAAAATATGATAAATTTAGCGGTAAAATATTTGTTGCCCAAAAACTACAAGGCTTTTGCATGGATAGACGCTGATATTGAATTTGAAAGTAATACATGGTCTTTAGATACACTTAAACTTTTAAATGGATACAAAGATGTTGTTCAAATTTTTAGTCACGCTGTAGACATGGATAAAGATGAAACAACACTAAATATTTTTAATAGTTTTGGATACAGCTATGCAAAAAATAAACAATATACTAGCAAGGGGTTAGATTATTGGCATCCAGGATTTGCATGGGCTATTACGCGTAAAGCTTATGAAAAGATTGGTAAACTGTATGATGTAGGAGTACTTGGTTCTGGTGATAATATAATGGCGTTTGCGTTAATTAATAAAAGTAAGCATTATACAAATAAAAAATATAGCGACGATTACAATAATAGTATGCTAGAATTTCAAGAAAAGGCCAAAACTCTACGTTTAGGATATGTTCCTGGAGTGATAAGACATTATTATCATGGAAAAAAGAAAAATAGAAATTATGTAGAGAGAACAACTATTTTAGCAAAATATCAATATTCTCCGATTAAAGACGTTACTTACGATAAAGATGGTATTATTATACCAACTGAAAATTTTTCGGATGAATTTAAAAAAGATATAATGAGTTATTTTTGGGAAAGAAAAGAAGACGAATAATTTTCTGTAAATTTACATATAAAATAAACCTAGTTTTCATCATCAGTTTCATTATTTTTATTTCTTATTGTTTTATGATTCACTACATTTTTATTTGATTTACTTTGTGGTAACGATTTTAATGTGGATATTCTTTTTTCAATATTTTTTAGTGTGAAATGTTTTGTTGTTCTTACATAAGTTAATGCGGGAATTTCTTTTATCATACCATTTTCTTTATCATATATTACATCTTTAATGCGTTGTAATTTTTTTCTATCCAAACAATCTTTTAAAAATTTGATCAAAATTTCACATTCATTTTCGTGTAATTCATGTTGTTCTTTATAAATATCTAAAACATACTCTATTATTTTTTTTATTTTGATTGTTTTATTTAGTTTACACCACGGTTCATTCACGCTACTATTTTTTTCATTTTCTAAAAATTTTTCCAAATTATCCATACTTTGCGATGCCTTAGAGTCATTAAGTGAAACTCCGTTAATTAGCATGGTTTTATATTTAATATTTTTTAATTCAATACACTCTTCTTCTTCTGTAGGATTTTCTAGTTCTTTATTTTTAATTTCATTAATATCTTCTATTTCCATTTATTCTTATATATATACATATAAGAATAAGTTTAACTCTTTTTCATGAAAATATAATATAATATTTTATGTATATATCAATTTCAAATATAATATAATATTATATGTATTATATAATTATAAAATCACAAAATTAAATGGAAAAAACTGAAACAAATGATAACGATAAAAAAATATTAATTAGTGGAACAAATAATAGATATTTAATAAAACGTGCAAATCGGATTAAGAATGAAATAAAAAAGAGAGAAGTTATTAACAAGTATAACATAAATCCGATTTTTTTAAATCATGATAAACAAATTAATTTAATTAAAGAAATATACAGCAATCACAATCAAAATGAAAATAACCTTGTAAAAACTATTTTGAAACAAGAAATAGAAAAAAAATTATCTAGTTATAGACAACAGGATTTAATTAAAAATAAATACAATGAATCATTGTTTCTTGATATAGATACTATAATGCAAAAATTAATAGATACTAGTATGCAATGTTTCTATTGCAATTGTCCCGTGGTTATTCTTTATGAAATTGTGAGAGAATTAACCCAATGGACTATTGATCGTATAGATAACGATAACGGACATAATAAAGATAACTTCGTGATAGCCTGTTTAAATTGTAATATTAAAAGACGCAACATAAATTCAAATAAATTTTTATTTACAAAACAGTTGAATTTAATAAAAACTGATAGATAGTAATAGTAAAATAAATTGATATAAATAATTACAGTTATTATAATATATAGTTAACGTATATATTATAAAAGTATGGATATTATTAATTCAATAAAAAATTTAAATCAATTAGACGATCTGGAAAATATATTGGAATCATTAGTTTTTGAAGATGAAGAAATACCAGTTATAATTGATGAAATAAATGGGTTGGAATTAATTGAATCCGCATTATATTTAATGGAAGACTATATGAATGAAAACCCAACAGCAATTAGCGAACCAGACTTTGAAATAGAATTTTTAGAAGATATTAAAGAATTGTTTTACATACAGTTTGAAGATGATATCCTAGAAAATGAATGGTTAGAAGATGACCTGGATGATTTATTAGATGAGGCTTTTAAAATATTTATTGGTACGTTTTATCCGGAGCGTTCTATTAGTAATAATGTTATATTATCTGAAACAGAAATTATTAATAATTATAATTATAATGACGATATTGAATCCCAACTTGATAAAAATACTAAGAACCAGATTATTTTAGATAAAATTGAACTTATTAAACAAAAACCACAGCCAACTCAACGAACTGATGAATGGTATAAATTTCGTCACAATTTAATTACTGCAAGTAACGCATATAAAGCATTTGAAAGCCAATCTACGATAAATCAACTTATATATGAAAAATGTCAACCGTTAAAAAGAATTGATCATGATAATAATCTTCAACCAAATATACCGACTATGGTAAACATTAATACACCTTTCCATTGGGGTCAAAAATATGAACCTGTTTCTGTTATGTTGTATGAATATTTATATAACACAATGGTAGCCGATTTCGGTTGTATAAGACACGACAACTATCATTTTTTAGGAGCATCTCCTGATGGTATTAACGTAGACATCAATTCTGAACGTTTTGGACGCATGTTAGAAATTAAAAATATTGTAAATCGTGAAATAAATGGAATACCAAAAAAAGAATATTGGATTCAAATGCAATTGCAAATGGAAGTTTGTGATTTAGATGATTGTGATTTCTTGGAAACAAAATTTGTTGAGTATGAAAGCGCTAATCAATTTTTCAAAGAATTAGAACTTGATTCGCAAGAAACTAATGTGAAAGCTCTTGATAAAAAGGGCGTTATTATTTATTTTCACAATATTTCAGAAGCAAAACCTTTTTATATTTACAAACCGTTGAATATAGTAAAAATGGACGAAATCTTAAAATGGGAAGAAGAAATGATTGAATTATATCAATCTCAGGAATATAATATGACGTATATTAAATCAAACTATTGGAGATTAGAAAAGTTAAGTTGCGTTCTAGTTTCACGTAATAAAAACTGGTTTAAAAATAATATTCAAGCAATAGAAAATGTATGGAATATTATTGAAAAAGAGAGAGTAACAGGATACGAACATCGGGCACCTAATAGAAAACCAAAAATAAAAAAAGATAGTAATGCAACCACAATTGACAGTTATTTTAATAGTACTAACAATAACCAACAACAAGGATGTTTAATAAAAATTGTAAATATGAATTAGAAGAATTTTGGTTTAATAGTCTTTTAATATTCTAACATCGTGTCCACAAGTATAAAAGTCAAATAATTCAATATACTTCAATTTTACCAAATACCAAATATTTATTTCCCACATTATTGATTTTTTTTCTTCAATTGTTTTTAATACTTCATTTTTAGCCAAATCCGCAAATTTGATTAAAGCATCTTTATGACCACCAAAAACAGATCCCGCAAATGTCCAAGTAATTATCTCATAAACATTATAACTTACAGTATAGTCTCTATATTTACATGACGCAATTCGCAGGTTGTTATAATATTTGTTTGTCATAGACAAAATCCCATCATTTAATTCTTTTTCATTTTTAATCATGTGATAAATCCCGAAATCAATCCAAATATATTGATCAGTGTTATAAATATTCATTTGAATAGCTTCTCTTACCCATTCAGTTTTATTATTTTGTACAAATAAATAATCCAGTGTATTTTTATCATGATTATCTGTATTTAACTTGAAATTTGTTAATTTATCCAAGTACTTGTATAAATACAATTCCTCTTTATTTATTTTAATAAAAGTTGTATTAGGATATAGCCCGTTTGAATAACCATTTTTAAAAAAAGAATTATATGATTGACAATCTATAAATATTATTTTGGGATTTGGAATATTAACCAATAATTTTCCATATTCAATATATGTTTCAACTGATCGTGAATTATTTTTACTAATATTTGCAATAAATCCAGAAACAATTGTTGTTGTAAATTGTTTAAGCGGTGAGTTTAATACCACATTATTATTAACAGCGTGAATAGTATCAATGTTATTGCTATCATTGGTTTTTGAATAATCAAAAACCTCAAAATCTTTTTTATAATATTCATAAATTAAATCCATTGATTTTTCATTTAATAGTTTCATATAATTGATATTTTTTTGTTCATCATATTTATTTTTATTTATAAACACATCAAAATCACTGTATCCCATCTGAATCATATCTTGTTGTAATGTTTCTGTCTTTATTATTTTAATGTTTTTTACTAAGTTTTCATTCTTGTCCAATATATATTTATATTGTGGAACTCTATGATTATCGGTATCTTCTTCTATATACAAATATTTATATATTATCTCGTACAATAACTCTTCATCTAATTCGTCAATGTTTTGTATTTTGTTTCCCCAAAATAAATCAGACATTATTCTTTCATATGGGTTTCTTACCGAAACTAAAATAGTAGTGTTATTACTGTCATTTTGTTTATAATCAAAATATTGTTGGTAGTGATTAATTTCTTCATATGTTAGATGTTGCAACGAACGATTATTTGGATAACGTATTTTTTGTTCCTTATTAAGATACCAACCAGATATGTTCTTGTCACATCTAACCAAATTACATTTTTTATAAAAATATTCTTCTATAGACATTCCACCAGTTTTTGGAATGTGAATATATAATAAATTTAATGGTTTAAAATAAGGCATTTTTTATTTATAAATGCATTATTTTTAAATAATTATTTTTATTTATTAATATCTGCGTAAAAAAAAGTCCCGAATCACTTAATACAAAATGTTAGACATGTCTGTTCTAAATGGTAACAAATTAATAGGCGTATCAAAATAGCCTACTCTTGTTCCACAATTTGGATTGATCGGTGGTAGAGGTTTAACATAATTTGTTTTCAACTGTTTTTCTTTGTATAATGTTTGGCACATACTAGCAGGCATACAGGTACCCTCATCTGGATTATTAGGGTATCTAATGTTATTTGTTATTTGGTCATAAGACCCTAGTTGAAAAATAGGATAATGCCACCATATATTAGCAGAACCATTATTTGATATTCCTTTTTGTCCGGTTGGTGGATAAGTATCCTCTACAAGAAGATCAGTTTCAGGAAATGGATATTTACCTTCATCTCCTCCTAAACTAGTGGTCATACTACTATTTATATTGTAATTTTGATAATTTTCTATCATTTTGATGGATTTAAACATATTATAAAATAATGGTGTTCCTAGTGTTATCACTACTGCTATTATTATGAATAATATCAAACATATATTATACTTCATTTAATATGGTATATTTTTATTTATATATATATATATTTTATATAAAAATAAAAACATTTAAAACTATTTTAAAATATGTATATTATAACACTTTCGTATGAATATGAATAAAAATATTAGTAATACGGACAATGACATGCGCGTAACAAAGCGAGATGGAAATCTAGAAGAAATGTCATTTGATAAAATATTAAACCGTATTAAAAAATTAGGCCAAGAAGTCGGTATTCAAATTAATTATTCTTCTTTGGTAATGAAAGTTATTGATCAATTATATGATAAGATTGAAACGGCTAAAATTGACGAGTTGGCCGCAGAACAATGTGCCTCACTTTCAACACAACATCCAGACTATGGAGTTCTTGCTTCTAGAATCGTAATTTCAAATCATCAAAAAAACACTGAATCGTCGTTTTCAAATATTATGAAGAGTTTATATGAATTCACAGATATTCACGGAAGCCACAAACCGTTGATAGCGGACTACATATGGAAATTTATAGAACAAAACGCGAAAGAACTTGATATTATGGTTGACCACAATAGAGATTATTTGATTGATTTTTTTGGTTTCAAGACATTAGAGCGCGCGTATTTATTCAGATTGAATAATAAATTAGTTGAACGAGTTCAGCATATGTGGTTGCGCGTTTCAGTTGGTATTCATGTGAATCCAAACAGTTGTTATAGTAGTAATAATACTAATAATAATAAAATTCTGGATATGATAAAAGAATCATATGATTTGACGTCACAAAAATATTTCACACATGCAACGCCAACTCTTTTCAATGCAGGAACCCCGCGTCCACAATTAAGTTCGTGTTATTTGATTGCTTTAGAAGACGATAGTATTGAAGGTATATTTTCTACTTTGAAAGATTGTGCTCACATTTCCAAATGGGCAGGTGGTATTGGTTTACATATTCATAATTTAAGATCAAAAGGTAGTCATATAGTTGGAACTAATGGAAAATCTAATGGAATTGTTCCCATGTTACGTGTGTTCAATAACACAGCACGCTATGTTGACCAAGGAGGAAATCGTCGCAACGGTTCCTTTGCTATTTACCTAGAGCCTTGGCATCCTGACATTGAAGACTTTTTGGAAATGAAGAAAAACCACGGCGATGAAGAATCAAAAGCACGTGATTTATTTTATGCTTTATGGATTAGTGATTTATTTATGGAACGCGTAAAAGAAAACGGTAAATGGTCGTTATTTTGTCCAAATGAGTGCCCAGGTTTATCGGACGTCTATGGCGAAAAATTCGTTGAATTGTATACAAAATACGAGGTTTCCGGAAAGGCTCGTAAAACCGTGAGTGCTCGTGATTTGTGGTTTAAAATTTTGGACGCTCAAATGGAAACCGGAACCCCTTATTTACTTTTTAAAGATGCTGCAAATAAAAAAACAAATCAACAAAATCTCGGCACGATAAAATCGTCTAATTTGTGTTCGGAAGTAGTACAGTACTCAGACGATAAAGAAACCGCTGTATGTAATTTGGCTTCTATTGCTCTTCCAACTTTTGTAGATGAAAAGACCAAAATATTTGATTACGATAAATTACATCAAGTCACCAAAGTAGTAACTAATAATTTAAATAAAGTAATAGATGTTAACTTTTATCCAACTGAAAAGACACAGCGCAGTAATATGTTACATAGACCTATTGGTATTGGTGTTCAAGGGTTGGCTGATGCATTTATTTTGATGGATATTCCATTTCATAGCGATGAAGCAAAAGAAGTCAACAAATTAATTTTTGAAACGATTTATCACGCAGCACTAGAAAAAAGCAATGAAATATCAATTGCAATTAAAGAGCAATATTCATCTCAAATAGATTTTAATAGTGACGTTCAATTAATTTATGAAACAAAGTATACAAATGGATTAAAACATGGATTGAAAACCAAACATATTGGCGCGTATCAGTCTTTTGATAACTCGCCTGCATCAAAAGGAATATTACAGTTTGATATGTGGGGTGTAGAGCCTACGCCCGGTCGTTATGATTGGGATGCTTTGAAACAATCCATAGTCGCGCACGGAATGCGAAATTCGCTTTTACTTGCTCCGATGCCAACCGCGTCAACATCACAGATTTTAGGTTTCAATGAATGTTTTGAGCCGTTTACAAGTAATTTATATAGTCGCCGCACATTAGCAGGTGAATTTGTTGTAGTAAATAAATATTTGATGAAAGAACTTATTGACTTGGGATTATGGAATGAACAAATTAAAAATAATATTATTGCAAACAAGGGAAGTATACAACAATTATCCATGTTGAGTGACCATGTTAAAAACAAATACAAAATTGTATGGGAAATGCCGATGAAACATTTAATAGATATGTCCGCCGACCGTGGAGCATTTATTTGTCAAAGTCAATCTATGAATTTATGGGTTGAAGACCCAACCTACAATACCCTTACATCAATGCATTTTTATTCATGGAAAAAAGGATTAAAAACAGGTATTTATTATTTGAGACGAAAAGCAAAACATCAGGCTCAACAATTTACAATAGAACCGGAGAAGAAAAAAGTGGAAGAAAAGGATGAGATTTGTGAGATGTGTTCTGCCTAGCAACTTTTAGAAAAAGTTGTGCAAATATATATATATATATATTTAGATCGGTGGATCAAAATAATTGAAATTTGTTTTAGTCTACTTTTTCTAAATGTAATTTCGTTTAATAATAATAAATATTTACACTATAATCTATATAAATGTCCAGAATATTTTTTCAAATTGGTACAAACAACGGAGATGATTTATTTAGAAATAAAGTAAAAGAGATAAATCCTGACATGGTTATTTTAGTAGAACCTAATCAAACACTGATTAATGAAATAAACGAAAATTATAAGGATGTAAAAAACGTGTATATTTACAATAATGCTATATATTATAATAATGATGAAATTGTAGAATTGTACATACCAGCAAAAAATGGTATAATTGGTTCAATTGCTGATAACGGTCACGCATATTGCGATGGTAATTTTTCTCTATTGCCTATGAATGATTGGGGTACAAAGGATGATATGGTCAAATTTACAGCAAAAACAATAACATTTGATGAAATATGTAAAAATCATAATATAACAGAAATAGAATATTTACAAATAGATACAGAAGGGTTTGATACTGAAATTATAAAAATGATAGATTTGTCAAAATATAAAATTAAACAAATAAGATTTGAAAAATGGGTATTTAGTAGTGAATGCTTCACACATTATAATAATGATATTGCGAATGAATTAGGAATAAACGGAATGAATTTTGTTATGAATAAACTCAAAAACAATAATTATATTATAAATGAAATATCTGATAAAGATGGCGATGATATTATAGCAACACTTATATAAATATTAGGATTTAATAACTTTTTTAACTGCAGCAGCAGCTAAAAGTCGTTTAGACCTTCTTCTTTTGGTTTTTGCCTTTTGTTTTTTATTTTTTTTGCCGCCTTTTTTACTTTTTGTTTTTGATTTTGTAGTTGAGCTCGTTGTTGTTGTGTTTGTCTTTGTAGTTAAGTTGTCGTTTTCGTCAAACAGATCTATAATTTCTAATTTTATATTTTCTATGTCAAGGTCGTTATCCATTTTTGCTTTTTCTAAATTGCAAACATAGCCTTCAGGGGATAATTTTTTGATATATTCTGTAATAATTACATTTTTACCGCAAATGTCTTCATTGTATTTATATTTAATGAAAACTCTTAAGCACAATATTACATCAATTAAAGCATCATGCAATGCATCACCGTCAGGTGAATAACCAAAATAGTATTGGTATGATTCTATTAATTTGGGGCTTTTTACTTTGTAAAAAACTTTATCTTCGCCTGTCTTTTTATCTTTATAATTTACTGCAATTTGTATATTACAAATAGGAGCTGTTACTTCCATGCTACACGTGAATTTCTTATTATTCATTAGAAACTGCAATTGTTTTTCAGTTTCTGCTCCCACATTTGCACCCGATAAACGCAATAATTCAGCAATGACTGCTTTACGGTCAAATTGAACATTATGGCCTACGACTGTAACAACATCGGGGTCCATAATATCATTCATGAATTCATCAACAGCATCTGCAATTAGTGCTTTTTTTTCAGGTGGTTCGCGACTGATTTTGTCTCTGTCAATATGATGAATTGCTGCAGAAGATTCTGCGATGACTATATCATCAGTGATGTCAATGTATTTATTGAATATTTTGCTCTTGCTAGGTGTTTCTAAGTCATAAACAATATAACTCAACTGAATAATACTAGGCCATGAAGATAACACTTGTTTCCACACAGAGGAAGTTTTAATTAAATCGTCATAATCCAATAATTTCATATCATTCACATTTCTCGCATTCCAATCTTTTCCATCTAAAATTGGAGGTAGTCCGGTTGTCTCAGTATCAAATACACAAATCTTAACCATTTTATATTTATTTGTATATTGAATAAATATAAAAAAAGATTTCAATTTTTTCTACCTTTTAGAAAAAGGTAGAGCCAAAACCGTGAACTTTTAGTTTTCAAAAAGTAAAGCAAAAAAAGTGAAACTTTGGCTCCACCTTTTCAAAAGGTGGATTTTAATAGGTTGAAAAGGATTTACAAATACCAAAACTTCTGCGATGCCAAATTGTAATACCATGTTCTTTAATTCCATCAATATGACGTTTAGCACCATATCCCTTATTTTGGTCAATTCCATAATTTTCAATTAGTTCAGGGTGTTCTTTGCATAAATCTTCAATATATTTATCGCGTTCAACTTTTGCCAAGATAGATGCTGCCGCAATCGCCGTATATTTGTTATCGCCGCCTTCAATGCAAGAATAAGGTATTGTTTCTAGCTTCGTTGCAACTTTATTAAAATATGTTATAGGATTAAAATAATTTCCATCTATCAACAAATAAAATTTATAATCGTCATTCTCCTTTTTTTGTTGTTTTTTCATTTTTTCATTATACTGATTGCGTGTTTCCAAAATAGCATTATGCATTGCTTTTTGTGTCGCTTGTAATATATTGATTTGGTCAATTGTTTTCTCATCTTCAAAACTAACATACCATGCGAGCGCATTTTGTTTAATATAATCTGCCGCATCATCAATTTGTTTTTTTGAATGAAATTTTTTGCTGTCTTTCATTTTAGAATGATCAAAACTGTCATCTTTAGGTAAAATTACAGCTGCGCTGTAGACTCTTCCAAAAAGGGGACCTCGTCCCGCCTCGTCTGCACCTATTTCTAATATATTTGTATCATCTAAATAAAAACGATTCAAATTGAATACTGAACGCAGTCTTGTTTTTTTTACCTTTGTATCAGGGCTTGAGTTTGTCTCTGTTAGACCTTCGTCAATTGTGATTCCTTCACCGATAATATAATCATTTTCGCTAGTCATTTCCATTTTGTATTGAATAAATTTAACTTGTTGTGTTATTGGTGTATTTTATTTATTTTGAATTCAATTATTTTTTAAATTAAATTATAATAAACAATAATAATAACATTTTTTTCACTATATAAATTATACAATGAATACTGAAGCATTATGTCTAATTTTAATATTATTATTAGGTTTAGTATTATCTTCGTTTTTAGGAGGAAATTACAATAAAGAATCTTTTACAGGAAGTTTCAATGGTATTTTTACTGTAAATCCAGAAGACAAAACTAATAATACTATTGCTAGTAGTAGTAATAATAGTAAAACAAACAATAACTATGACAATTATAATCATTATTCTGGTTTATCTTCTCAATTAACAAATGGTGCTACTTTCTATGGAGAAAACGGTGGTTCAGTTAAAGTAAATGTGGAAAGTAATGGGAAACCAACACTCCTAGTAACATTATCTAAAGGAGACACTCCACAAACTTTTAAAAATCATAATAATGGACAACTTAATACTTCAACATCTATAACAATAACTAAAACAAAAGAAAATTATTCTAATTTTGCAAGTAATTCAGATAACCAACATTTTGATGGACCAAACGGTGAAACCGCTTGGGTAATAAATTATCAAGGGCATCAAGCAATTAAGGTGAATACTCCGAAAGGTTCATATATTTATACAATAAATAATCCAAACCCAATGTCGTCAAACCAGAATGTATCAAGTCCGTTCAATTCAAATTATAGCAATTACAATAATACACCTTCAACTTATTTTGGAAGTACAGGTGTAAATGGTGCAAATGTAAATAATAGTAACAAAGCTTACAATAATTCACTTTCATCATCAGCGTCATCGGAAGCAGCATCATCGCCATCATCAACATCATCGCCATCATCGTCATCACCATCATCGTCATATGATTATAGTAGTTCATTACCACAAGGTATTCCAAAAAGTCAAATTCCTCCAGGACGCGAAGATTTGTATATTTTAAAATCAGAAATTGTTCCACCTGTGTGCCCTGCGTGTCCTGCGTCGGCGGCATGTCCAAGACAAGAAAAATGTCCGCCTTGTCCTGCCTGTGCTAGATGTCCAGAACCATCGTTTGAATGTAAAAAAGTGCCTAATTATAACTCTCTTGGTAATAATAGTAACTTTTCATCCTTTTCACCTTTTTCAAGCTCTAACTCTAATTCTAATAATAATTTTTTACCCGTTCCTGTACTAAATGATTTCTCCAGTTTTGGTATGTAATATAATTATAATATTTTGAATAAGATATAATATTATAATTTTTAACAATTTTATATATAATATAAAAATATAATAAAGTTACATATATTACTGTAACACATTATTCCCTAGTCTTAATACATTTTTCATCAATTTGAATACTAGGACCTTTTTCTTCTTGAGGAACAATATTAATAATACATTTGGATTTTTTTCCATATAAAGGTTCTGTACAACCTTTTTCCTTACTTTTTCCTTTATTTTTTCTTGTTTTTGAAGAAGGGTTAAATTTAAACAACTTGGGTCTCTCATCTGTGCAACGCGACCTAAAATGTTCATATCTTTCTCTCACGTCACAATAAGAAAGATTGGATTTTTTATTTAACATCTTATTCACTAATTCATGTAAATTATAAACATATTTTGAAAATGTCTCACGATTTTTCATATCGCACATTTTTAACGGTAATTGTTTAAAATTAGTTTTTAAATTCATTCTACAAAATTTACATGGTAAAACATATTTAAGGTTTAAAATAAAATTTCTATAATGTACTTTGTCTTCTAGTGTAGGATTTACTGGATAATTGAAACTCATTGTGTGTAAATAATGCCATAAAGGCGGTCCCCATACACTTGTAATCATTCCATCACCTGCATTATAATCTTTTCTCGTAAATATTCTATTTTTTTTTGTTTTTCTTATTTTATTTGGTTTAATTGATTTATTTGCTTTACTCATTATATATAATATAATATTTTATATATAACAAACATTTTAATTTCATATGGATTTTTCATCAACAAAAAATATTTGTCTATGTTGTTTTATTTCTATTTTTCTAATTGTATTGTTTGTAATCAGTCCGCTTAGTAATTTTTTCAAAACATCCATGTTTATGAAAATTATAATCATATTCCTTTTGAGTTATACATTCTATTTGAATGTATTACAAACGAATCAAATCAAATTATCTTATAATAATTCTAAAACACAAGAAATAACACATCAATTAAACGCGAACATAATTTGTAGTTATATTTTTACTTTTTTTCTTGGATTATTGATTATTTTTGTAACCAAAAGTTTATTTTAGTCAATTTGAACATTTATAAAATTGCTAATAGTATGCAGTGAAGACGATTGCCTTTTATCACTCTTTTTAGGCGAAAAGAAATTACTTGCTTTTTGAACAACATCGTCTTCGCAAAGTCGTTCTTTAGTAAATTCTTTTTTAATATTCATTATTTTTTCATAATAAATCATGTCATTTGCATAATCATATTTATTTATTTTAATTATTTCACCATTTATGTTTCGCACAATCATGATAAATTGTATATAATATCATCAAAACCTCTTTATATGATATTCAAATAATCTTTGAAGATTTTATTCGTTTAACATCAACGTTAATTTCTTTTCAATTATATATATACAAATATGAATAATTTTGTAAATATGAATAAAATGGCTGGCGCAACCCCAATGGTTAAAACTCCAAATTCTTTTTATTCAAGAATAATGTCAACTGGTGCAAAAATGTCAACTACTACTTTATTGATTATTGTTGGTGTTATTATATTTATAATTTTAGCAATTTACTATTATTATAATCACGTTTCGCCAAAATTAAAAACGAGCTACCGTGCAAATATGGAAGGACAAAATGGTTCAGGTAGTTCAGGCCCAACAAAACAAGCCGAATTGATGTTATTTTATGCTGATTGGTGTCCTCATTGTAAAACCGCCAAACCTATTTGGAATGAATTAAAAACACAATACCAAAACAAGACAATTAATGGTTATCAAGTAATATTTACTGATGTTAATTGCACAACAGAAAGTGCTGAAACTGAACAAATGATGAATAAGTATAACATTGAAGGTTTTCCTACTATCAAATTATTAAAAGATGGGCAAATTATTGAATATGATGCAAAGCCAACAAAGGAGACATTGAATGAGTTTTTGAATACTGTACTCTAGCAACTTTTTCCACCTTTAGAAAAGGTTGAGCCAAAAGTTTTGCGAAGTTTTTTTGTATAGGGGACAAACTATTTTGGTTTTACCTTTTTCTAAAAGATAAATTATATATTCAAATGATTTAAATATATAATTATATATAAAAATACGGTTCTATGGAAAAAGAATATATTTCTGCTTATGAGTATGAAAAAAATGTGAATCCATATCTAAATCATATTCCTTTTTACGAAAAAAATATTAATGAGTGCAATTATGGTATCAATGTCGTAGATTTTTCAAATGTATTCAATGTATCATATAAATCAACAACACCAAATTTGCTAGCTTCATTTATAAAGTTAACTAGAAAAGATACTATAGAGTTAAATAACATTCAATATAATGAATTTAATGCAACGTCTCATTTGTTCTATATAATAAATGGAAAAGCATCGTTCCATCTTAATAATGATAATACTGATAATAGTGATAATAATTGTAACGACGATGAAAAAGTTGTTTCTTCAGGTGATATACTAATTAGTCCATGTTTTTCTTCACTAAAAATAACAAATTTAGGCGACGAAGAAGAATTGCAAATTTATTATGTAAACGATAGTCCTTTAGTAAATTATCTTGGAAGTAAAGCGGAGAAAAAAATATTCAAAGCAGCTATTTATAGTAATGAATTTCTTCTTCAAAGTTTGGACGAGTTATCAAATAAAGATAACAATAGAAAGGGCATTTTGCTAAGCAATAAAGACACCGAAGAATTAGGTATAAATACAATCACGCCAATATTGTGGGCATTGTACAATGAACTTCCACCTAAAATTACCCAAAAACCACATAAACATAATTCAGTTGCTTTAGATTTGTGTGTAAAATGCAGTGACAGTGAAAATATTTATACTTTAATAGGTAATGAATTGGATGAAAATGGAAATATTTTAAATCCAAAAAAAGTATATTGGAAAGAAGGCTCTATGTTCATCACACCACCTGGCTTATGGCACTCTCACAATAACGATGGTGATACATGTGCGTATATTCTTCCAATTCAAGACGCAGGTTTGCTTTTATACCAAAGAATTTTGGGGATCGTTTTATACCGTTGAAGATTTTAATCCATGGTACGTGATAAAGTTAGTTGCGGATTCAATACCTTTTTGATAAAGTTCTTTTCTTGTCTCCATAGAAGTTAAAGTAGATTTTAAATATTGCAAACTTATATGTTTTACATTGCAAATTACTTCGTATTTAATTTTCGGATTAACAATCTTAGAACTCAAATTGTTAAACATTTTAAAAAAAAAGCATAAAACTAAATCTAATAAATTAGAAGTTGAATCAACATGATTTTTTTGTTCGCTATCATATTGATTACATAACCCTAAGACATTATCTTCATTCTTACCCGAATCTATACAATATTTTAATGGATAATTAGCAGAAACACCGCCGTCCATATAACATTTATTTTCAATTATTACCGGAGTTACTAAAATAGGCAATGCTGACGACATCATTACAGCATCTATAAGTGAAAGATCCGGGTGTGTTAAATAAGAAATGTCTTCTATATTAAATTGATTAATTTCAAACGAATACAAATGCAGTTCTATTTTTGAATATTCATAAAATTCTTTCAAGGTAACATTGATATGTAGATCTTTAGCATCTAATAATGGTTTAAATGCTTTTTCAATGATTTTTTTACCAAAAATACCTCTGTTTTTATATGCTTCAAAAATATTACTAATTTTGATATGAAAAAGTTCATGCCATGGTCGCATGATCGCGTAATCATTCAAAGTTTCCCAGTCATATTTCAAACATAATAGAATACCTACAATACCACCGGCAGATGTTCCGTATATACTTTCAATTTTCTGCAAATCTATAACTTTATTTTCATCCAAGTGTTGAATAGCTGATATATATTGAAACAAAGAAGGACCTCCGCCTGAAAGGACAAGATGTTTAATATTCATGTTATTGTTATTGTTATTCATTTATTCAAAAACGTAATTTGATATTTTTATAATTATATAATACATTTATTTTATATAACTTTTTTCTTATTATCTTTTAATATGGCGAGTGTTTTTACTTTGGAGAATATAGAAGATTTTTCAGAAAAATTGAATATAGATGAATTGTACGAAAAAAAACGACAATATGATCTGAGCAAATTGGCTCTTTATAATAAAATATTGAACCGTATTCACGTTAGGATAAAGACAACATCTAGACAAAAAATGGACGAACAGTTTTGCTGGTTTGTTGTTCCTGAATTAATAATTGGCGTTCCAAAATATGACCAGGCATCTTGTATTGCTTATTTAATGGATAAATTGAAAGAAAATGGGTTTAATATTAGATATATACATCCAAATACATTGTTTATATCTTGGTTACATTGGGTTCCTTCCTACGTAAGAACAGAGCTAAAAAAGAAAACAGGTATTGTTATTGACGAATATGGTAAAAAAATAGATGGTAGTGATAATAATGATAATAACGGGTTAGGTATAGGAGCCAATAGAAACAACAATAGATTAAAATTGGAGGAGAGAAACCCGAACGACTTGATGTTCAATATAAAAAATACAGCAGAGAATCAAGGGCCAGACACCTTAAAGCAAAAGAAAAATTACACTCCTATTGCGTCATATAAACCTAGTGGTAATTTTGTATACAATGAAGATTTATTGAATAGAATTGAAGATAAGTTTCTTTAAGTCGGTTGAACCATTTATTATATTTTAACGATTTTATTTTCCCAAAAGTATTTGGGATTTTCAAAAATGGACAAAAAAAATGTCCAAAATTGAAAAAGGGCGAAAGACTTTGGGAAAAAGCATGTTTTGTGACTGAAATGTAATTTTAGCATGTGGCGACAGAAAAAATAATTGTTGAAACGAAAGCATAAAATTTTATTATTTTCCCAAAAAAGTATTTAGGCGTTTTTTAATGTAATCCTAATATATGGAAAATGGATTACAAAATGGATTACAAAAAAACGCCAAAAAACGCCGAATATTTATTTGTGAAAAATGTGACTTTAAATGCAGCAAGCATTCCGAATGGGAACGGCATATAACGACATTGAAACATATTAAGGATTACAATGGATTACAAAAAAACGCCGAAAACGCCGAAAAGGGTGGCGAAACAAATAGTTCACAAAACTCAGAGTTTTTATGTTCATGTGGTAAAATTTACAAACATAGACAAGGTCTCTTCAAACATAAAAAAATTTGTAATTTTGCATATTGTGTTGAAAACGATAATAAAAATTTTGATAATGTTCCTGAAGAAAGTGATGTAAAGTATTTGACGTCTTTGGTTTTGGAAGTTGTAAAAAATAATAGTGAATTACAAAAACAAAATTATGATTTACAAAATAAAATGTTAGATATTTGTAAAAGTACTAATACTGGATGTGGTGTAATTACAAATAATGTTAACAACATAAACAGTAATAATAAAACATTCAACCTTAATATATTTTTGAATGAAACCTGTAAAGACGCCATGAACATCAGCGATTTTATAGAATCTGTAAAATTACAAGTATCCGATTTAGAGAATGTAGGGAAAGTTGGTTATATTGAAGGAATATCCAATATAATCATTAAAAATTTAGAGGCTCTAGAGGTGGAAAAACGACCAGTTCATTGTACTGACAAAAAAAGAGAAATTATGTATGTAAAAGAAGATAACATTTGGGAGAAAGAAGATGAAACGAACAAAAAATTGAGGAAAGCTATAAGGACGATTGCTCATAAAAATATTTGTATGTTTAAAGACTTTAGAGAGAAATATCCTGATTGCGAAGAATATGATTCAAAAAAAAATAGTCAATACAATAAAATTATCTATGAAGCCATGGGAGGAAAGGGAGATAATGATTATGAAAAAGACACCAAAATCATTAAGAAAATAGCCAAAGTAGTTGGAATTGAAAAATAATATTCCAATAATATAAGAATAATTAATTATTATTATATGACTGCAACTACAAAAAAAATATATAATAACATGAATAAAGATAGCAAAATCAAGAGAACAAAAAACAGTAAAAAGACAATTAAGAACAATAAAACTTTAAAACATAAGCCTATAAAACAATTTGATGTTATTGACATATTAAAGGGGTCCAAAAACTACAATGAAGATTATATAAACCCGTTTGACACTTTTGAAGATAAATATGAAGAAGAATTAAAAAAGCAGAAAATAGACATTTTGGTAAGAAATCACAATTTGGAAAAAAAAACTCTTCGTGAAATTCATGAAGCCTTAAATACTAGTAAATATAATCCAGTAAATGATTTTTATTCATATATTAATGATAGGTGGATAAAAGATATCAAAGTAGACGAGAGCCAAAAATACATAGTTCAAATTGACAATTTTAGATTAACACAAGATAAAATATATAAACAATTGATAGTTCTTGTAGAGAATTATCTGCAAGAACATAAAAATAGTAAAGAACCATTTGACGTTTCGTTGAGAAATTTTTATAATTCTTTTTTTAAGATTAAACTAACAAACGGCGACAAAAACAGAATGAAAAATCATATAAAAAATTATTTAAACGACATTGATAATTTGATTCAGGAAAACAACATGTGGAAAATGCTAGCATATGTTAATGAATTAGATGTTGTTAAGTGGGGCATTCCTTTAATATGGTCAAACAAACCTGATCCAAAAGAACCAACAATTTTTAGATCATTTATAGGAGGACCAAAACTAACATTGGTTGATTTAACCGTCTATTTTGACGATGGAACAAATGTAGAATACAAAAATATATATAAAAAAAGATATATTAAATATTTGAAAGATTTATTTGAATATTCTTTTGGCGAAGATTACCATAAAAACTTTAATGTCCACGACGTTTTTGAAGTTGAAACAAAAATAGCAATGGCTTACGCATGCGAGAGCAACATTAAAAGACAAGATAATGAAACTTTTTACAATAAAGTAACTACGAAACAGGCAATGGAAGAATTTAAGTTTAATTGGATTGAATTTACAAAACAACTAGGTTTCACAAAAACACCGGAATTTTTTATCACTCCAGATTTAAATTATTTGTTATGTATCACACAACTGCTAATAAAAGAATGGAACACTCCTCAATGGAGAACATTCTGGATTTATCTTTATGCACGACAACTAAATCGCTTTGATTTGGGAAATACTCACCCCATATATTGGGAATTTTTTGGTAAATTTCAAAAAGGAATAGATGGAAGAAAGGATAAAGCAAAAGATAGAAAAGACATGGAAAAACGTTTCGGTACTTTCAGAATACTTATGATTTCATACGCTTTCAATACATTTGTATCAAAATTATACATTCAAAATAATTTAAACGTCAATAATGTAAATTATGTTAAAACAATGGCTGAAGATTTAAGAACAGTTTTTATTAGAATTATAAGAAAAAATAAATGGCTTGATTCATCAACGAAAAAGAAGGCATTAGAAAAATTGACGCACCTCAAATTTATAATAGGTTATCCAGATAAATATATACAACCAATAGTAATAGATTTTGTAGACAATGACTTTTGGGTCAATTTAACAAAAATAAGTAAATTTCGTATGAGTAAAGGTGTTACATTAGACGGAGCTCCTGTTATTAATTGGCCCGTTGTAGATTGGACAGAACTACCTATTGCACTCAGAGGCACACAAGTTTATAATGCTAATGCGTTTTACACACAAACAAATAATAGTATCTATGTTCCTTTAGGATATATTCAAAAACCCTTTGTTGATTTAGATCAGAGAGGTCTGGAATATAATTTAGCACATATTGGGTTTACTTTAGCACATGAAATGTCGCATGCTTTAGATAGTTCGGGTAGCAAATATGATCAAACCGGAAAATTACATAATTGGTGGACTGATAATGATAGAAAAACATTTAGAAAAATACAAGAAGATGTAGTTAAACAATATGAGGTCTTTGCTGGTTATGATGGAATTAAGTTTGATGCGTGGCCGAGTATTGACGAAGATTTAGCAGATATTTCAGCTGTGAATATTTGTTGTGAATATTTAAGAGATTTTCAAATGAAAAACAATGACATTTTACCTATTGTAGATTTATCTTTTAAGATTTTTTTTGTTTACTTTGCCTATCAACAAAGACAAAAAATAAGTAAAAAAGCTCTGAAAGTTCAATTAATAACGAATCCACATCCTTTAGACAAATATAGATGCAACGTTCCATTGTCTAGATTAGAATTATTTAGAGCAATGTATAATGTTAAAAAAGGAGACAAGATGTGGTGGAATTCAACAAATAAAATATGGTAATTATAGTAAATACCTGTCTATAATTATTTAGTTAAAAGTAAAATAAATAACAGTTATTAATTTTTATTTATTTAGCAATTCTCAACAAAAAAATTTTTTTTGTTGAATATATATATATATAAAATGGCACATACTCGTCGTCATCGCTCAATGTCTCGTTCTCGTTCAATGGCCCGTGGCCGTGCTCGTTCTGCTGCTCGTGGTGCTTCTGCTGCTGCTTCAAGAGCTGCATCAGCTTCCCGTGCTGCTTCCGCTGCTGCTTCCCGTGCTGCTGCCGCTTCAAGATCAAGATCAGCTGCTAGATCAGCATCTGCTTCAAGATCCGCTGCCGCCGCTGCTTCCCGTGCTGCTGCTGCCTCAAGAGCCGCCTCAGCTGCCGCTGCCCGTGCCGCCGCTGCTTCCCGTGCTCGCGCTTAAATTCACCCTTTAGAATCAACCTTTAGAAAAGGTTGAGCCAAATGTTTTGAACCACTTTTTTGAAAAGTGGTAAGGTTGAGCCAAATCGTAGTGTCTTTTGGGTTTACCTTTTTCTAAAAGGTAAAGTTGAGCCAAAACCCAATGTCTTTATTTAATAAAAAAAATGAAATAATTATTCATTATTGTAATGTCTATAAAAATATTACAATTATGCTTGTTCTATTATTTGCTTATCAAAAAATGATATTAGCCCTTTTATTAATTAGTTTATTACCATGTTTACATATGGTTTTGTTGTTGATATTAGATTTTATTGTTACAATTGTTTTTGGATAACAGGAGGTGCAAGAGGAGCCATAGGAGCAATAGGAGCAATAGGTGAAGGATCTTGAGTTGCAGGTGGTATAATAACTTGATTTACCGGTTGAGAGCCTTGTTGAACTTTTCTATTTGTTTCACTTAGAATAATATTCGCTTTTTTTTCCAGATTGTCTATTTGTTTTTTGGTAGTTTCCAAAATTTTTGATTCTACAATTGCTTCATAAACCTTAAGGTTTTCTACGTAATCCATTTCACATTTTACATACAATTCTATGATAATACCACGTGTTTTCTCAACTATTTTTTGTAACTTATCTTCAGTCAAGGTTGGATTTACTCTTATTTTCTTTTTATCGCTATATGGATCATTAACAAAAATAAACAAATCGTTGATAACACTTAACAATTCACTCTGTTTATTTGACGCAGATTGAATCATCGTTTTAATATTTTTAGCATATTCCGTAAATAATTTGTCGCTGTTAGATAAAACGTAATTTTGTTTGAATACCGGGTTATCACCTTGACAGCTATTTTTACTATTATAATCACGCAATTTGATGTCGCTGAATTTTTTAATTTCGGCAGGCATGTCAACGTTTCCAGTAAAAGCGCTATAAAAGGTTTTCAAATCTTTTTCAAACTGTTTTTTTGTTGAATCTGACATTCCAGTAAAGGTTCCATTGGAATAATCGTAATTATCGTCCAAATACAATTGTAATAGTTCAACAATACCAGGTTCGTCTTCCAAATTTTTTACACTTCCATCCTTGTTCAAATTCATACCACATATTTTAGGATGTAAATTAACCTCTTTTTTTGCTTCATCTGCATCCATACTATTTAAACTCCTTATTCTGTTATCACAAATATTCAATTTAAACAATTTTCTTTGAACATTTTTAGGGATTTTATCTTTTTCTAATAAACCGTTTTTAACGACATTTCCATTTTCATCTTTATAAACATAAACAGGATTAATTGTTTTCACGATTGCAGCAAATATATGGGCAATTTTAACATAAAATTTTGCAATACCAATGCAAACCCTTTTCTTTTTGATAGATTTATTTACATCATTTTGAATGTCTAAACTTTCCAATTGATCTTTATTCACAAATAGTACATTTTCTTTGGCTAATTCATTAACTTCTTCACCATTTTTTATTCTTTGAGCTAAATAACTAATTTGCACATCATTGAAATAATTTTTAATTATATCAGAAGTTATAACAACAAGTTTATCACAATACTCTTTATTAGATAAACTGGATAAGCTCTTAAAATCCATTGTCAAAATATAATATGTTGCAATGTAATCAATAATTTGATAAAAATTTTCAAATTGTTTTTCATTGTTTGTTTTAGTATTTGCAGAATTTGTAGAAGTAGAAGGTGTATTTCCCATATATCATAAACATATAAAATAAAAATGAATTTAAAAAATATTTTCTAATGAAAAGAAAAGAAATGAGTAAAGAAGGGAGCAAAAGAAGAAAAAATACTGTAATAAATAAGAAAGAATTGTGGAGTATTTTTGATTCTGAGATCAACCCCGATAATCATGCAACAAATTTAGAATGTATTTATAGAGCATGTGGTAATAGAGATTTCTGTGAATATTGTGAATCTATTTTAGCATTTTCAGATGAAGGTTTCTTAACTTGTACAAATAAAACTTGTGGAATCATATACAAAGACATAGTTGATCATTCTGCGGAATGGAGATATTATGGAGCGGATGACAATCAACATTCTGATCCCACAAGATGCGGGATGCCGATTAATCCACTTTTAGAAGAATCTTCATATGGTTGCAAAGTATTGTGCTGTGGTGCAATGAGTTATGAAATGAGGAAAATACGACGTTATACAGAGTGGCAGTCTATGCCGTATAAAGAAAAATCACAGTACGACGAATTTCAATTCATTACAATTATGTCACAAAATGCAGGGATGCCTAAAATGATTATTGACGATGCAGTCCGATATCATAAAAAAATTTCGGAGTATGAAATGACATTTCGCGGTGATAATAGAGACGGGATTATTGCAGCTTCTATCTATATCTCGTGTAGAATCAATAATTTTCCTAGAACAGCCAAAGAAATTGCGAATATATTTCATTTAGACGTAACTAGTGCTACAAAAGGATGCAAAAATGCGTTGGCTATTATCAATAACATAGAGAAAGATATGGATAATAAAGAAAAGACCAGTTTTTGCAAAACAAAACCAGAAGCATTCATAGAACGTTTTTGTAGTAAACTAAACATAAATAATGAGTTGACCAAATTGTGTCAATTTATATCTATGAAAATTGAAAAATTGAATATTATGCCTGAAAATACGCCTCACTCTATTGCTGCGGGAGTTGTATATTTTATATCTCAATTATGCAAGCTGAATGTAAGTAAACGAGATGTTAAAAATGTAAGCGAAATAAGCGAAGTTACAATTAATAAATGTTATAAAAAATTAGAAAAAATAAAGGAACAACTGATACCAGATATTATATTGAAAAAATATTCGTAATACTCGTACTACTCCCAATACATAGTAGTAATTACAAGTGATCATCATTTCTTAGAAACTTGTAATAATCATTTATTAATTTTTTCATTTCATCATCCATTATTGATGGCTTATTTTCAGGAATATTGTGTGCTGTGTCATTTTTCTTTGGTTCCACGTTTATCGTAATAGCGATTCCTTCATAAAGAGAACCATTTTTACCACATAAATTTTCATCATCTCTACAGTGTTGTGCAAAATTGTATACCATTTTTTCATTCATCTTATTATTTTCATTACTATTAACTTTATTACCAAACATTCTACACAAACCAAGACTAACTATTTTATTATTTTTATGTGGAATAAAATACTTACAATTTGTACATTGTTTATTTTGTGCATAAATTTCACAATTCATATAAAGATATAAAAAATACAATAGTGGTAATAATAACATCCTTTACTAGTATATAATAATAAATATTTTTATGTTATTTATTATTATTATTATTTTCATAAAAAATTTTTCTCTACAAATTTAGCAATCGTCTAATTTGTAAAATAAAAAAATACATATTTTCATATAATGAGTGAAAAAATAGAAACATTACAAACAGCACAAACAGTACAACTAACACAATCAACGCAACAACAACCAATTCCCAAAAGAGTATTCATAGTTCCTTATAGAAACCGCATTCAACATAAATTCTTTTTCAGTAAATACATGTCTTTTTTATTAGAAGATAACAAAGATTATGAGATTTATTTCTCTCATCAATGCGACACAAGAACATTTAATAGAGGCGCTGTTAAAAATATTGGGTTCCTAGCAATTAAAAACAAGTATCCCGAGCATTACAAAGATATAACTTTTATATTCAATGATATAGACACAATTCCTTTTTACAAAATTTTTGATTATCAAACAACTCACGGTGTAGTTAAACACTATTATGGCTTTAAATATGCTTTAGGTGGAATTGTTGTCATGAAAGGCTCTGATTTTGAGAGAATAAACGGATATCCATGTTATTGGGGCTGGGGTATGGAGGACAGCACATTACAAAAAAGATGCGAAAGGCATAATTTGGTTATAGATAGAACAAATTTTTATGAAATTGGAAAACCGCAAATGTTACAATTATTTGATGGTATTTCTAGAATTATTAGTAAACAAGACCCGTGGCGCAGTGAAAAAGATGACGGTATTGATGGTTTACGAACCATCACCAAATTGGTTTTTACTATTGACGCTTTATCAAGTAACCCGAATGACAACATATTTTCTTTTGACGATTCGCAAACATTCTACATAAACATTAAAACATTCTTTACCCATTTAAGATATGAGAACGACGAATATTTTAATTATGATTTGAGAGAACCAAAACGAAAAATTATACGACCCGACAAAGTTCTTCAGCAGACAAATAAAGTGGTTACTAACACAGATGATTGGTCAAATATTCCTTATTATCCAACAACTAGAGAGAAAAGAATGCAAACAATGGAATATTTGATTAAAACAGGTAAACAAGTACCAGTGGATTTATTAAGACAAATTCAAAAAGATAAAGAGGATTCTATTAAAAATGATGTTTATAATATAAACACCTTGAACGTAGATGATGTTAGAGATGCTTACAATGGCGTTGTAAATAATCAACGCAAATATCGCCCGCAACCACCGAGTTACACACGACAACCACAACATCCGCCACCACATAAATACTCCCCGCAATACGCAAATTATATTGGTGCTCCACAACGTGCGACTGCAAGTGCAAGCGCAAAGATAAGATTAGGAGGTGTTTATTAGGTATACGGCTTTTTATTTTGTTTATTATTTATTGTTTATTGTTTATTTTTTCCAAACATAAACGATTTCATCATAATTATTCTGACGTTTGGATTTTTTATATGGATAACTATCATGCGCGGGACCAAACAATTTTACGCAAACGTTTTCATAAACTTCTTTGTTTATATTCAATGCATATATACCATTTGGTTTCAAGTTTTTATAAGTATTTGAAAAAAGTGGAATGTAAAATGCAATATCCATTTCTTTTTTTGATACATATTCCGCATTGTTCTCGTATTTTTGAATAAAATAATAAGGAGGTGATGTAAAAACAAAGTCATATTCTAATTTACTATAATCAACATTTAATGCGCTATCAAAAATCATTTGCACATCGGTTTTACTTCTCTCTTTCAAGAATTCTCTAAGCTCTTTGTAAGGTTGAATTAATGAATTGTTTAGCTCAATACCAATATATCGTGGAATGTTCAAAGCAGACGCTGCGACAGCAGCTCCACCCCAGCCAGCACAAAAATCCAAAACGGTAGTTGGATTATATTTTGCATAAATTTCCATGTATACTAGCGGTCGTATTATATTGATTGCGCTTATACATATATTATATACCTCTTTAAGAACAGTGTAATAAGCCTTTTTTTTGGTTTTATTTTTAACAGTATCATAATAATGTAGCATGTTTTGTATGAACTTCTTTTTTTTGAATTCGTCAATATTAACTATGAATTCATAAAAATTTATATTGTATTTTCCTCGCGTGGACAACCTTTGAGAAAAAGTAAAATAGTCTACTACATTGTTTCCGATTCGGGACCTAGGTGACATAGAATACGCGTTACTTCCGATTTCAATTAGCTGTTTCATCTCTTTATTAATATCGTGCAATGTGATATTTTTGATTTGTTTTGAAATTTCGGTTTTTTCTTCTTGAGTAAACGTCTCTTTTAACATTTTACATTCATAAAATATTAAAATTATAATAAAATAATTCAACAACCATAATTTACTTCTTTTTTTTGAATATCAGAATAATTTGCAATCTGTTTACCTATTTTTGGTTTAATGCAATACCATTGTGAAAGTGGTTGTAATTTTTTCATATACATATCTAGACAATAATCTGGAAATTCATATCCTAATGGCTCCAACAATTTAATTGATTCCTTAAAATTATCTAATAGTATATGTGCAAATTTTTTGCTAACAGCATATCCTGATAATGTTTGTGCATCAATAATTTTTGTAATAAATGGATAATTTGTCGTTTCTTCAACAAGTGTATTTGATGACAACATTAATACATCAAAATTTATTGTATTATTAAATACTTCATTTATTAATTCATTTATAATATTTTGCGGTTCAGTAAAGATGAAATCATCTTCAAAAATAATACATGTATCTTTACCAGAATTAATAAAACTTTCTAAAGCCATAACATGAGATTTAGCACAACCTAAAATACCAAAGGTTTCATAATAAATTCCTTCAATTCTATTAATTTTATCTTTTGAAATATTAGTTTTATTTAATTGGTTAGTAATATTTTCTAATCTATCTAATCTATGTTTTAAGTTAATGTAATAAACAACATCAAAAATATTTAAACCTTCTGTATAGTTAAACATATAAATATGTTTATATTTAATAGAATATCATATAAACGTAATTCACAAATATATATCACAATCGTCTAATTTGTAAAATAAAAAAATATATTATAATTAGATGAAAATAGTAATTAATTCATATATAAAAAATAATGTTGCTTTGAATCATTTGTTAGAGAGTATGAAGAAACAAGATGAGTTTAAATTATATGATATAATTGTAATGGTAGGTGGTTATTATAATAATAAATGTTATGAAATTTATAAAAATATTGAAAAAGTGGATAATATTACATATATTAGATGTAATCATAATAGTATTGATTTTACAGGGTTAATAACGTTGTTAGAGTTGTACAATAAAAATGAAGATGAATACTACTTTTATTTACATGATACATGTAAAATTGGTGATAATTTTTATAAAAAATTACAGTCAATTGACTTAACAAATGTTTCGTCCATTAAAATTAATAAATGGTTTTCAATGAATATGGGAATTTATTCACAAAAAATAATAAATTCATCCAAAAATTTTTTGTTGTCAAAAAAAAATACTGATGAAAGTAGAAGTATGGAATTTAAAAGTGTAAATTTTCAAGAAGATTACATATTTAACAATGATCCCAGTAATATTTTGTTGGATAATTATGACGGTCCATATTGTACGGGAGAACAATTTGATTATTATAATACCGGTACTATGCGTATTGTAGAATATTATGCTAATATAGATTTATACAAAATTAAAGCAAATTGGCGACAGAAATCATTAATAGATGGAATATGGACGTTAAATGTATAAAATAACTAATTACAATGTTTATTATTAGTTATTTTCGGTTTAAAAAAATATTGTTGTATAAAATACATATTCATACAATAATAAATAAAAATAATGAATTCTATAAAAAATATTGAACATGCATTTTATATAAATTTAGAATCAAGAGTTGATAGAAAACAACACGTTGAAGAACAACTAGCCAATATTGGAATATGCGCTACTAGATTCAATGCAATAAAACTTACTAATGGAGCAATTGGATGTAGTATGAGTCATTTGAAGTGTCTAGAAATAGCTAAGCTAAATAACTGGGAACACATTTTAATCGTTGAAGATGACATTCTTTTTTTAAATCCGGAGTTGTTTAAAAATCAAGTAGATAAGTTTTTAAAAAAACATACAAATTTTGATGTTCTTCTGATTGCAGGAAATAATGTACCTCCGTATCAAAAAATAGATGACTCGTGTGTAAAAGTATACCGTTGTCAAACTACGACAGGGTATATTGTTAAAAGACACTATTATGATACAATGATTTCCAATGTTAAAGAAGGAATTCAAAAATTGATGAAAAATCCTGAACAACATGTTCAATATGCAATTGACAAATATTGGTTTAGATTACAGGAAAAAGATGATTGGTTTCTAATTACACCACTCACAGTAACACAGCGTGAAGATTATAGTGATATTGAAAAAAGACATACAAATTATACGCGTGTCATGGTAGATTTGGATAAAGAATGGATGTTCAAACGACAACCACTCAGACAACCACACCCATCACAGTATCAACCATTTAGGAAATAATTTCTGGATAATCACATAAGTTTACGTCAGTAAATATTTTATTGGTTGCAATATTCAGTATATCTATTTTGTACTTCTCATCTAAATTAAATCCAATAGCATAATCTTCAAAATATTCATTCATAATATTTACCTTTTTAGCGATTAAATCTTTAACTGCAAATTTAGATAAAAAATAAAATCTTCCATTGCAATATTTTGTCGCGTAGATAGGTAAATATTTTGGTAATTCAGGATGAATTATATGATATTGTGATAAATGCGAAAACGGAACGTCAACTACGTAACCGCCATAATGAGAAGTAGGTTTTTTATTTGTAATTAATTTTGTAATTGTATTGAAAAATTTAGTGTTTGTCAACATTTGATCATCATCTGTTTTAAAAATATATTTATAATCAAATGTTGAATTGACCGCAATATAAGATTGTATCACTTTTTTGGGCAATGATTTGTAATCATCAGGTGTTTTTACCCATAAAATGTTGTTAACATTGTCAAATATGAAGTCGCTATCCAGTGATTCGTTACCAATAACATGATAATATTTTAAAAAAGGTGGTATTGACCTGAGCCATGTATTTTTTTGAATGCGCGCTTTATTTTCATATTTTTTACAATTCATTATGAGTAGGATGAAATTTTGGTTTATCATATAACATAAATTTCTTATTATACGTTATATATGTTATATGATTTTATATTTGTTTTTTATTTAGTTATTATTTACATATTTTCTTGAATTATTTGATTTGTCATTCCTTCAACTTCAAATAGATATTTTATTTCATGGTAATAATCAAGCATTCTATTATATTCTTCTTCTGTAATAGATTTTAAAATATTTTCTAATGAATTAATTTCTGATATATGAATACTAATACATAAACGTGTATAATCAATAATATTTTTAAAAGGAAGCCATTCTATATCATTCCAAATATAAATAGGTATAGATCCTAATTGAAAACATTCAAAAAATCTAAAAGAACCGCGACCATATCCTCTAGGGGCTAATACAAATTTAGAATCAACTGTTGTATTTATAAAAATATTTTGAAGAGTTTCATTTACGTTTGGTGTCCATCCACCTGAAGCAAACATCTTAAAATTTAGATTGTTAGCTAAATTATTAAACATTTCTTCTCTAACATTTGGTAATACATTGTTACATGTAATATTTCCAACAAAAGAGCATAAAAATGGTTTGTCATTAAATTTTTTTTTGCTTATTAATTCTAATTTATTATCTACGTCCTGATAAATTAAAGGAATTGCCGAGGTTCCTGAACAAGCGCCATATATAATTGTATTTTCAGGTAAAATTAATAATGGACCATCATCATATTGAACTACAGTAAAATAACCATGTTCGCTAGGATTATTTCCAATCCATTCATTTAAACATTGTTGCATTTCATTTTTCATATTTTGGAACCAACCTTCTATTTGAAAATTTGTCCATAAAGCAGGTATATATTTCCTTTTTAATAAAGGTTCTTCATTTTTAATCTTATTCAAAAAATATTCTTCCAAATATAAACCATTTTTAAAGGGTGGATAAGTATCTTTATTTGAGCAATAAAATAGCGGATTGTTTATTAACATATAAATTTATATATATGTGTTTTTATATAAATTTATATGTTAATATATTATTTAGCGAGTTTATGCTAGTTTAATTTTATAAAATTAATTATACGGTAATATATATTTAATTATATGAAAGAAACTATTTTTTATTTAGAAGGACGTGGTGGAATGTATTTATATCATTTTTTTGTTTATAATTTGGGTGGTTTATTTTATATATTAAATGAAAATTATAATACAAGAGGTCAACCAAATTCAAGTTATCTTTTAGAAAGTGATAAAATTATATCTAAGCCAAGTAACAAAATTGAGTTTCCTATAAAAATTCATATGAAAGATATTTTACCATTTCAAAGAGAAGCATTTGAAATAATAAAAGATAAATTTGAATTGATTGAAGATTTATCAAAAATAACAGATTATGAAATAGTATCTATTTATGGAGAAACCTGTGTTAGAGATGGTTACGGTGATAATCAACAAATTATATATCCATTTGTACGCAATTTATTTTTAGAAAAATTGAATTACAATGTTATTCCAAATAAAAGAATTTTTATTACAAGAAAAAATTCTGAATCTCAACATTATGATATTTTAAAACGTTCTATAATAAATGAAGAAGAGTTTTTTAAAAATTTGTCAAAATATGGATTTGAATATATTCAACTTGAAAATTATAATATACATGATAAAATCAAGTTAATTATGGAAAGTGAAGTAATAGTTTCACCACATAGTTCTGCTTTAACATTAGCATTGGTTGCTAACAAAAACGCAAAAATTATAGAAATAGTAGATAGAGGTGACGGGACTAGAAATCAACATTACATAAATATTACGTCACATTTACAGCTTAATTATAATAGATATAGTGACATTCAAGAAGATTATTATGGTAATTTTAATATAGATTGTAGTAAATTTGAGGAATACTTATTGAAATTTTTATAATTCAATGTATTATATGAAATCCGCATTATTAATAACTGGATATTCAAGATGCTTTAAAGAAAATATTAATAATATAAGAAAATATATTATTGATGAAAATAACGTTGACATTTATATTCATTTAACCATTGATAAAGAAAACAAATACATTAATAAAGAAATAAAAACGGATGAGGTCTTTAAATTATTAAATCCGAAAATTATGATTGTATCTAAAAATATTCATTTTCACGAAGATAAAAAGGTCAATAATTTACTAAATCAAAATTATAAATTATTATTATTAAATGATAAAAGAAAAGAATTTGAACATTTAGAAAATATTAAATATGATAACATTATCAAGATAAGACCTGATTTATATTTAAAACAACATATAAATTTAAATATTAAATATGACAAAATACAAATTCCAAAAGATTCAAAAATGGATCTAGCTAAATTAGAAAAAATAACTGATAATTTTTTGTGTGATATAATCGCATATGGCGCCAACGAATTAATGGATAAATATTTAAATTATTATAAAGATTTAGAAATTTTAATGATAAAATATGGTTATATAAATGAGACACTTTTATATCATTACTTGAATGAAAATAACATTGTCTATGATGAAGTAGATATAGATTTTCATGTTGTGTTATCATTATGTAATACTATTGCAATAACAGGAGATTCGGGATCAGGAAAAACTAGACTTTCTAATATTGTTAAAAATATATTTAACGATAGTTTTGTATTAGAGTGTGATAGATATCATAAATGGGAAAGAAATCATGAAAATTGGGATGAATTTACTCATTTAAATCCAAATTCTAATTATATTACAAAAATGCAACAAGACGTATTTGATTTGATAATTGGTAATAATATTTATCAAGTTGATTATGATCATAAAACAGGAAAATTTACTGATAAAGAATTAATTGAAAGTAAAGATAATATAATTGTATGCGGGTTGCATTCTTTGTATATAGAAGAAACTATAATAAATTTGAAGATATACATAGACACTGACGAAAATTTGAGGTTGCCGTGGAAAATTAGCAGAGATATTAAAAAACGTGGATATTCTATTGAAAAAATAATGGAACAAATAAATAATAGAAAGGAAGATTTCAATAAATATATTTTGCCGCAAAAAAATATAGCAGATATAATTATTAATTTTTATACTGACAAATTGTTTCATCTAGATAATTTCATTCCCTATGAAAAAATAAATATTTTTTTGCGAATTGGAATATCAAATAATTTTAACATAAATAAAATTATTACATCATTAAATATAACTAAATTTGTAAATGAAAAAGGATATATATATTTGTACTTTAATGATTATGTATATGAAGATATTATAAAAACTATTATAAATAATTTGTATAAATAATATAAATTTAATAATATTATAATTATTATAACACTACTAGTAAATTATGTTTTACAAAGGAATTATTCTTGATTTAGATAATACATTATACAATTACAATATTTGTCATTCAAAAGCATTGAACAATGTATTAACATTTTTACAAAAAAACTATAATAATAAAAAAGATATTGATGAACTAAACAATTTATATCATGATATTTCAAATAAATTAAAATACGAATTGAATTCAACTGCTTCTTCTCATAACAAAAATATTTATTTCAAACAATTGATAGAACAATTAAATTTAAATTATTCAATTGTTCAAATTTTAAATGATTTGTATTGGAAAACATTTTTTGAAAATATGGTTTGTTTTGAAGGGGTCCACGATTTTATTGTTTGGAATAAAAATATAGAAGTTAAGATCGGGGTTCTTACAGACTATGAATCTGAATATCAAATACAAAAACTAGAAAGATTAGGTTTAATAAATTTTATTGATACTATTGTAACCAGCGAAGAAGTAGGAATTGAAAAACCTAGCTCTCAAATGTTTCAAACAATTTTAAGAAAGATGGAGTTAAGAAGACACGATGTTATAATGATAGGTGATGATTTTAACAAAGATATTAGGGGCGCATTGAATATGAATATACTTAGTTATTGGTTCAACTCAAACAAAACAATTAAAAATGTTAATAATAATAATATTAAACACATTGAATTCACTTCTTTTCAAAAATTATATAATGAATTTAATGAAATTCATAACGAATTGATTAAATTAAAACAAATATCCAAATATTGTGGTGAAAGATTTGATTTGGTTCAAGCGGGAGGCGGAAATACTTCTGTTAAAATAAATAACTTGATGTTTATTAAAGCTTCTGGTTACAATTTGACTAATATAGACGAAAACAATGGTTATGTTGCAATGAATAATGAAACATTATTGAATGATATTTATAATAATAATACTATAAAAGAGGTGACAGAATACAATTTTATAGGAAATAAACGAGGCTCTATTGAAACATTTATGCATTCTATTTTAAAAAAATATACAATCCATTTACATCCAATACAAGTAAATCGTATTTTAGTAACCAAAAAAGCAAAAAGTATAATAAAAGAAATATATCCTAATTCATTGGTAATAGATTATTTTACTCCTGGAATAAAAGTATGTAATGAAATTAAAGAAAAATATAATAATGAAAATGTAATATTCTTGATAAATCATGGTATAATCATTACAAGCGACAATTATGATGAATTATATAAAATATTAGTAGAAGTGTTATATAAATTTGAAATATATCAGTGTATTGATTATCATTATGAAAAATATAAAAACACAAATAAAATTAGTTCTCTTGTGAATAATCTATTTAACACAAACAATGTTTCTTATTTATGCGAAAATGCTACGATAAAACATTATTTAAATAATAAAATAGAATTATTTAAAGAATCAATAACATTTCCAGATTTTTTAATATATTGCGGTTTAGAAATACTATTTGGGTTGAACTACATTGAAGAATATAAAAATAAATATAATGAACCACCAAAAATAATAATTGATGACGGAAACATTTATATCAATAGTATTTCAATTACAAAATGTAAAGAAATTGAAGAGGTTTTGAAATCAAATTTGATTATAGTGGACACAGATTTAGAAAAAAATGTGTTGTCATTTGAAGAAATTTGTTTTTTAAATAATTGGGATGCAGAAAAATATAGGAAATTATTATAATAATAAAATAATATAAATGTTATATGTTCATTATTATATATTATTAAACGAATGATGAATTACACTATTTTAATTCACACACACTCTGATTACTCTTATTTATGGCCAATTATAAATGATTATACAAAAAAATATAAATTTAATAAAGTTTTAGCATATGATAAAATACCTAAAGGAGCAATTCTACCTGATTGCTTTGATAAATATATAAAATATGATTCTTCACTTTTATTTACAGATAGGTTAGTTCCCATTTTACAACAATTGCATGAGGAATATGTTTTCATTATATATGATGTTGATATCATTATAAATATAGATGAAGACGCGCTACAAACATACATTGAAATAATGAAAGAAGACAATATTGATAGGCTAAATATTGCTGTATTTGATGGTTTTTCGCAAAAATATTGCAAAAAAAATATTTGGGGTTTATGTGATTTAAATTCTATTTTAAAACAAAAATCAAATCATTTTATACCTATTGATTGCAATCCTACAATTTGGAATAGATTATCATTTATAAATTTATTAAAACAATTTCCAAATAATAAATACAATTCTTTTGACTCCAATTTAGATATTATTAATCATTGTAAAACAAAATTAAAATGTTATGGAATTCAATATACTCCTAATTTAAAACTTCTTTATAATAGAGGGCTTACATATTGTAATAAATTATCATTTTTACATTTAACAGTAAAAGGTAAATTTTTAATACCATTCAGTAGTTACCATGATTATGAAAATGAATTATATGAAATTATATCAAAATATAATTTAGATGTAAATAAAATAGGTACAGAAGAAGCAACACATGGTTGTTTATATTTTGATAAATTAACTATTAATTAATAAATATTTTTTATATTAAAGATTATTTATTATTTTATATTAAAGATTATTTATTAATTAATATATGGAATTTAATAAAAATTATTCACTGTGTGATTGTAACAATGTATTTTTAGATAGTAAACTAGATGAATTATTTGGACAAAAAGAGAATGGTTTTTTTATAGAATTAGGTGCTAATAATGGATTATTACAAAGTAATACTGCCTTTTTAGAAAAGAACCGAAATTGGAATGGAATATTAATTGAACCTAATGTACAAAATTTTGAACTTTGTATTAAAAATAGACCTAACTCAATTTGTTACAACTATGCATGTGTGGCAGATAATTACGGTCATAATTGTATATATGGTGATTTTAATTTACCACATAATGATAATATATCTTTAATGTCATCTGTTAATGGAGTTAGATTACAAAACAATACAAATAATATAGCAGTTCCAGCAGCAACATTAACTGACATTTTAGATAGACAACCATTACCTAAAATAGATTTGTTATCATTAGATGTTGAAGGTTATGAATATTCTGTGTTAAAAGGTTTAAACTTTAAAAAATATAAACCAATATACTTATTAATTGAAGTTTATGATTTTGATTTTGATGAAATTGTAAATTATTTAATAAATAATAACTATCATCTTGTATGCAATTTTTCAAATTATAATAAACAAACTAACCCAAACTGGGATGGAACTCACAATGATTTTTTATTTAAATTAAATGATTGATAATAATTATTCTAATTGAATAAAATTGTCCACGGACTATTTAACCCATTATCTAATTTTTCAACGTCTTCCATATTTAATTCTATTTGTTTATATTCATTTTGCGCATTCCATCCTGTATTTGACCCATCTGTATATGATACCAATAATTTATTATCATATATTTTTTCTATTTCACCAACTATATTTCCATCTTTTGTTTTGACACGCATATATTTCTTAAATTCTTTTTTTTCAAGGTGTTCTGTATTAAAATTATAATATACGTCAACGCAATCTAAACTATATCTAAATCTTTTATTAACATCTAAAAAAGTGGGCGAAACAATTGTTTCTAACTTGGTTGTTTTTGGCGAGAATAAAACATTAGTTATTCCTCCACCAATTGCACCTACAACATGTGTCGCATTAGAAAAATATAGGATTTTTTCTATACTAGTTAATTTTTCAGTAAAAACCTCTTCGTAACCTTCATTTTTAAGTTTTTCAACTAATTCATCTTCATTAACTAGCCTTCTTCGTGTAGTATAATTTGTCCCTATATTACTAAAATCATTATGTAACCATGTTCTTCGCGAAACATATATTTTTTTGGGTGTGTGAATTTTGGTTTTATCGTATTTTTCATTGACAATTTTTACTATGTTTTGATAAAAGTTATATATTTCTTTTCTAGGAGGTAAATTTGAATCAATGTCGTGTGTATATGATGTTGAAATATACAATTCTTTATATTGCGTAGATTCATCAAGTAATACAATATCAGTTTTTTTGATCTTTAAAATTTCTAAAAATTCCAATACGAAAGGATACATATCCTTTTTTTGTTCATTTGGATATTGCATAAGTAATTTTAGATTTGGTATGTCTTTTTTAACTTGCAAATATGAAATTAAATATGGTAACGAATCGTAAATAAAGTGAAAATAATTATCAGTGTTGTAAATAAAAAAAAATAATGGTTCTTCACAAAAAGTTTCAACCACTTTTTCACAATAATTAAAATTCATATTTTCTTTTTCATAAATAGTTCCACTCTTTAGAGACATTGTTCTTTCTAGTAAAGGTAAAACAATATTATTTTCTGTTTTAAGTAATACATTTGGATAATAAAGATTGTTACCTGTGACAATTGAATTGTTTATTTTATATACATTAATTTCACGATTGTTATCATCAATGGGAAATATGTTTTTGTATAATTTTATAGTATTAAATAATTGTATTTTCATTATAAATAGTTTGCAACAATGTTTTTAGATATTATTATTATTTGTTATTAAAATAATTTTATCATTTTCCATTTTTTCTTCATTTACTATATATTCATTCCATTTTTCTATATAAACATCATTATCAATTAATAAATTTGTATTATTATCATAAATATGATTAATAGTATCACAATGAATTCCAGTTTTATTATAATGTAAATTATAATATCTTCCAACTTGTACGTATAATGGATTCCATGATAAATCAGTACTACAAACGTGGAGTGTATTTACAAAAAATGAAATATTATCATTTGAAATATTATTTGCAAATAAATTGTCATATATTCCATGAGTTGTATTATAAATTATTTTGTTTTTGATTACAAAGTAAAAATTTTTAGGAAAAATCATTATTTGTTGACAAATATTTTTAAATTTTGTAGCGTTAGCTTCATTTATGTTAATAGCAGAATCAATGTGTGCAAATTTAATTTTATCATCAAAAATTATATTATCTCTAAAGTATTTTTTTAAATATAAATCAATTCTTATAAATAAAATAAATTCATAATCATTTTCTTTACTTTCTAATAAATTACAAATGTTATCATAAATATCATTTAATAATATATGTTCACCAGGAAATACTTCGTTGTAAAAATTATATTTAATCAAATTAACATTATTATTTTTGTAAAAATTTATTAATATATTGTCATCAGTATCATTTAACTTATATGAATTTATGAAAATGTCTGTTGAAATGTCAAAAGTAGTTTTTATTTGTTCAATTAAATCAATATGTGACTGCGAAGCAAATAATTGCCTTTCGGAATAATTATTTGTTCCTCTAGTTCTTGACAGTTGAGGACCGCTTCTATAACTTTCTCCCCATAAACATAGTAATAATTTTGACATTATAAATATATATATATATATATGTATATATTTATATATTTATTTTTACATATTTTTAGAGTGTTAAATAATTGTATTTTCATTTTATACATATAAAGATTATATGTATAACTTTTATATGGTAAAATATCCTAATATAATTTTAATACCTCCATGTAATACATACGGTGATATTTTATCTGTAATATCACTTATGAATTATTTAAAAATTTTTTATGAAAAAGTAATTTTATTTTTCTTTCATCCATATTCAGAAGTATATAATTTTTATAATAATTTTTTGAATAAAAATATAGATTTTAATCAAAGCTTATTTATAACTTTTGACTACATAATTAATGATTTATTAGACAATAGTAATTATGATGAATATCATATTTGTAATACACACACTGGAAATTGGATACATGATTTAAATAATTACATTTGTTTAAATCATCCAAAAATAAATAAACTTCACTATTTTTGTGATGATAACCCTTTATTTAATCTACACAAAATTAATGATAATCACATCTGTCTTCCAAATTCAAAATTACCATTGACATCTGTAGAAACCAATTCAATTATATATTATAAAATGGTTGGTCTAAATAATAATGTTAGAATGGATTATTTTCATTATTCAAGAAATTATGAGAAAGAAAAAGAAGTAAAATATATGCTATTGAAACAATTTAATTTGAATGATGGAGATAAATATAATATAGTAAATACAATTGGTTCTCAAGGAGAATTTTGTGATATAAATAGAATTAAAAAAAAAATAAATAATAATTATCAGTGTATTGATATTAATCATTTAATAGAATTTCCAGGTTGGTTATTTTTACTAATAGAAGAAGCTGAAGAATTACACCTCGTAGAAGGTTTAAATGTAAATTTTATTTATTATAGTCAGTATAAAAATATTATTAATTTAGATGACAAACAAATTTATCTTCATATATGGGCTAGAAATAGGAGATGGGAAAATTATAATCTTGATTATTCCTTCAAAATGTTTGACAATCCAAAGTTAATTAATTGGAATTTTATTCACGACGAATAATATAACAACAAATATCTCATATTGTAGTAAAATAAAGTGTTTGAATATAGACAAATATAAAAATAAAACAACATTGTAATTTATAATGTTGTTTTCTTGTCATCGCATTAATACTATTCAAGAGTTGAAAGAAATACCAAGACATTATGGTATTGAAATTGACCTGAGAGATGATTTAAATGGTGCAATACATTTGAGTCATGATCCATTCCAAGAAGGCGAATTGTTCTCTGAATTTTTAGAATATTACAATCATGCGTTCGTTATTTTGAATATTAAGAGTGAGAGAATTGAATACAAAGTTCTTGAATTAATAAAAAAACATAATATAACTCACTATTTTTTCCTTGATTCATCATTTCCAATGATTTATAAATTGAGTAATGAAGGTGAAAAAAACATTGCTATTCGTTTTTCAGAATTTGAAGGTCTAGATACTGTTTTAGCTATGCAAGGAAAAATACAATGGGTTTGGGTTGATTGTTTTACCAAAAACCCGTTGACATCTGAAGTGTATAAAATATTAAAAGATGCCGGTTTTAAACTCTGCTTTGTCTCTCCAGAATTACAAAATCAACAAGAAAAATTGAAACAATATAAAGATTTTTTTAATAAAGAAAATATAGTATTAGATATGATATGTACAAAAAAATATAATATAAATAAATGGTATAAATAATATAAATATAAATATAAATATAATTGATGAAAAAAATAGGTATAGTAATTTATCATCAATGTCCTACAGATTCTATAGTTTGTTTCGGATTGCCCATATATTATTCAACTATTTATGATAGTATTATTTTATTAGTTACAGAACATGCTTCTAGTATTTTTAAATTATTTCCATATGCATATAGAAATATAGATTGTAAAATTATATATATTACTTCAAATCAACTAATAGAAACTGTAAATAATATAATAGAAACAGATAAAGATAATTTTTATGAATACTTGCCTCATGGTATTTGGTATCAAACTCAAAACCCAAATTTTATTCAAAATAAATGTATTACTGAAAATCCAGAAAGATATTTGGCTTGTTCACAATATTTTTATTGTAATTATTCAAAATATATTTTAGATTCAGAAATATGTTTCAAATATTTTGTTATAGATAGAAATATTGATTTAGAAATAGAAAAATATAAATCTATTACAAAAAAAATAAGTAATTTTTATTACATTACAAATGCTGATATATCTGTATTTAATAATGAAAAAATACCACTGTATAATTATTTTAATTTAGAGTATTCTAGCGACATATTATTTGATATGATAACACTAATAGAAAACTCCCAAGAAATCCATTTAATTGGTTCATTCTGGTCTTTAATTATTTATTATCTACAATTAAAATATAACTTATTTTCAAATATTAAAATTTATTTTCATTCATACGTTAGACACGGTAGATTAGAAGGTTTTTATCATGAACACGGTACCTTATCAAATTGGATATTTTATAGATGTCCGGTAGATTGCATAGAAAATGAACATTCGATAAGTGGTATTTAATTTTTAATATAAATAATATAAAAATATTATTATTATTTATATAATCACATGCAAATAATAATACCAATGTCAGGAATGGGCCAACGTTTTGTAGAAGCAGGTTACATTGACCCTAAACCACTTATTCACGTAGACGGTAAACCAATAATAGAACATGTTGTAAATTTGTTTCCTGGAGAGCAAAACGTTACTTTTATATGTAATGAACAACATTTAAAAGTAACAAATATGAGAGATGTTTTAAATAACATATGTCCGTATGGAAAAATATATGAAGTACCTGTTGAAGGCAGAGAGGGTCCTGTCCATGCAGTATCTTTAATATTTGACAGTATTGATGACGATAAAGAGGTTATTGTTAGTTATTGTGATTATGGAACATACTGGGATTATCCGGAATTTCTAAAAGATACACGAAATAGAAATGCTGATGGAGCAATTGCTTGTTATAAAGGGTTTCATCCACATATGTTAGGAAGTGATAATTATGCATTTTTGAAAGAAAGTGAACCTGACTCTAGATGGATGGAAGCTATACAAGAAAAAATGCCGTTTACAAATGATAGAATGAGCGAATACGCATCAAATGGAACTTATTATTTTAAATCTGGTGCAATAATGAAAAAATACTTTCAACTTTTGATGGATAAAAAAATGAAAGTTAAGAATGAATATTATGTAAGTATGGTATACAATTTATTAGTTGAAGATATTTTAACAGTAAATATTTTTGAAATAGAACATATGTTACAATGGGGAACACCTTATGATTTGGAAGTTTATAATGATTGGTCAAGATATTTTAATAATATAATTAAGAAGCAAGACGATTTTGTTGATAATAATAATACTACATTAATTTTACCTATGGCGGGTGCAGGTAGTAGATTTTCAATAAAAGGATACAAAAATCCAAAACCGTTGATTGATGTGAATGGTTTACCAATGATTGTACAGGCTGTAAATTGCTTACCTAGCACAAAGAATAAAGTATTTATAACTTTACAAAATCATATTAATGACTTTAGTTTAACAGATATTTTGAAATCACATTATAACAATATTGAAATTTGTAGTATAGATAAAGTAACAGAAGGACAGGCATGTACTTGTGAAATAGGAATAAATAAATCAAATATTGACTTATTTAGTCCTATATTAATAAGTGCATGTGATAATGGTGTCTATTATGATGTAAAAAAATATCAAGAATTAGTTGATGATAAAAACAATGATATAATTGTTTGGAGTTTTAGAAATAACCCAACAAGTAAAAATAACCCAAATATGTATGCCTGGATGGAGGTTGATGAAAATAATAATGTTATTAGCGTATCATGTAAAAAATTTGACGAAAATAAGCATAATATAAAAACAAGTCATGTAATTATTGGAACAATGTTTTTTAGAAAAGCAAAATATTTTATGGATGGTATTAGTGAAAATTATAAAAATAATATTAGGTCAAACAATGAATTTTATGTTGATGATGTAATAAATCAAAATATTAAAATGGGATTAAGAGTCAAAGTTTTTGAAGTTGAAAATTATATCTGTTGGGGAACTCCGAATGATTATGAAACCTATGTATATTGGCGAAATTTTTTTGATAAATGGCATTGTCACGCTTATAGAAAAATAAATGACGTAACATACAAATAAATTAGTTCATTTAATTAAATAATAAATAATTTATAATAATATTATAATTAATAATATTGAACATGTTCAGTTTATGTATTCCAACGATGAATAGATTTGATAATTTTCTAATAAGGTATTTACCAGAATATTTAAATAATGAATATATTGATGAAATTATCATTACAGATGAAAATGGAAGTGATATAGAAAAAATTAAAAACTATTTTCCAAATAATGAAAAGTTGATTCTAATTAAAAACGAGACTGTTTTAGGTCCTTTTCTAAACAAATACAAAGCTTGTTCCATTGCAAAAAATGAATGGATTGCTTTAATAGATTCAGATAATTTTGCCGATAAAAATTATTTTATAACTGCAAAAAATTATATTAATGAAAATAATAATAAATTACAAAAAAATGTAATTTTATCGCCTAGTATAGGCAAACCAATTTTTGATTTCTCTCATTTGTCTGGATTTATTTTTACAAAAGAAAATATAGAAGAAATTAGACAAAAAGAAAAAGTTATTATAAAACCTAATAATTTTACAAGTGAAACCCTCTTTAATTTGGGTAACTATATAATTAATAAACAATTGATTGACAATTTAAATATGAATAGTGAAATTATAAATATTCATAAATCATCTGCTTGTGATGTTACGTATTTCAATGTATTGTTGTTTGAACAGTTAGATTTAAACTTTCATGTCGTGACAAATCTTGAGTATGAACATGTAGTTCACAATGAAAGTATTTATATGTTAACTAGATACAAAAATGAAGATGTAAATAATAGTATAAAAGAAAGATTTTACAATTTACATTAAAGTTACAAAAATTTGAAAAACAAAATGTTTACTCTACTACATAATGTATTTTAATACAAAATAGTATTATCAATAGGACTTTTGCATGTCATAATATCAGGATGAACTAAATTATAATCAGGAAAATAACAGGTTTGTATTTTATCTGAAAAAAAAGCGGCACACCATGATAATGTGCTTTTAGAACAAATCAAAACTTCGGCTTCTTTCATAATATAATAATCAGTAAGAACATCATTACTTTCAAAAATAGTATTAATATTTTGTTCTTTTAAAAAATCTTGAATATAATTAATATAATCAAATTCAAACGTGGTTTCAGGTTTATTGCAAACAATACAAATACTATCAATATCATGATCACTGTGATTTATTTTGATATATCTTAAAAGTTCAACTACTCTTTCTTTTGTAATATATAAATTATGTGTTACAAAATCTTCCAATCTTAAATGTAATACACATTTATATTTTTTATTGAAGTTACATGGTGTATTCAAAATATCTATCATATAAAATTTTTGACAATTTAAATCCCCTGCTTTAATACCATCTGTTAAAACATAATGAGTTGGATTATTTTTAATAAAGTTTAATATAGATTCTTTATGTTCCTTATAAATAGTATCATGTTGATAATAACCGTACATGTTGACAGAAGATATATTATTTGTTGCGCAGTTTCTAATAAAAATATTATAGAAATCTTTGTCTGATAAATTAGAGCATTGATTTTTATTAACAAAATAATTACCATTACATAACATGCAAACTATTGCTGAAGCCATATATCTATAAATAGCATTACCTAATCTTCCTAATATTACAAAGTTCACTTCTATCATTGTTTGTATATACAAACAAGAAATATTTTTTAAATAATATAACTTAAAAACTATTTATTGTTTAATTACATAAAAATGTTAATTGTGGATGTCCCGTTAATTTTTCAGCCAAAATATACAAGTGATTATCCTTGCTATAGTAGTGGGAAAAATATGGAAGAAATATGCTATGATTTTTTTTCTATACATAAAGATACTATTGATAGTGACTACGTTTATTTGCCTGTTTTTTGGACATCATATTATATTATAAATGACTATGCAAATAATATTGATGAACTTTATAATTGGCTTGATACTTTAGATAAAACCAAAAAATACTTTACTATAGTTCAATATGATGATGGTATCTTTGTTAGAAATTTTGAACTAGACATATTAGTATTCAGTGGTGGAGGTGGCGGATTAAACATTAAAAATGATGAAATACCATGGGAAGTGTCATTTTATGGATTAAATAGGCATATAGTTTTTTGCAATAAAGCTGATTATGATATTCCATTATTATGCTTACCAGTATTTCCTGAGATAGAAAGCGTTAAAAAGGATATTTTCTGTTCATTTATGGGGAGATTTGATACACATAAATGTAGAATTGAAATGAAACATTTATTAGAAACAAATACAACATTTCAATTTTTAAATTCAGAAAATTTTGAACAATATAAAACAATAATAAATAGAAGTATTTTTACTTTAGCTCCAAGAGGATGTGGATATACATCTTTTAGAATATATGAAGCTATAATGGGAAATAGTATTCCAATTTACATATGGGATGATAAACAAATATTACCTTTCTCTGACATAATTAATTGGAATGATTTTGCTGTTGTTATTCATTCAAGCGAAATAGAGCAATTACCAAATATATTACAAAATATCAATATAGATGAAAAAATGAAAAATCTTTTGAAAGTAAAGCATATGTTTACATTCAATTACATTTTTGAATATATTACGCGAAAAATTGAGAAACAAAGAAAAATTTCAATTGCTATACCTCATTATAATAACAGTAGTTATATATGCGATGCTATAGATCCGTTAATTAATGATTCAAGAATAAATGAAATTATTATTTGTGATGATAAATCTAATGACATTGATGCATTAGAAAAAATAATATTAAATTATAATAATCCAAAAATTAAATTGTTTAAAAATGAAACTAATTTGGGATGTTATCATAATAAAATAAATACAGTTTTAAAATGCACTAACGATTGGGCTATATTATTAGACTCGGACAATATATATGATAAAAAATGTATTGATATTCTTTATAATATACCAAATTGGGATAAAAATACTATTTATACACCATCGTGGGGAATAACTTTTCCGAATCATCCGTCGCCAATGTTGAATTATTTAAAATACAATAATCAATTTATTACAAAAACAATGTATTTGAATAATTTTAATGATCATAATTTTAAATGTTTAATGAATAATTGTAATTATTTTTTACCTGTAAAAAAATTTATTAATTGTATGAATGATATACAAAACAATTATAAGCGTGAAATCATTGATGCATTAGATTCTGCTGTTTTATTTACCGATTGGTTACTTAATAACAACCATATTTTTGTAGTTGAATTGTTGCATTATAAACATCGCTTACACGACAAATCAAATTATATATTATCAAATTCTCATTCACATAGTGAATTTGTAAATAATATGTTGTTTAATAAAATTAAAGATTCATTATAATATATATAGACACTTACACTTTTGCACATTCAAAACGCCCACAATGTGGGCACTTATGAGTGAATAAGGTGATAGTGATTGTGAATTTGTAATGCGCAATGGTCTAATGATAATATCATTAGACCATTTGGTAATTTCATGTTATTCTGACCCATTCATCCGGAAATAAATCAGACACAACTACATCGCTCATTTTAGGTCCAAACCATACAGATGGGTAACATATAATTTTCGTAGGGTTCGCGTTAAAATATGCTGCCCACCAACTAAAAGAACTGTTTGCAATAATATTATGATTGCAACACGACATTAATAACATTTGTTGCCAATCATCCAATGTATTTGTAGCTCTTTCAAATTCAATTGCTGGAAACTCGTTTTTTAATAATTGAATAGTTTTATTTACTGATTCTACGTCTTCATTTTCACAAAAATATAATACATTTGGAGTGTAATCAATCTTATTTACAATATACTGTAGCGCGTTTTTATAATATTCCACAGACATAATTGGATGATAATCTGGTAAATTTTTATAATCGCCTAATCTGAAGTGCATTGAAATACTTTTCTCCAAAAATTGTGCTGTATGATAATTATCAACTACTTCTTCTAGTATGTCAAGACGTTTTTCAGCTACATTCAACATGCGACAAATGATATCGTAGTTTTCTTGAAAATATTTATAACTTTGAAAATATCCGCTTAACATAATGTTAATATTATTATTGTATTTCAAATGGTCATACGGTAATTCCTTAAATTGAAAACCATCTTCATTACAAACCACGTCAAAATGTGGGTAATTATCCATTAAAAAACCAGATAATTTGAATAAAAATGTTTTCCAATATGTTTTTCTCTTAGTACATCCGTATTCTCCTAATTCTTCGGAATTTATAAATTTAAACATATGTTTATATTTTATAGCGTGTGATATAACTGTAAAAATTTGAAAAAGCTGGTTTCCTAGTCCACCCATTAGTCTGCATGTTATCATTGTTGTGTATTATGTATGATATAATAGATAATGTTTAAATTTATTTTTACTTTAATTAAAAAAATGAATTTTATATAAAATTATATACTGAACTATAATAATAATAGTTGTTCAATGTTAATTCATAAATACAAGCCTGAAAATCTTGAAAACATAATCGGAAATACAGAATGTATCAAATCTATTCAATGTTGGTTTGAAAATTGGTATAACGAAAAAGAAACCAAAACAAAAACAAATGCTAAAAATATATGCGCATTATTATCAGGACCCAATGGTATAGGAAAAACATTGACTATTGAATTATTAATCAAAAAATATAATTTAAATCCAATATCATTAAATCCTGATGAAAAAGCAGATAAAGACTACATCACGAAAACCATTATACCATCTATTCAAACAACCAAAAATTTCACTAAAAAACAAAATATATTTGTCATACATGACATTGATTGTTACGATGATTACGGGTTTATTTCGTCTATTGTAAATTGTTTGAAAGAAACTAAAATACCGGTTATTGCAACTTGTAATAATCGTTATGATCAATCTCTGAAACCATTGATACTGTATTGTTTAGACGTGAAGTTTCAAAAACCAAAAGCAACCGACCTAATAAAATTTATAAAACATATTATAAAAAAAGAATCTATAACAATTTCCGATGCAAAGTTAAATCAACTCATAGAAGATTCAAATTATGATGTACGCAACGTGTTAAACAATTTACAATTACTTTGTGGAAATATTAATATGAAAAATAATGAAAACAACACAAATTCCAAAGACAAAACAAACACGAATATATTTGAAGTGACAAAACAATTCATGTCTCAAAATCTTGAATTGGAAGATAAACAAAGATTATTTTGGTGCAACAATGACATTCTTCCGTTGATGATACATGAAAATTATCCTGTAAACAATATTAAAATGAAAAATGAAGCGACACATTTAAATAATATTGCAGAATCTATTCATAGTTTGAGTGATATAGATTTATTTGAAAAAGACATACATATGAATGGAAATTGGGAACTATTACCATATACAGCATGGTCTTCAATAAAATCAGTTGCAAATTGTCATTCAAAAACTATGATAAAATTTACTTCTTTCTTTGAAAAAAGAGCATCAAAGAAACAAACTATGAATTACGATGGCGTTCCAAAAGTAGAAGAAAAAGCTAAAAAGAAAAGTTCTCCAAAACGCAATTATTCTGTGAAGGAGCCAAAGACACCTAAAGTTAAGGTAGCTAAGGTAGCTAAAAGTAAACAAGAACCTAAATCTAAATCTAAATCTAAATCTGATAGTATTGAAGTTCAAGAAAAACCTAAAATTGTAAGGAGAAAAAAGGTAAAATTGATTATTGAAGAATAAAAGTGAACGATTAGATGCGTTCTTCAATAGATACTGGCTGTTCAACTACTACTGGTTGTGAGACTTGTTCTTCTACAATTACGTGTGATTCTTCAATAGCGACAGTTAGCTCTTCTAAAATTACTTTTTCTACAGCTGATTCTAGTTTTTCTATTACAGGCTCTTTCATATTTTTTAATTGTTCAATAATTTTGGTTGGCTCGTCTGTACTATCTAGTGTCTTTGTGGTACATGCAACCAAATTCATAAGTTTATTGTAAACATAAGACAATTTTGTTTTTAGTGAAGAAATTAGTGGGCTTTTAAATGTCACATTTACTTTGATTTCTTCATTATTAACTTTAGTTTCTTCGCATATTTTAATTTCAACAGTTCCAATTTCTTTCTTTTCTAAATTTAAATCGCTTGTTTCGGTTTTAGTTTCCATTTATTATATATAAATATAAAATTTACTTTTTATATTTATTTTTCTCATAATAATTTTGAAAACGTACATTATTATTATTCTATTAAACCTTCGCCTCTAAACCAGCACTGAACTTTTGATTCGGCTTGCTCACGTAATGTAAGTTCATCGTCAGGATGTTTTGGAAGTTTTGAAAAAAAACAATCTTCTGTGTAATTAGGATCAAATTTTAATTTTTTCAATAATTCTGTTGCTTCATTTCTTTTGGCTTCGGTCATATTACTACCAAAGTTATTTAAAATTTCGTCAATTTCAGAATCACTTAAAGTATCAATAATATTACTACCACCAAACATTTTTTTACTATGTTTCTTTTGTCTGATTTGTCTGCTATGTCTGCTATGTCTGCTTCGTTTCATTAAAGTTTTACGTTTTTTATGTGTTCTTCTATGTTTGTATTTTCTTAACGATCTTTTTTTAAGAGAGTTCTTTTTACTTGGCATTGTTATATATTTATATATATACATGTGATTTTTTTTACATAAGAAAAATATAAAAACATCTAAAAATCTTCTGTTAAGTCAAAAGTACTATCGTCTTTGGTTTTTGTCGCAAGCGCATAAGAGTCATTGTATCTTTCAAAGAAATTGACTTTTCCTTCTAAACTAATCAATTCCATAAAATCAAATGGATTACACACATTGTAAATTTTATCATATCCAAGTTGGACGCACAACCTATCCGCGCAAAATTGAATATATTGTGTCATCAACTGTGAATTCATACCTATAAGACGACATGGTAATGCTTCGCAAATAAACTCATTTTCTATTTCAACGGCCTCTTTAATAATTTCATGTACGCGTGATTTTTTTACCTTGTTAACAAGTTTACTATATAATAAAACAGCGAATTCACAATGCAGAGCTTCGTCACGTGAAATCAGCTCATTTGAAAATGTAAGACCAGGCATCAATCCACGCTTTTTCATCCAATAAATACTGCAAAATGCACCACTAAAAAAGATACCTTCTACACATGCAAAAGCAATTAACCTTGTTGCAAAACCACTTCTATTATCCTTAATCCATTTTTGAGCCCAATCACCCTTCTTTTTAATACATTCAAAATTTTCTAGAGCGCGAAACAACTTGTCTTTTTCTTCGGCATTTTTAATATATGTTTCAATCAATAAACTATAAGTCTGACTATGAATATTTTCCATTGCAATTTGGAAACCATAAAATGCTCTAGCTTCTGATATTTGAACATCGTTCATAAAACGTAAACCTAAATTTTCCAATACGATTCCATCACTTGCAGCAAAAAACGCCAGAATCATAGACAGGAAAAATTTCTCTTCTTGTGATAAGGTGTCCCAATGAGCCAAATCTTTTGACAAATCAATTTCTTCGGCTCGCCAAAAACAGTCAACTTGTTTTTTATACATTTGCCACACGTCATCGTACTTGATTGGAAACATTACAAATCTATTATCGTCAGGATTCAATAAAGGCTCGTTTACGTTTTTAGACATCCTAAATAATATATAGCGAAGATTTTAAATTTTTTCAGTTAAAAATTATAAATTAAATAATAGAAAAAATATAAAATATATTTATTATTTAAGAATAACTATTTTAAATGGAATTGGTAGCCTTCAAACGACCTATGGAAATAAATAATTATAATAACAATTATAATAAACAAGAAGATGAATATTTACAATTACAGTATGTTATAGAAGCAAAAAGAAATATGTTACTTAAAAAACAAAGGAAAATACAGACAATAGCAAAACAGAATGCCTTTTTAGAACACATTAAAAATGATTATTTAAATTACAATAATTACATTATTAAACAAAAACAAGACCAGATTAGAGCACTTCAATTATTGGATACTTATTTACAAGATCTAAATAGGTCAGGTCAATTAAGTGAACATAACATTCAAGATGCAAAAATAGAACAACAAAAAATAGTCAAGGAATTAAAATCCATAAAACATGGTTTAGATAAAATTATGAATGATAGTAGCGAAATAAATAATTCGCTACTCATGGAGAGAAAAAAACAAAAATCAATCAGGTAAGATAAAAATAAAATAAAAAATAATATATTATATTGATATAATATATATAATATATTATTTAATATGGCCCAAAATGCAAATGATAATTTTTTAGCGAAATTTGAAGAAAGTTTAAATAGATTAAATAATCTGAATGCATCAATAACAAAAAATACAGAAAATAAACAACAATTTACAGGATTTGTTCTCTCCAAGTTGCAAGATATCAGTGCAAAAATAAGAGCAGTCGTTGAAAAAATTAAGGCGATTAAGGGTCAGGTTGATGCGTTGCAGGGTCAAGTAAATCAAAATAATAACGGTATTCAAGGAAAAGACGCTGAGATTGCTAGTTTAACTCAACAATTACAACAATTAACTGCAGAGAGAGACAGTCTGAATTCACAATTGAATGAAGCAAATAAAACCACATCTCAAAATACAACTCGGTTACAACAACAAATTGACCAAAATGAGGCAAAATTACGCGATTTAGAAGGCCAAAATGCAACATTAGTGAATGAAAAAAATGCTTTACAGCAAGAGTTATCAAATCGTGGCGACGCTCAATCACAACACGCGGAAGAAATCAAAAAATTATCAGATACAAATAAAGCGCAACTTGAACAAATGCAACAAGCAAATGCGCAACAGATGCAAGAGTTGCAAAAACAAATTGCTGATAAAGATTCACAGTTACAGGCAAATGCACAACAAATGCAAGAGTTGCAAAAACAAATTGCTGATAAAGCTTCACAATTACAATCCAATGCACAACAAATACAGGAACTGCAAAAACAAATTGCTGATAAAGATAAGCAAATCAGCGACCACCAATCAACTGCAGCTAACGCGCAACAACAACAACAACAAAATGCTTCTGCTATTGCCGACGTTAATAATAAACTTGCCCAACTTGAGCAAGAGAGAAATTCTTTACAACAACAAAATGATGATCTTGTTCAGCGAATTATTGCTGCAACTAATGCTATTAATTCTGCGACTACACAATTAGAAGAATTGACAAATGAGAATTTTTACAATAAAAGTAATCAGGATGTTTCTAAAATTATTGACGAAATTGAAGCCTCATTACAAGAAATTAGCAATAGTATTCAGGGTAGTTCAAACCCTCAAGCAATTTCACAAGGAGGTCCACCGCAAATTCCTCCAAGAGAGCAACAAAATTTAAATCTTAATCAAGTCAGTATACGTGGTTATACATTGCAAACATTAAAAGCTGCTTTAAAAACAAGAAGTTCAAAAGAAAGTGATGTAAGAGGAAATAAGTATAACCAAGCACTCCTTGAAATTGAAAACTTTCTTGCGAGTCTTGATAGAACAAAAGCAACAAATAATAGTGTTAAAAATACAATAGAAAATATATTAAACAATAAAGGTATTCGCTTTGGATCTAATGGTGCTGTAATGGGCGGTTATAATAAAACAAATAAAAAACATAAAAAACATAGAAAGTCTGTCAAATTTACGCGCAAGCAAAAAGGGGGGTTCTTGTACGGAAAATACAAAAAAACACTAACACCTGCTAGTAAAAATAGTTCTTCATTAACAAATTCTAGCTCTAACGCAAATTCTACAAAAAAAGACAAAAGAAATAGAGGTAGAGGTGTTACAAAGAGACACAAATAATTATTATTAAAAGCGCCCAGACATAAATGAACCTTGAAACTATAACATCAACATTCCTCTAATGGAAGGCATAAAATTACAATTATTCAACCATTTACCAGTAATTTGTCTATACATGATTGAATCAGGTCTATGTCTCAATTGCATAATTCGTTTTCTCATTTTATAAACTCTTTTCCAAGCTCGTTGTACAAGTTTTAACCAAAAAGTTTTAATAACACAAACACATTCATCGCCTTTTAAATAATGAATTTTACCTATTTGAAGATTTAAATAATTTGGGTTTTTAATCATATCATTATAATTTCTCAATAATTTGTGAGATAATGATGAATCGTAATAATTTTTTTCATAATATTTTTTATAAAATTTACACAAGTTATTTGCATATTTGAAAAAATCAGAGATTCTAGTAGTTGGATTAAGATAAAATGATTGAAGAACCAGAAATTGACCTTCTATATTAGGGTCGCTGTCAACAGTTTTTCCGTGAAAATATCTATTATATATTTCAGGTATTAACAATACATTTTTATTAAGAGTAATATTTATTTGTTCATTTCTTTCGTATGTATTTGTACCATCATCATCACTATCACTCGTGCTATCATCAGTGAAATCTGTGTTTTCCGAAAGTGTTGATTCAGTTTCTGTATCTGTATCTGTTTCAGCGTGTGTATCAGTATATCTATTATAATTCATTGTTTAGTTGTATGTATTATTTATTAATAATAATATTTTTGTATTTATTTTATTTCAACTCATTTTTTTTTAAAACAATATATATATATAAATGAAAATGAAATATAACTTTATTTCAAAATTTGAAAAATTTCTATCTAATAAAACATTATTAAATATTGTAGTTGGTATTAGTTTTTTGAATATTATAGGTTTTGTAATGTTCAATAAAACTATTGCAATCGTATATTTTATTTTGATTGGATTACTAACATCAATGTTTAGTAAAAATATGGTTATTGTTTTGTTAACTCCTTTGCTTTTAGTCAACTTATTTGTTATAGGTTCAAACAAATATTATAGTCGGGAAGGATTAGAAAATAAGGATGATACTACTACTGCTAGTAAAACTGCACCTACTCCAAAAAATGTAAAAAAAACATCTACTAGTACTAGTAGTTCCAGCACTAGCTCTAGTTCTACAAATCAAGGATTACCTATTACACCGTTAGAACATGTGCAAGACAATGTTCAAAATACAACGACAGATGAAAGTAACGTTGACGAATCATTTGAAGTCGGAAGGGGTAAAAAGAATAGCCAAGGATACAATATTGATTATGCATCAACCGTTGAAGATGCATACGATGAATTAAATAAAATTTTAGGAAGTGATGGAATCAAACGTTTAACAAATGACACTCAAAACTTAATGAAACAACAATTACAATTAGCAGAATCTATGAAAGGTATGCAACCACTTATAGCAGGAATGGCGCCTATAATGCAACAAGCACAAGGATTATTACAAGGTATGGGAGACAATGGTAATTTAGGCAATTTAGCAGATATTGCAAAAAAGTTCACTGCTGGTTTAGAAAATAAACCAAAATAATCAACAAGGTTAAAAATGTCGCGTTAACTCATTATAATGATTTCATAATAATAATATCATATTATATTAGTATGAAAAAAAAATGTCCTCCAGGAGTTATTTGTATTGAAAATATTACTATGGGTTTTATAGCATTTATTATAGCAATTGTTATTTACTTTTTATATTCCACTCTAACAAAAGAGACTGGAAATGAATCAACTGAGAGAAACCCTAACAACCGCGGTAATTTGGAGAATCGTCAACCACCGCGCCTAGGTTTGATACCGCGATTTCCAAATTTTCCATATAATAATAACAATTTGGCTCCCTCTGTTCCTGGAGATGTATTATTAAATCCGTATAATCCTCCTTTAAGAGACGAGCGTTATTTCTTACCGCAAATTAATGTGATTCCTCCTGGAACTATTCCAATTAATGTTTCTACAAACGTCGGTGCAGTTGATACAAACTATAGACAAGTAGGTATTTTAAATCCAACAAACAAACCAAACAAAGATAACGTTCTTCCATTAATGGGAAGACCGGTTTTTACTAACAGAGATAAGTGGCAATATTATACAATAGGTAATCAATTCAATAGTGTTAAATTACCTATTATTGTAAAGGGTAAAAGTGGATTAAATGAATATGGAGTAGATAGATTATACAACAGCGACACTATTTATATTGAAGGTTTGAATGATGTTTATAGAGCAACAATTTATGATAATGATACAATTAAATATTTACCGTTTATTTAGCTTGACCGCGCGATTTTTTAGTCAATCTAAATTTCTTTTTTTTCCCTGCATTTTGGGAGTTGGATTGTGTGGATGACATTTTTTCAGTGGCTTCATTTACAGCATCAAACCCATTTTGAACATTCTGAACATTCTGAATATTTGATTCACTTACATTAGATGGAATATTTATATTTATTTTATTTGCGATTTTAGATGTTACAAAATCCATGACCGTATTCATTGATTTAGATACGTCTTCAGGCAATTCATGTTTGGTTTCAAAATCGTCATTTGATTTTTTTTCAATATTTTCATCTGACTTAACATCGTCTTCTATTATCATAGGAGTTGATGGTGTTGGTGTTGAGAGTGATAGATCTTCTTCTTGATCATTTTCATCAGGTTTAAAAATATCTTCACTTGTCATAGCAGTTGTTACAGGAGTTGTTACAGGCATTAATTTCGGTATCTTTTCAACAGGCTCAGCAGCTTCAATAGGCTCAACAGCTTCAATAGGCTCAACAGCTTCAATAGGTTTAACATCATCATCTAATTCCATAGGTGTTGAACGTGATTCAGGAACTTCTTCAACAGGTTTAACATCATCTAATTCCATAGGTGTTGACGATGGAGTTGAGACTGTTTTTTCTTCATTAGTTTCAAGAGTTTCAAGAGGTTCAACAGGTTTAACGTTATCATCTAATTGCATTGGAATTGGTGTTGGTATTGATGAAGGTACTTGAGGTGTTTCTTCAACCGGTTCAATAGGTTTAAGGTTATCATCTAATTCTATAGGTGTTGACATTGGACTTGATGTTGGTTCTGATAATGGTTGATCGTCAATAGTTTCAACGGTTTCAACAGGTTTAACATCATCTAATTCCATGGGTGTTGGAGTTGGCGTTAGCGTTGGCGTTGGAGTTGATGGTGATGTTGATGGTGGTTCTTCTTCAACAGTTTCAACCGGAGCTTTTTCTAATTTTGAAGATTTCTTTGATTTTGCGTCGTCTTTACCTTCTCCACCTTTCGTTTTCTTGACCTTTAAATTTTTTAATGTTTTGTTAGACAAATTTACACTTCTTTTTCTTCTAAATGTTCTAGCATTTTTTGTATTTTTCACCATTTTTGGTTTTTTATGATTCGGATTTTTTCTACTTTGCTTTTTTTTATTCAATAATTTAGATATTTTACCTTTAGTCAATTTCATTTCCTATATAAATAAATTAATATTTTTATTTATATACTTATATATAATGACATCAACAAATACAAAAATAAATATTTCTTCTCAAAACGTTTATGGGGATTGTGATTTAAAATGTTCATATAATTATAAATACACTCAAAGTAATTTAATAGCAAAAAATAATGGGAGTTTCGTATCATTTTCTCATGATAAAGGAAGCACAAATCCTGTAATATACAATACTCGTAATTATAATGTATCAAAAATAAATTTATATTCACCATCGCTACACAATTTTAATGGAAACTCTGCAAACGCGGAATTTGTTGTTGAGCATGTTCCTGTAACTGGAGGTGAAATGTTATATGTTTGTATTCCAATTATTGCATCCACAAATTCTTCAGAAGCTTCTAATATTTTAACTGAAATAATAAAAAGCGTAGCTAATAATGCTCCGGCTGTGAATGAATCAACTAATTTAAATATTTCAAATTTCAATTTAAATACAATTGTCCCCAAAAAACCATTTTTTGCGTATACTGGAACACAAGGTTTAACTGGGCAAGTAATTGTATTTGGTAACAATCAAGCTATACCATTAAATCAGCAAACATTGAACATTTTATCAAAGGTTATTAAACCTTACCCAATAACTATTAGCGGTGGAAGTTTATTCTTTAATAAAAAAGGGCCTAATAGTGTTCAAATTAACGGTACTAATGGTATATACATATCGTGTCAACCAACTGGGTCATCAAAAGAAGAAATGCAAATTACCAATAATAAAAATCCCATTAATTATAATATGGAATCCATTTTCAATAATCCGACTGTACTATTAATTCTACAAGTCATCGTTGGTTGCATTGTATTTATTTTGGTGTTTTTAATGTTGAATTATGGATATAATTATGCGATATCAGGTAGTTCGCCGTCACTTAAGATGCCGACAATGAGTTCGTTAAAAACATTTTACAAGTAATATAACCCGCATATTTTTTATCATCATGATAAAAAATATAAAAAATTATCAAAAATGTTTAATCACTAATCACTAGTATTCAAAGGTGATGCGTTGTATAAATTATCCAAAAGAGGTTTATAACTGGCTTTGTTCATTACAGAACCGGATTGAACAATTGGAGCCATTTTTTTGACGACTTCTTGTTCTAAAGTATATGGAAATTGATTAAAAGCAGTAAATTGTCCCATTTTGTTCTCTTCAGAAGGAATATAGGTTTGAAGTAAGTTGTTGTATACACTATTTGACGAGCGTCTAATCAAATCAAAAGCAGCGACCAATGAAATAACTGCTAAAATTGGATTCATATGTAAAAACATGTAAATAACAATTAGAAAAATAACAATTTTGCCTACCATATTATTTACCAAAAAAGCAATTGGCTGAGGTGTTTGTAAACCTAAAATTAAATATGCGATTAAAATTATAGTTAAAATTAGTTGACTTCTATGTTCTTTATTTAATAAACTTGAAAAACTGTTCATATATCATATCAATAGATTTTATTTATTTTATTTTTAAAAATGATATTAAATATATTTCATTACTAAATAGAACAAATTCAACATAATACCTAAAGAAGATATGCAAAATAATGCTAGTGTAAACATAAATTCTTATTTGGGTCAAAAAGGATATACTATACTTAAATCAGAATTGACTATTGAGCAGCAAAAAAAAATCAGAAATGATTTGACTATTAAGCCGTACATCGGCGGCGCGATGGGAGGCGCTACTAACCAGGTTACATATCCTGCGTATCGTGAGTCAGATAAAAAAATCTATGTTCCTCATCATTATGGAGCGGAGACATTTGGACCGCCGAAAAAATGCGCGATTAGTGAAGGAGATGATATTGATTTGGAATTCAATGGGGTGTTGAGAGACTATCAAGAACCGGTTGTGAAAAAGTTTTTAGAACGTGTTTCTAATGGTACGGGCGGCGGAGGCCTCCTTGAATTACCTTGCGGTTTTGGTAAAACTAGCATCTCTTTATATATTTTATCACAGTTGAAAAAAAAGACTTTTGTCATCGTCCACAAAGAATTCTTATTAAACCAGTGGGTTGAACGCATACAGCAATTTTTACCAAAAGCGCGGGTTGGACGGATTCAAGGACAAATTATTGATATTGAAGACAAAGATATTGTCATTGGAATGCTGCAAAGTTTGTCCATGAAAGAATATCCGTCGTCGGTATTTGAGAGTTTCGGATTCACTATTATTGATGAAGTGCATCATATATCAAGCCAGACATTCTCCAATGCGCTTTTTAAAATTGTTACCAAATATATGTTGGGATTATCTGCGACGATGAACAGAAAAGACGGTACGACACGTGTATTCAAAATGTTTTTGGGAGACGTTATTTTTAAAGGGAAAAGAGATGAAGGACATAATGTTCTCGTAAAAGCAATTGAATATCATGTTGAAGACGATGATTTTAATCATGTGATTACCGATTTTCGCGGTAATGTTTCTTATAGTTCAATGATTTCCAAATTGTGCGAATACAACCGTCGTAGTGAATTTATAATCAAAGTAGTTGTTAATCTTTTGAATGATGACTCTAAACAACAAATCATAATTTTAGCTCACAATAGAAATTTAATAAAATATTTACATGATGCTATTCAGCATCGTAAAATAGCAACGGTTGGTTATTATGTGGGAGGAATGAAAGAAGCAGCGTTGAAAGAAAGTGAAACGAAACAAGTAATTATAGCTACATATAGCATGGCGTCGGAAGGTTTGGACATAAAATCTCTCACTACATTAATCATGTCAACTCCAAAAACGGATATTCAACAATCTGTTGGTAGAATTTTGAGAGAAAAACACGGGCAACCAATAGTAGTTGATATTATTGATAGCCATGAACCGTTTAAAAATCAATGGAAAAAGAGACGAGCATTTTATATGAAAGAAAAATATAAAATAATGTATACAACCAGCGATAAGTTTCATAGTTTTGGTGAATCTGAATGGACGACCGTTTTTGATATTAATAATCCATGTAGTAAAACTAAATCAAAACCAAAATCCGTTGGTAAAAAGAAAAATAATAAAAGTCATAGTTCTACTGATAAAAGTATTACAAATGATTCGGATGAGTCAGAAAATGAATCAGATGAAGAGGAACCGATAGATATTAAAAACAAAAACGTTTTTGCAATGGGAAAATGCTTGATTAGTATTAAGAAATAAATTTCTACAAATGTTAAAGTATCTGATTTTTTAATTTAATACTTTAACTAGCTGTTGCGTTAAATGTCAATGCATTATTATCAAAAGAACTTGATGTACTGTATGCCCAATTAGAATTTGTATTCGCTACATTATTGTTATTTGAATCAACAACGGAAACAAGTAAACCTGCAGGATTAGCACCAGGACCAATATTATAAGCAGAAATTTTCAAATAATTTAATCCTTTTTTAATAGTAACATTATAGCTAGGTACATTACTATCACCCCATCCACCGCCATTTTGAGCAATAAAATCATTATTGAAATATATTTTTCCAATATTATCACAAGCTGAATATATTTTACCCAAATTTTCTGAGTCGTTATAATAAAATGTATAATAAAACCAGTAAAAAATACCATTATAATCAGTTGGAGCAGAATTATTCGCATTACCTGTTGGCCAAATCCAATATGTATTACTATTCATCCCAGTCGCTCCTGTAGTAATATTCCATGGCGCCATATCATATGAACCTAATTGTTGTACAGGTAAAAAAGAATCTTTTTGAAAAAAATAGCCTAAATCGTATTTAACATTATCAATAGTTACATTATAAGAACATTTTTCACGCGTTCCATGCATATACAATGTAAATTTAGTTCCTATATCTGTTCCTGATTGTAAATATCTTGTAACAGGTCCAATCTGCGGCTTCGTAGTATTAAAAATACTCATTAAACTAGTTCCATTGCGCGAATAATTACTCATATTTTTATAATTTTATTTGAAATATAAAAATATTATTTTATTTAATGGCCTAAAGATTCAAAACCTTTACCTGTAAAATGGTTATAATTATCAGTGCACTGACCATAATTAGGTAACACCTGAATAGGTGGTGGATTGGCCAATCCCAATTGACTTGCTGGAATGACTCCACCGACTGAATAGGTCGGCGTCATAGGCAAATTGTTTTGGTATTGTGAATAGCCACCTCTTTGTCTGCGTCTAGAACCGGCACGTCTGCGCGCACTCATTCTAGACATTCTCACGGTTCTTCCTCTTCCTCTTCCTCTACTACTAGATCTTGATCTAGACCCATATTTTGCCTTAATCCTTGATTTTATAGAACGCAAATGTTTTTTACCTCCTTTCATCCCCATTTTTCTCTTATATCTTTTAGTGATATTTTTTATTTTTCTTTTAAAATGCTTAGCACCGCCTTTAAATACTCCTCCTTTAAAGATACCAATCCCAGGAACAATGCCGGAAGCAGCATCAATATTATTTTTTGCTCCCGCTAAACCAGGTAACCCTGGGACTTCATTTGAACCAAAATTAGCAGGATTATTAGAACTAAATTTATTAACAAACGCTGGATTTACATTTGAACCATAAGGATTTAAATTTCCGTATCCAAAATTAGAATTATCTGAACCCGCTGACATATAATATAATGTAATATTATTTTTATTTTACCTTTACATAGTTAGGTTTTTGATTGCGGTTCTGGGCGTGAAATGGACGTTTATTTTGATTCTGATTTTGACGTGATGCACTATTGTACTTTTTATTTTGAAAATTTGTATTAGTGTTATTATAATTGTAATTCTTATTATGATACTGACCATAATTATTTTTTTCACAATCACCCAAATCTTTTTTCTCCACTATCAGCGGGTTTTGATTTGAAAAATCTTTTACAGGATACCATTTTTTGAACTTGTGATTAAATTTACAAATCATCAAATGTGATTTGTTTACATCTACAAACCGGTCAATATTTTCATTTTGAAATTCTTCTTCATCATCACTTTCTTCCAACAAATCTAAATTATCATTTTCTTTAATATTTCTAAATAATTTATTCATCATAACACTAGTTTTGTAATCAGGAATGTAGGCAACATTGTAAAATATTTCTTTATTATTTTCCATGCAATATAAGTGATAAATATCGTTTTGAATATCAGCTTTCACTTTAAATATTATATTTTTGGGTAATGTTTGTGTGATGGGTTGTGTTTTTGGCTGCATTTGCGGTTGTGGTCGCATTTGTGGTTGTGGTCGTAGCGGTTCTTGTTTAGATTCTGGAATTGCAGGTGTTGCACCCGATATTTTTACAACATTATTAATCCCACTCAATAAAATAGAATCCAAATTATTTGTTTTATCAAAACAACGAAATTGAACGTTGTAAATCTTATATTGCACATCTTCTAAAAGTGTTTTTAATTCTTCAGTATCTCGCGCCATTAAAGGCAATCCAAATACTACAAACGTTTTATTATAAGCAATTTGTTTGATGTCATTTGAAAATACATTGCTTAAAATATTGAATTTTCTTGACCAGTTATTACTACTAACGTCATGTCCTTTGCAATAAAAAACGTCTTCTATTGTAAAAAATGGCGTTTGTGAATAATGAAACAATGTACCATAAAATATGGTACCATATTTACCATATACTAATTCATTATTAAAGACACAGTTATATATTTTAATGTCATTTATGTTTTTTTTATCAATTAATTCTAATACCAAACAAACATTTTTATCTCGTATCTGCGTAAACCACGTAAAACACTTTTTCCCACATGGAATCGCACAGCACAAATCATATACAACATTTTTTGTAACGTTTTCAACTTTGTTATGTATTATATTATCATAACAAAGTTTGATATTTGGAAAACTAGACATTAAATCTTGTTTATCTGCATAACTTAAATTCTGACCGTGCATTTGCATTATGTATAGTTTGTGTATTTATCTTTATATTATTATTGTAATATCATTTATCATAATTTTTAGCATTATGGTAAACCACTATCGCTAACCAATTGTTTTTTTATGAAATTTTTTAGTTCATTTTTCATATTATTGCTATGTGCAGTTGCATTTGTAATACTAGTAGTGTTTGTATTAGGTGGAAGTATATCTTCTAAAGTATAGTTAATCTTATTAATATTAATATTCGCGTCTCTATTATTATCATTTTCTAAGTGGTTATCATAATCACGACGATAATTATTATGTGAAATGGTATCATATATATTTTTATATTTTTCATTAGGACTATTCACTAAATCTTTTATTTTGGGGACTGTTAATACAGATTTAAAAAAATTTATTAAATGATGAACTAAGAATATTAATATAATTGAAATAATAGTTATTTGTATAATCCAACTCCAAGTTAACATATACTATTATTATATTAGTTTAGTAGCGATAAAAACACATTAATATCTTCTATTGGTAAATTATTATTATATCCAACTTCTGGCCCATATTCAAAATAATAATTAATTGGTTTTAGATTATCTTTGTTATCTTTGTTATCTTTGTTATCTTTTTTCTCTATAAATTCAATCACTAACATTAATCCTACTTTATTATTTTTATTTTTATTCAAAGAATATTTGTGAATAATCAATGGTATATTTACATGTTCGTATGGTATTTGATGAACCAAAACTTTTTCAATTACAGAATCGTCAATTACCAATGTTACAATTTTATCATCATCGTCATCATCGTCCGATTTATTCAATACAATATTTTCATGTATTTTCTCCGTCTTGACATATAATTTATAGATTTGATTTTCATTGACTTGATAAATACCTTCTTTTGAATAAACATGAACAATACTTTCTTTACTAATTATATATTTTTCCAACCTTTCTAATATTTTATTAACTTTATTATGATTTTTACTATTTTTTGCTAAAGCCAAAATTGATGATGGTGATGATGGTGATGATGGTGATGATGGTTTTTCTTGATCTACGTATATTTTCATAAAAATTATTATTATTTTTGTTATCAATAATTAAATTATATCATAAACTATTTAAACCTATTCATGAAAACATATTTATAGATTTCACCGTTTGACTATGGAAGCTAGTCCTTTAAATATTATTATTGTTGAAAAAAATGCTGCATTAAAAATGTTATCTATTAAGGAGTTCAAAGAGGAAGAATTATTTAAAAAATGTGGGTTTAAAAAGGCCGATGATTTTACTAAACAAACACAATGGAATATCAAGCTGAATGGGTCTAAATATATTGTAGACGTATACGCAAAAACTGAGGGGCGTGCTAATAGTGAGAACAAATACGATTTTCCACCACCTATTGACACCAAATTATTTTTTGGTAATTGCGCAATAACCGCTAAAAAACAAGATTTGAGCGACGGAGGAAAATTCAAATATACCAATTTATCATTGGACTTATGGGAAAAGATGTATGAAAAATTATTTGGTGGTTTTGAAGATTTAACAATGACTGCTATAGAAGACGAAAATGAAATTGATGAATTAGAAAATTTCCCAAAAGAAAAGAAAACCAAAAGTGGTTATTTAAAAGACGGGTTTGTTGTTGATAGTAGTGACACGGAGGAAGATGAAGATGTCACCGACGATGACAAAGAAGATGATTGTGACGACGAAGATGATACTGACGAGGTAGATGGTGAAGAAGAGATGGAATTGATTGGTTCTGAATTAAGTGAGGAAGAATATGACTATGAAACATGTTCAGATAACTCTACCGAAGAAAGCGAAGAATGTCAACGCGTTAAATAAGATATTAAATAAAAATGAAATTTATTTAAATATAAATTATATAATTAAATAAATACCCGGATACAATGTCAACATCATTACGTAAAGTTGAAAATCCTGAAAAGTTTCGTTCTAATATAAGATCAAAAATAGATGAAATACTTCATAACGAAAAAAATAGTATTAATTTGGAAAGAGGAATATTCAATTTTGCTTTGGGTGAAGCAAAAAATAGAAAGGTTGTAAAAAAATGGGATAATCCTTATTTTGTTCAAATTTATGTAGACAGATTGCGCAGTATTTTTACCAATTTGAACAATCCGAATTTGTTGGAACAGGTTAATTCTTGTGCAATCAAAGCTCATGCAATAGCATTTATGACTCATCAAGAAATGCGTCCTGATAAGTGGGATGAACTTATTACTGCAAAGAGTAAAAGAGACCAGAATAAATTTGAAAATAATATGGAGGCGGCAACAGATACATTTACATGTCGCAAATGCAAATCAAATAAATGTACTTATATGCAACTGCAATTACGTAGTGCTGATGAGCCTATGACTACCTTTGTAACATGTTTATCATGTGGTAATAGATGGAGGTGTTAATATAATTGCAATTAAAAATAAACCGACTAAAATACCTATAAAAACATTCTGAATGCAGGTTAGTATGATATCTGAGCGCGACTCCAGGGTTGATGTCATTATTTTTGAATTTGATGTGTTTTTCGCACTTATTCGCCATTTCTCATCACAAATATACTTTCTTAAAATTACATCTGGAAATTTCGGATGAACTTTTCTAATAAACATTGTAAAATCATTTTTTTCTAGAAAATTTTCAATAAATTGTATGTCTTCTTCGCTTCCGTCTTTAAATAAATGAGGACTTGTTGGACTAGACATTCTAAACCAATCAGCCATGTGTGTTGTTTTAGAAATGACGTTCTGAATTTTCTTGCAATGAGTCAATATTATTGCAAAAAGACTTTCGTTGGCTAATCCTCCATTGCAAATTAGATTACACATTTGATGCTCATTCACTACAAAATTCATAATGTCAATCGTGTTTTCTCTCGTTAAAACAAACCAAGGATCATTTGCTAAATGTAATTCCTTGGGTAATGAAGACAAATTAGCTCGTTTATGAAATTCAACGTTCCAATGAGCCTTAGAATGAGCCATGATGGATTGATTTTGATATTGTTCAAATAACGCCCTGAATTTACTAGGACTAATAATAGGACAACAAGAATCCGTTAAATAGCAAAACCATTTATTTGCCTTGTCATGTTTTAATGCAAAATTTAATATTGCAATATATGCAGGGATTACATGAAAATATGATGTATAACATATATTTTTTTCTGGTATTGCGTGTTTATAAACCCAACGAGATTTGATCTTTTTCAAATCTTTATAAAAAAAATACACGTTGATAATGTCTTTATTTGGTTCTATCCATTCTCTCCATAATTCTTCTTTGTATAAAACGTGTTCATAACTTATTATGAAACACAATGCAATTTTGGGTTGTTTTTTTGTTTTAAACGTAAACATATTTATTATTTGCGAAATAAATTTAAATATTATTTCACAAATAATAATATAATAATACAAATAGAAATTATTTACAGATGACAATTCTTTTTAAAGTATTCATGTGGATTCTTTTTACAGATGTTATAACATCTGGCCGTATTGTAGGTAACATTTTAGGTGGAAAAAATATAAAAAAATCACCAACGCACCTTAAATCAGATTCGCAACCAGATTCTCAATGTATTATTACAAACAAGAATAATTTAATTTATTATGAAAAAGACAAGGAATTGTTCTTGGAAGATAATAATTTTATTAAAAATAAAAAATTAATATCTATTTCACCAGGAGGATTGAAGGGATTTTACGAATTAGGTGTTTTGTCATATATTAAAGATAATTATGACTTAGACGGTTATATTTTTTCAGGCGCCTCGGCTGGCGCATGGAACTCGCTATTTATGTGTTACAAAAATGATACGAAACAATTTGTTTACAATCTACTTGATTTAAAATTATCTCAAAGAAAAAGTATCAAAGAATTAGAATTTTTTTTAAAGTACAAATTATTATCCATTTATGACACAGATGATTTTGATTTGAGACGATTATTTGTTGGAGTTACAACGTTAAGAAAATTTAAACCTGTAACCAATATATTTTCTGATTTCAACAGCTTGGAAGATGCAATAAATTGTTGTATTGCTAGCTCACACATACCTCTAATAACAGGTGGTTTAACAAATAGATATCATGACATGTATACATTTGACGGTGGATTCAGTAATTACCCATATCTAAATTTTAGTGAAAATGTATTACATATTACTCCTAGCATGTGGAAAAAACTGGATGGCAAGACGAATCTCAATCTCAATATGAATCTAAATGACAGGGCAAATAATAAAAAACAAGCATTTTTGGATTCATTTACATCTTTGAATGTTATTTTGGAATTATTTATCATGATTAAGAATAAAAACTATATGGAACTTTTTGATAACGGTTACCTTGATGCAAAAACAAATAAGGAATTATTAGACAAAATATTTTTGGAAACGGAAACGGTAACAGAAACAGAAAAGGTTGTAACTGAACACGTAATTGATAAGAGTACTTATTATAAAGTTAGTCACGAATATGAGATTGATAATGATAATAATTACAAGATTGATTTTTACTCAAAAGATAATGATAGCTACTAGCAATCCACCTTTAGAAAAGGTGGAGCCAAATCGTTTGGTTTAACCTTTTTGAAAAGTAGAGTTTTGATTTTTTATCTTTTTCTAAAAGGTAAATAATTATGATATAAAAAATTAAATATATTTATTATATCATATGATTATTGATACAAATTTTCCAAACGATTTATTACATATAATATTAGATTATGATGGAAGAATAAAATATAAAAAAGGAAATTATGTAAATATAATACATAAACACGATGAAAGATATAATATTATTACTCCCATTATAAGTAAAAAAATGAGAATAATGCAAAATACAGAATTAGAATTAAATGGTTCAGGGTTTTATTTTGAATTTGGTTTTGATACATTTAAAAGTGTAGGTTTAGTTTATGATTACAATTTTTCTTATACAAATAAATTTGAAATATGTTATTATAATACAAGAAATAATGGATGGAAACAAATTAGAACATATTTATAAAATACCACTTTTCAAAAAGTGGTGCAAAACATTTACAATCAGTTGTTTGGCTCCACCTTACCACTTTTCAAAAAAGTAGTGCAAAACATTTACAATCAGTTGTTTGGCTCCACCTTTTCTAAAGGTGGACCTAATGATGTACAGTGTTTTTATTGAAAAATGGGCTGTAAAAAGGTGGAAAAGGTGGAGAAAAAACAAAATCAAAATTTTGCTTTTTCTCTACCTTTTCTAAGGGTTGCGATGGATGTGATTCTTCCATAACAAAATCATCTAGGTCGCACATTTTGCAGTATTTAACACCGTTTTTATAACATTCATGGTGTTTAGTTTCTTCTTCTATAAGTGGAGGTGTTCTGCACGAAAGAAGAATAAAAAAATTATAAATATATTTTGCAATGCCAAAACAGAATTCATAGCAATTTTGCATTTTTATATTTTATTTTATTTATCAGAATTGTTTTTATTATCTTTTTTATTTTCAATACTATCCAATAATTTGGATATTTTTCTGTAAATCATTATATTGGACAATATATTGATTGAACAACCAACTATACTAACAAAAAATATGATGTTCAATTGTTGTTTCATTCTAAAAATCCGGGTCATTCTTACAAAAATCTGATTTGTATTTGTATGTAGATTCATATTAAGATATTTACCAAAGTCCATACTTCTTATTTGGCTCAACCTTTTCTAAAGGTGGATATAAATAAAATTGAAATAATTTATTAAAATACTAATAAATGATAAAATATCTAATTGTTCAAAATGGCTTCACTTTATTTATTCAGCAACCTTCCTATGGATTTAATCAAAAACATATTAACCTTCAATGCAAACTTTGTAATTAGAAGAGGAGAGATTATGACAATCAAAAAAATACCAAAAGATGACCCAAGATATTGTATGTTGTTGAAAAAACCCACAATCAAAGGAGATTCAGTATTTACTATCTCATACAAATCACACTCCTATGCGTGTTTACCAAAACATGATGGTGATATGGCGCCACACTTTTTAATTTCAGGTAAAGATGCAAAAGGTGATTTTATTTTATTAAAATTACGCGGAAAAAAATTATATCCAGGACACAAACCATATACATATGTCTATCATTATTTAAAATAAATACTTAAAGATTCCGGAACAAAAATAATTTATATAATAACAAACACCAAACACCAAATAAAAATGAACTATATTTTACTATGTATATTCTACTATAATATTTTATCAATAATTTCAGCAAACCAAAACATTCCAAAATTTTGTAAAGATTGTAAGTTCTTTAAGAACAATTTTTTTAGTGGCAATGAATATGCTAAATGCTCTTTTTTTCCTATAGAGAAAGACGATTATGCCGATTATTTAGTAAATGGATATAGGAAAAATAGCAAAACAGAATACACTTATTGTTCTCTAGCAAGAAATTCCGAACGCTTGTGTGGAAAAGAAGGTAAGTTTTATGAAAAAAAAGTGTAAAAAGGTATAAAATGTATCCATATTATCCCATACTAACATATTTTTTACACAACAATCACTTTACTTTTGAATGTCAAAACACTTCCTACAACATCCGTTTTTTGAACATCTTCTATTTTGGTATAAATAATGGGAACATTTTTAGCTGATTTTAATTTAGAATATTGTTTGCATATTAGAGCACCTTGTTTAATTATTTGTTGTTTTTCTTTTTTTTCTAAAGTATCAAAATTTATGTCATAACAATTAGGCAATTCATCGTCGCGAGTCGTATATTGAATGTTCTTAAAACATGCGATTACATGACATGACGCTTCATTATGTAAATGAAACCATAAATCATTTGGATCAGCTTCATCTATTATTTCAAAATTATTTTTAGCATTACTTCCAACTTTATAAACTAGATTAATTTTTAAAGCAGGAATAAATCTTGTTACAGTTCGTTTCATGTCTACTCTGATAATACTTAGCATAAATTTATATTATTTTTATTCCATATAATATAAATCTTTTCAATTTTATTTGAAACACTTTTAACTTTTATCAATACCAACTACCTTGGCAATTTTTTTAATAATTTTAGTATCTTTTTCATACTCATTATCCCCCTTTCCTCCCATAGATTCATAAATAATTATATTATATTGACTATTTTTCTTGGAATCATATTCTTCGCAATCAGGATATTTCTCTCTAAAAGCCTTAAACATACAGATATTTTTGTGAGCAATCGTGCGAATAGCTTTTCTTAATTTTTTATTTGCTTCATCTTCCTTCTCCCAAATATTATCTTCTTTTACGTACATGACTTCTCTCTTTTGGTCAGTACAATGAACCGGACGTTTTTCTACTTCTAATGCCTGTAGATTTTTAATGATTATATTGGAGATGCCCTCAATATAACCAACCTTTCCTACATTTTCTAAATCAGACACTTGCAATTGCACTGATTCTATAAAATCGCTGATATTCATTGCGTCTTTGCATGTTTCGTTCAAAAAAACCTGTAAATTAAAGGTCTTGTTATTTGAATTGATAATGTTTGTATTTCCGCTATTATTGTTATGTGTTCCATTTTTACATAACTCTATTACAGATTTATGAATATCAGTGTTACTCTTTACAAGCTCACAAATGAGGGCTGTTAAGTTTGTTAGGTTTGTAATGTCACTATTATTATCGTCATTCGTAACATTTAAATGTGAACCATTGCATTTTTTATTATGTTTCCATAAACCAACACGCGAAGTAAATTCTTTATCACATAATTTACAATTAAAAATTTTATTTGTATCAATCATTTTTGGGCAACTATTGTTGCTAAAAGTGTTAACATTTGTTAACTTTATATGTTTAGATGTCAACAAATGTTTGTCATAACTACTTTTTTTATCCGTAAAATAGTCACAATTTATACAAGTAAATCTGGGAGCAACTTTTGAGCAACTTTCTGTTAACATTTTGTATACAATTAGTTAACATTAAAAAGTTGCTAAATGTTTTTAATTAATTTATAAAAAAAAATATCGTAACAAACCGTAAATTATTTTTTCTGCTCTCAGACGTTAAAATTCAATTATGGTAACAAAGATTGTTTTTGCCAAGACCTTTTCGGATTTTTGAAAAATGGACAAAAAAAATGTCCAAAATTGAAAATCCCAAAATACTTTTGGAAAAAAAATAAAGTTAATATAATAAATTCCCAAAATAACTTAAAGAAAATATCTCACCTATTTCATTTTTACCATTTAATTTTTAAAATTGATATAAACAAACACTATGAAATAATAATAAGCAAAGCAAGAGCATTTATATGAAAAGACAATTAAGATACGGAACCAATGTTGTTTACAATGGAGAGATTTATAGGATTATTAGTGCGGCAAACGCTGAAGGCGTAAAAATAGTTTCTTTGAAGACCAGCGAAACCCTAACTGTTAAAAAGTCAAACTTGATTGCAACATCACACGATAGATATGAATTAATCAAATACAAAAAAGGTTATTACATAATTAAAAATATAACTTGCGGAAACGACCGTATACCTATTTATGATTTAGATTATCCAAATAAATTTTACGAGAAGACTAGTCAAAAAATAGAGTGTGTTAAGTCTAATGACCCAGGCATTCAAAATATTCCATCTTATTTGCAAGAAAAGCTATTATCCTTTTTAAAATTTGTAGATAGATACAATTTAACAATCAGTTATTTAAACAAAAAAGCACTAGGTACTTATCAATTTTTGGATTGTTCTGACATTGAAAATACCATGAATGACTTGATGGTGCGATGTAAATTGAGTTCTAATCAGTTGAGCAAAATAGAGTATACTTTAAAAAAAACACGCAATCCTGCTTTTCAAATTCATTTGCTAACCCAAAAACCATTTGACTTTATTACACAAGAATTGCAGCTAATTACTTTTGACAAAGCAGAAAAAATAGAAGCGGAGTTTAATTTACAAGTAGATTTTAGAATTAAGTGTGAAAAATGGACGTATTGTTTATTTAATGAGGAAAAAACATTTTATATAAGGAAATTTAAATATGTTGATAAATTTAAGAAATTTTGTGAAAGTAGAAATGAAACCGAGAGTAAATATTTGAATTACATAGAAAATAATGTTATCATTGATAAAATTATTGAAGGCAAAGACTACAAAACAACGAATCAATTATTACAAATGGAGAGAGAAATGACGGATACAGTGATGGATTTATTTTATGATATAAAATATGATATACCCACGGAAGAAATCCAACTTGAAATCAATAAATTTGAAGAGAAACGACGATTACAATTAAACAATCCATCGTATACGTTAGAAGAAGAACAAAAGAATAGCGTCATTAAAAGTATTCAAAATAAATTATCTATAATAACAGGATACCCAGGAACAGGTAAAACAGAAATCGTCCGTTGTATTACGGCTGCTTCATATAATCTCTTTCACAAAAATAGTAGTATTATTAAACCAATTAGCAGAGATGATCAAATTGAAATTGACGATAATCCATTTAGCGATTATGAGTATCATGACGATAACAATTTTCTTGAAGACGAATATGATGAACACTACGATGACAATGACTGTGACAAAGACAAAGATAAAGACGACGAACACGACGAAGAATTAAACAAATATGTAGACCCAAAAACAATTGCTCTCCTCGCACCAACAGGATTAGCATTTTTAAATCTACAAAAAAGCATAGAATCAAGCAATTATAATGATAAAATTTCAGGAACATGTCACAAAGTACTATACAATATTTTTCAAAATATTAAAATTCATAGAAACATTGAAACGTGTACTTGCAAAGACAAAGTAAATTGTAAATACCGTAATTTAAAAATAAAATTGCTCGTCATAGATGAAACATCCATGTTAGACTCATTCATATTTTATGAAATATTGCAATTATGTAGATATTTTAATGCACGATTGATAGTAATAGGAGATGTCAATCAATTACCGTCTATTGCGGCGGGTACAGTATTGAAAAATTTAATCAACTCCAACTGTTTTGATGTAACAAAATTGACAAATATAAAAAGACAAAATGCTGGTTCATTAGTGAATACCATTAAAAAGATGCATACAGATATAATTACTCATAGCAAATTTAAAGATGAATCTATGAGCATTTTAAATATCAAAGAATTTATCCTCAACAGTAAAATTAACCGAGAGTTGTTAGTACAATTAATTCAATCTAACGGTATTAACAAAGACAACGCGCGGTTCATTACCTATTTTAATACCGATAAATATTTATTCAACACCGTTGAAATCAATAATCTGCTGCAAGATATATATAACCCAAATGGTAGCATAATACCATCCAATAATAAATTTGAAAATAAAATGATTTTTAAAATTTCAGATAAAATTATTAGGACAGAAAATGATTATAGCAGTGAAAAAATGAGAGCTAATGGTGAAGAAGCGCTGATACAGGATTTTGATGGAAGACTTATTACTATACAATATAGCGGCGTAAATGACAATCCTGAGACTATTGGTATTAATGAATTATATGAAAATTTCAAATTGAATTATTGTACAACAATTCATAGTGCTCAAGGCAGTCAATACGATAATGTTGTATTCTTTATACAGCCAGGATGTTCATATATTATAGATAAAACAAGCGTGTATACAGCAATATCACGAGCAAAAAACAAATGCATTGTCATTTCAATTAAAGACGAATTCATAGAATGTCAAAAAAATAATAAAAGTGTTGATAACAAAGTTTCATTATTTATGCGCGAATCCAATAATTATGAGCTGTAAATTTTTGTATAATAAAATATAATTTAATATTATTTAATCAATCTCTTCAATCTTTGGTTCAAATTTTTCTTCTTCAGGAACAGGCATTTTACTAGGACCTGCATCTGCACCGCCGGCGCCTCCTACCCCTCCCTCTCCTGCACTAGCAGCCATTATTTTCATAAAAAGGTCTTGTAATTCTTTTTGTTTGGCCTCATAATCACTCTTTTGGTAGGATGAGTTAAAAGACCATTCTTCAATTTCACTAATTTTGTCATTGATGATTTTTTTATCATCCTCGCTCATTTTACAGTCAGCACCATTCATTGTATTTTTAACTTGATAAAGTTGCCCCTCTAAATTGTTCTTAGCGTCAATCTTTTCACGCATTTCTTCATCTTCATTTTTATATTTTTCGGCTTCTGCAACCATTCGCTCAATTTCTTCTTTACTTAATCGCCCCTTATCATTGGTAATAGCAATCTTATTTGATTTACCGGTTGATTTTTCTGCAGCAGATACATTTAGAATACCGTTGGAGTCAATATCAAAAACAACTTCAATTTGTGGTGTTCCTCTAGGCATTGGCGGAATACCATCTAGCTGAAATTTGCCCAAGAGCGTATTATCCTTTGTCATAGTACGTTCGCCTTCAAATACTTGAATCAATACACCTGGTTGATTATCTGCATAAGTGGAAAAAATCTGTGACTTCTTTGCAGGAACCGTAGTATTTCTATTGATAATCTTTGTCATGACACCGCCTGCTGTTTCTAAGCCAAGACTTAGTGGACAAACATCCAATAACAACAACTCGGAAATCTTTTCATCTTTAGAACCAGTTAAAATTGCGGCTTGAACAGCAGCACCATATGCAACACATTCATCTGGATTGATAGATTTGCACAGTTCTTTACCGTTGAAATACTCAGACAACAATTGTTGAATCTTAGGTATTCTTGTACTACCACCAACTAGAACAATCTCATGAATTTCACTCTTTGACAATTTTGAATCGCGTAACACTTGTTCTACAGGGTCCATAGTTTTTCTGAATAAATCTTCGCAAATATTTTCAAACTTAGCTCTTGTAATGGTGCTGTTAAAATCAATACCTTCGTATAAACTATCAATTTCAATAGTAGCAACAGTAGAAGAAGATAAAATGCGCTTTGCATTTTCACATGCTGTCCTTAAACGGCGCACTGATTTTTTACTATCGGAAATATCCTTTCTATGCTTTCGCTTGAATTCTTCCATAAAATATTCTACCATTCTACTATCAAAATCCTCGCCACCTAAATGTGTATCTCCTGCGGTGGCTTTTACTTCAAAAATAGCATCTTCAATTGTTAAAATTGATACATCAAATGTTCCCACATTTGTTGTTAGTATAGTGATATTTAATTCACTATTTCTCATACTTTCATATGAGGTCAGACTATATCTTATTTAATTACTTCTCTGTAATGTTAACATTCATAATATTCAAAATTTCCTTCACCATTTGTTTCCAATTATTTGGTGTTATAAAAAAATATTTTCTTAATCCATTCTCAATAATATATTCATCCACTGCTTTAATTTTTATATCCCATAATCCACTTTCTACTTGATTTTTATGCCATATATGAAAATCTTTTATTTCAATTAAAATATCTTTAATTTGAAAATCAACTCTATATTTGTGTTGTTTATTGTTAAATGCGTAATCTATGTTAGGACCATTAGTAACCAGTAAATTATTAGAAGCGCACCATTCAACAAATTTTAATTCTAATTTGGATTGATATGTAATAATCTGATTATTAATATTTTTAATAGGCCTAATTTTAAATGTGCGATTGCATAATTTACAATCAGGACATAAAATTTTATAGCAATTTTTAAATCCTTCCAACGATTTACATCGCCAAGTTTTCTCACAGTTATCGCATTTTATTATAGGTTGATGCGCTTTAAATATAGCGTTTGTAACTTTATCGTATATTACATATGAAAATTTCATTTGATTATGTACTTTGTAAATAGGCCAATATTCGTAATTCTCAATTTCATTTTGTTTTCCATTACAAAAACTAATTATATTGGGTTTCATACGATTATAGTCATTTTCGGATAAGTGTGATAATAAATACGAATTTTTATATGTATCCGGGTAAGTTTCAAATTCTAATTTAGACTCTTCATAAATTTCTTGTAAAGTTTTCGGTATCACTGGGTTTATAGGTTCTTCTTTTTGTTTATATTTATCGTTGCATCTATCCCTAGTATTCAAAATGATATTATTGCATTGAAAACACATTGTTTTGCATTGTCTTATTTTTCGCAATATTTGTGTGGAACCACAACTGTTTATATTACGACAATGTAAACATTCATAAAAAAATACATAGTTTGTACTTTTTTTTATTTTATTGTCGTTGATACAAACATGCCAAATATCATTTTTTATAGACGAGTATTTGCTACTTTCAAATAGTAATTCTTTTTTTATAATCGGAATAGATGCGTTATCATTTTTGTTTTTAATTTCAACAATGGATTTTAATATTTCTTCTCTAACGCTGCTCATCACACGGTTTTACTATATTTTACTTTTATTATATTATTAAATTGGATTATGTTTAAATTTATTATAAATGTTAATTATTACACTGTCAGTTTCATTAAACTCTGGCATTCGTGGGTTTATAAAAACCTAGTCGTTGAACCTTCTTCTTATATTGTAGCACATAATAGCACATAATAGCATACCATATGACACTACTATACTTAGAAGCTTGGCTGCTGATTGTCCAATCTTTTACCTTTTTTAAACCATCACACTTATATTTTCATATTATGTTGTGGTAGGAAAAGCTTAAGGAGTTTCCAGCAATTAACCAGATTCCATTCTTGTATTTAACATACAAGAATGGGTGGGTTGGATACCACAGGAAGCAGAACTTTACCTCCACAATCAAAAATCAAAACATTCTTTTCGGCGGAACTTTTCTTATCTAAACCGTAAGCAATTGCGGCCGCTGTTGGTTCATTAATAATACGAAGAACATTCAGACCAGCAATAGTTCCAGCGTCTTTAGTGGCCTGTCTTTGCGAGTCATTAAAATATGCAGGAACAGTAACAACTGCGTCTGTTACAGTGGTTCCCAAGTAGGCCTCGGCAATTTCCTTCATCTTTGAAAGAACCATAGAACTAATCTCCTCGGGAGCAAAAACCTTGCTTTCGCCTTTATAATCAACCTCAATATAAGGTTTGTTTTCCTTATCAATTACTTTGTATGTAAAATGTTTCATGTCAGACTGAACATTGGAATCACTGAATTTTTGTCCAATTAAACGCTTTGCATCAAAAACCGTGTTTGTAGGATTTGATGCAACAGAGGATTTTGCTGCGTCACCAATAAGGCGCTCTTCAGCAGTAAATGAAACATAAGAAGGAGTAGTCCTGTTTCCTTGGTCATTAGCAATAATTTCCACGTGGTCATTTTGCCATACACCTACACAAGAATAAGTCGTACCTAAGTCAATACCGATAGCAGTGGTCATTATATTTTTATTATACAAAGACAATTTTAAACCTTTTTCATGAAATAATATTATTATACAGTCACTATAATTATAATAATTGCATAATATAATAAATAAATTATAACCAATCCATAAAATGTTTACGTCTAATTTTGAATATTATTTATATTATTATTTTGATTGGTTGAATCATTTGAATCCTTCAACTAAATTTATTTTAGGGTTAATCGTAAAAACTATACATTTATTATTGTCGTTTCTTGCCGCATTTGGCCCATTCATGACAAACAATATTATATTCTTAAGTTTGTTGATTCTATATTACATTACCATTGTAACAGTATGGTATGTATTCGGTTATTGTTGTTGTAATATATTAGAAGAAATATTAGACGGCTCTACCAAAAATAACAAAAAGTCTTTCATTAGTGATATGTTTGAAAATATGATTGGGAAAACCAATAGTAATATAATACAACTTATTATAATATTCACACCATTTTTTAACACGCTATTTTGTTTATATAAAATAAACTATTATTGCAAAAGAAAATAAATATACATATTGTATATACAAATGAGTAAAAGAAAAGAATTCTATAGTTTGAGTTATTTAATAGGTGAAACAAAAAAGGTGTTAGAAAATTATCAAAGTTTAGAAAAAACCGCACTTGGTCTTAAAGAGAAAACCCTTAAATCTAATGATAATTTAACTAGAGAAGCATACGACCGTTATTTTGATATAAGTGAAATGAAATTTCAAGAAATAAAAATAGCACAGATAAAATGTGATGAAATGAATGATCTAATAAACAAAATACGAATTAGCTTAGATTCTATGAAAGAAACATTTGAAGATGTTAGCAAACATCTAAATGAAAAATCAATTTCTAGCCTTAAAAATATTACCGGTAATATTGTTAAGAGAGATTATGATGTTGAGGGTAATGAGTATGTTCAAGAAATTTTGAATAACAATGCAACTATTGCACAAAATGAGAAAACCCCCGACAAAGGTGGAAAAAAAATGAAAAAAAACAAAAAAACAAACAGATTATTAGTTAAGAAAAAAAATACTAAAAAGTCCAAGAAATCAAAACAATAAATAAAATCTAAAACGAAATATATTCCAAATCTTTTAAATTCCAATATTCACTTCCGCCGCTAGGAATAGGTCGTCTAATAATAAATGGCATAGCTTTTTGTTCTAATTCCAATTCAGCAATAAGATAACTATCAATTATATTTTCAGGAACCTTGACAAGTGGTTTAGCTCCACATTCTATTTGTTTTGATCGCTGACCTAATATACGCGCCTTCTCATATTTTGTTAAAAACGGAATTGTTTTGTGCAACGGATCTATTATAATATTAAATTCATCTCTAGTGACTTTAGATAATGCCTTGATTTCATCATAGTTATGATTCAAACATTCAGGATGAAAATCCATAATATAATCCTTTGTAATTTCTTTATCAAATTTTTGTAAATAATTATCGTCTTGATAATCATCGTCGTCATCATCGTCATAATCATTAATTGCAGTATCTAATTGAATAGTAGCTTGTTTTTTATTGGGTTTAAATTGTTTACCTTTATTTTTAGTTGTTTTTGCACCACCCGACTTGTTATTATTTCCTGTTTCATCATCGTCGTCGTCTTCATCGTCATCTGCTTCGTCGTCGTCTTCATCTTCATATAAATCATCATCGTCATCGTCGTCAACAACCATATTTTCATCATCGTCATCGTCGTCTGCAACGATCTCGTTTCCGACATCGTCATCGTCATCGTCATCTTGATTTTCATCAAGTTTAGTTTCATCGTCGTCATCTTCATCGTCGTCTCCACCATGAACGCCTTCATTATCATCATCGTCGTCATCGTCATAATCGCTTATTGTAGGTTTTGCATTTACTTTTTTATTTTTTATAATATTTGGTTTCTTATAATTTTCACTTTCTCCATCACTATCTCCATCGCCATCGCCAATCGTAACAGAATAGTCGTCTTCATTATCACTCATCTTGTATATAGTATATATTAATATATTTATTAATATATATTTTTAAATTCTTTCAATTTTATTTAAATTTACCTTTAAAAAAAAGGTAAAACCAAAAATATACTTTTCAAAAAAGTAGAGCAAAAGATTTGGCTCCACCTTTTCTAAAGGTGGAAAAGGTGGAATTATTTTTCTTCGCTTGCCTTCCATACAGTATCACAACATGAGCACAAATAAACATATTTCATATTCATATCATCATATCTGATATAAATAATTTCCCGTTCTTTGTTTTTAGTGTTTGTTTCACAATCCACATTAGGACACAATATTGTATTTATTCTTGGTAATGTAGGGTCTAATTTTGTATATTTATTTATAATATGATTAAATGATTGTTCGCTTTTTTTAATTTGTAATTTGGATACAGTAACATTTTCAATGGACAAATTCGTATTTTCATTTCCACAATGACGACAATAATAAACTAATTTATTCGGGTCATCTTCGTTGATACGAATATAATACATATTTTCGCAATTACTACAAAAGTGCATTCTTAATTATTAGTTATATTATATATTTAATTGTTATTTATTTATTTCAATTTTATTGATATATATTATATATTTTATATATAATATATTTTATATATTTATCAAATTTGTCTCATTGGCTTCGGGTTGAGTGCAGTTATTTTTGCCTTCAATTTGACATAATCTACGTTAACAGTCATATTGTAAAATCCACCGCTAACAATAGTCGTCTCTTTATTTTTGGTCGCTTCTATTTTTTCATCTATAAATTTTATTAAACCATCATAGTTTTTTATAAAATTTTCTTTAATATTTTGATAAAATAAATCAAAAAAACTCAAATACATGCCTTCTTTTTTGCTCATAATATCACAAACAGCAATATCAATATTGGAATATTCAATAATTTTGGTATAATTCCCAAATTCTAAATGATGTTTGGTAACGCCAGGTTCGTTTAATAGCGGGTCTTTACACAAAAGAGTACACAATGTTAGTAGTACAGTAGAAATGGTCTGACATGATGTCCATTGATCACCACTCCACGTGTTCAACAAAGATACACATACTTTGCCGCATTTATATAAATTCGGGTTGAATCTAACGCCATTTCCATTTGTACAATAAGTCACTTTTGGTGGACTGTGAGGATAATCATATGGAAATTTAAATTCAAACAAATAATTTCCACCGAAATATGGAGTACCAGAGGGTCCAATAATCAATGCATAACCTTTTAAAAGATCACTATCATCGTGGACGTAATAAATACCGTTGTCAGATAAAGGGTTTTTAATTATTTGTTTTACGTCATTTAATAAACGAGAAATAGTTTCTTTTGATATGAAAGTTGACATTTTTCTCTCTGTAATTATTATTTAAACTATATTTTTGTGTTTATATACATTTTTTTAAAGTTTAAAATATTTAATTTTCATTTTTTGAATTATAAAAAAATGAAATAGAAAAATCTTGCTATATTATATCATATTTACATGAATGTTAATACAATGAGTACGTCACAATTTACAGATTTAAACGAGTTTTTATCAAAGCACAGTGCTAGGGTAACTGAAACAACTGATGGAACTACTATTGTAAGATCCGCATCAACACCCATTACGCATACTAGAATTCCTGATAAAGAGTTGAATATTTACGGAGGTGCTTACATAATACCACAAGAAAGTTTGAAAGAGTTTTATTCTTTATATTATGACCACATTTTTGTTAAAAAAAATAAAGCATATTTGACTGAAACACAATTGGAAAAGAAAAATGCATTACTAGTAGATTTTGATTTCCGCTATAGTTATGACGTGGAAACTAGACAACATACAAAGGAAAATATACTTGATATGATTCTTTTGTATTTGGAAGAACTTAAGGAATATTTCATTTTTGAAGAGAATAAACCTTTTGATATATTTATTTTTGAAAAACCTGACGTAAATAGATTAGCGGACAAATCTTTAACAAAAGATGGTATTCATATGATGATTTGTATGGAAGTTGACCATGTTTTGCAACTCATGCTTCGTGAGAAAATATTAGATAAACTCCAAGAAGCGTGGGAGTTGCCTTTATTGAATAATTGGGAGTCTGTTTTGGATGAAGGTATTAGTAAAGGAAAAACAAACTGGCAATTATTTGGTTCAAGAAAACCGCATAACCAAGCATATGAATTAACTAGCCATTTTATTATAACTTTTGACAAGAACGATGGAGAATTTATGATGGATGAAATGAAAGTAGAAGATTTTGATATGAAAAACAATTTCTATAAATTATCAGCACAAAACGCAGATATTCCATCATTTGAATTGAATCCAAAAATAATAGATAAATACAACCAACGTCTTCAACTTAAGAATAGCAAGGTCAAAAAACCTACTGCTACTAGTAAAGTTAAAATGAATCTTATTGTAGATGGTGACCAAAACGATTGGGATGATGATGAATATATTTCAATCAATGATATTACAAACAAAGAAACGCTCGCGAAGTCAATGGACCTTATTTTGAAACGTTTAAAACCAACCGAATACGAAATCAAAGAAACTCATATGTATACACAAATATTACCTGAAAAATATTATGAACCGGGTTCACATTTATTGAATAGACAAGTCGCATTTGCGTTGAAACATACAGACGAACGGTTGTTTTTATCGTGGATTATGTTAAGAAGTAAAGCAAGCGATTTTGATTATGCAACAATACCAAGTTTATACAATGACTGGAAGAAATATTTCAATACATCAAAAACAGGTGTTACACGCAAATCAATTATGTATTGGGCAAAACAAGATGCATTTGAAGGATACGAGAAAGTGTTAGAATCAACAGTTGATTATTTTATTGAAGAAACACTTGAATCTCAAACCGAATTTGATATTGCGCAAGTATTGCATCAAAAATATAAAGATAGATATGTTTGCGTGAGTTATGACAAAAAAGGTATTTGGTACGTTTTTAAAAATCATAGATGGGAACCAGATAGAGGATTAAGTTTACGACTTGCTATTTCAAAAGAAATTCATAATTTATATTCTATTCGTCGCACGAATTTAGAAAATGAGTATCATCATTATGACCAAAGCGATGATAGAGCGGATTATATTAAAAAGAAGATGAAGGCTTTGTCAGATATTATGCAAAAATTAAAGCGCACAAATGATAAAAACAATATTATGCGTGAAGCTATGGAATTATTTTATGACAAAGAATTTATCAAAAACATGGATACAAACAAACATTTATTGTGCTTTAACAATGGTGTCATTGATTTTAATACAAAAGAATTTCGGGATGGTTATCCACAAGATTATATTACAAAGACTACAAGAATTAGCTATCAAGCATTTACTCCGGAAAGTTATCCTGAAACTGTCGCACAAATTCACGATTTCATGGATAAATTATTTCCAATTCCGGAATTGAATAAATACATGTGGAACCATCTTGCATCTTCTTTAATAGGTACTAATAAGAATCAAACATTCAACGTATATCACGGTAGTGGTGGTAATGGAAAATCAATGTTAACAGATCTAATGACACATGCTTTAGGTGATTATAAGGCAACTGTTCCAATTACATTAGTAACAGAAAAACGTAATGCAATTGGAGGAACTTCATCGGAAGTGATGCAATTAAAAGGTATTCGTTATGCAGTTATGCAAGAACCAACAAAAGGTGTAAAATTGAATGAAGGTGTTATGAAGGAATTAACTGGTGGTGATCCAATTCAAGGTAGAGCACTTTATTGTGAAAGTGAAACGTTTCAACCGCAATTTAAACTTGTTGTTTGTACAAATAATTTATTTGATATTGAAAGTAATGATGATGGTACCTGGAGAAGAATTAGAAAATGTAATTTTGTATCAAAATTTAAAGGTGAAGATGAAGAACATACAGATGATACTCCATACATTTTTACAAAAGACAAATCGTTGGAAACAAAACTACCCGTGTTCGCACCTGTATTTGCAAGTATGCTTGTAAAAATAGCATTTGAGACAGAAGGCAATGTTCCAGATTGTGAATATGTAATGAACGCATCAAATAAATATAGAATTGGTCAAGATCACATTGCTGCATTTGTAACTGAGAATCTTGTGAAAACAGGTGATATGAAAGACCGTATTAAGAAACAAGAATTGGCGAATCATTTCAAGTATTGGTTTACACAAGAACAAGGTAACAATAAGAAAATACCAAAAGGTGAAGAGTTGTATATGTATATGGATAAAAAGTTTGGAACTCAGAAGCCAACAGGTTGGCATGGAGTCAAAATATTGTATCCTGATGACAATGTTGATCAAATAGACGATTTGTAGAGGTTATAAAAATAGTATTTTGACACAAAATAACAAAATAACAAAATAACAAAATAATAAAATAATAAAAATGAAATAAATATTTTTTTTCGCTACAAATAATAATTATTTGTGGCGAAATGTTGTTTTGCAGCACCTCTTGTATAAGTGATAAAAAAAAGGTACGGTTTTCATCTTTTATCAGAGAATTTAGAAACCCTACTTTTATTGAAAGATCTCATTTCCCATATTTATGGTGGTCAGAATTAGATAAATCCACAGCCCGTTACAATATGTATAATGAAATACAAAATTTACAAAAAAATCATCCTACTATGACCGTAAAACAAGCGATGAAATTGCTATATCAGCCGGATAATCTGACTCGTTATGACCCTAACAACTTCCTATAAATTTCTATAAACATTATTAGGAAAATAACTTTTCACTTCCACAAAAACTTTTTGTAAAATAATAAAAAACCAGTAACATACAAACGGATATATAATCAACAAAAATAAAATCAATAAACGGATACTCAATTTTACATCTGTTTTAACTAAAAATACGGACAACAAAAAGACAAAAACAATAAAAATATAAACAAATAATAAAAAATAATAATATGTTTTAATACGATTTATTCCTTGGTCTTCATAATAGTTTTTTCTATCATTTGTTAACGTATCAGAATATGTTATTTTTAGTTTTTTTTCTAAATCAGTATTCTCTTTTTTATACTTTTTATACAAATCAACGACATTATTAAAATTAATCAATAATCCATCGTAAATCTGAATATTTGTTTTAATTGTATTGACACTATTGTTAAATTTTGTCTGATAACTACTTGCAATATTTTCTGCTTTTTCCTTTAATTCTTTGTCAATATATTCATTATAACCACTTTCGCCTTGTGTATAAGTAATATATTCCTTTTTTGCAGTAAATAATTGTTGCGGAGCACTTACTACATTTGTCTCAGCATCTAAATAATTTTTTTCTAATTGTTGTGATTTTTCTTTCTCCTTACATGAAGGACCACATGCAATTGATTCACTTGCTTGAGTAATGAAATTATTAAAATCATTTATATTAAAATTTGATAAGTCTGACATTATTTTATAATTGTTTATAACTATACTATATAATAACTATATAAAACATTATGAAAATAAATAATTCATTATGTTTTATACTCTGTCAACTCGCTCAATAATTACTAGGCATTATAATACTATCAAGAGTTATATCTGGTTTTTTATACAAACTAGACTTTTGTGTAAGTATATCATTCATAAAAGATTCTGTTTTTGATTTTTGATTGCATTTTGATGTATCAGGCATACATTTATCTAAATTATTATCATATGTCATACCAGTTGTACAACAATTGCTACCTACACACGTTCCAATGCCTAAACCACTAGCTGACAACCAAGGATCAGTGTTACCGCCATCTTTTTTAATTACAGTAGGCGCATTTTTTATGTTAAAACCCCATAAATATTCTTGATAATTCATATTATCACGAGTCCATATAGATACTAAACGGTATACGATAAAGATTGAACCAATAACACTAATTAAAATTAATAAAAAATAAAAAACAAATTTTGGTAAAAATCCTTTGTTAAATAAAAAAGAAATAATAATAATAGGAACCAACATAAAAATAATATATTTCATCAAAATGCTGTGCTCATTATATTTTTCACCATAATAATCATTGATTTCAATAAGACGAACTTTATTGTTTTTTTCATATTCTAAACGCTTTAATTTTTTTTTGGCTTCATTCAGTTGTTTTTCAATGATTGCAATAGCAAATGTTTCTTGTCGTAAAGTTTCGCGTGAATGAACCAATGTATTTTTATATAGACTATTAACATCTCCTAATGTTTGATATAAATCAATTCTCATTTGTGAAATTGAATTAATTTTTTTTAAAATTTTTTTTTGTTCTTCTGATGTAATAAAAGGATTTGTTTCTAAAGTTTTGAATAAATCTTGTTCAATATTTTGTAACGATTTAATATCTTTTAAAATTTTTTCATTATTATTAATTTGAATTGAACTCATATTATATAAATTATAGAAAGATAATTATATAATATTTTTATAAAAATATGATTTATCATTTTGTTTCATTTTTTACGTATTTTTTACTCTAATTGCTATCATAGTAACTCCTATTGCTAAAATACTCCACAACATGTAACTATAATTTTGCTGTAATGTTTTTATATTACTATCTCTTAAAATATTATCAATTTCAGGATTGTTTTTTTGCATATTTTTAATTTTTGTATGTGTTTGTATAGTTTTAAAATAACTGTTGTTATTAATTCCTTCAAATCCTTCAATTCCTTCAACCCAGTCAGCCCGTTTTATAAATTCTAACTTTATATTATCTACCATATTGATATTACTTTCATGTAAACGTTCTATTTTGTTATTAACTTGAGATGATAATAAGTTTAACTTATCACTTAATTGCGACAACTCTTGTTTTTGAACTGAGTTAATGCTACTAAACAAATAACTTTTTTGAAGTTCACCGCCTTTATTACCGTAATTTTTATAAGTTATTGAATCTATGTTATTTACACTATTATCAATTCCAGTTGGATTGTTAATTGGTTTTTTATCGCGTATATATGTAGTTTTACCTGCAGCTGATTTGAAATTCTGTATGGAATAAACGTCATTATTTGGTATTTTTTTTGGATAACAAACCGGAGAAGGTCCAGTTGTATCGTAAACAAAAGTATTACAATCCTTATATTTATTACAAATATCCATACATTTATTAACATCGCTAACATTACTTACAGCTGCATTAGGTATATCATTTCCTTGAATGTTTGTATTTTGAAAAACTGAACTGTAAGTATTAGCGTAACCGACATTTGCAGTAGAATATGGGTGTATTTGAGAATCCGCGTCAATGTATGCAACTTGTCCCATGTTTGATTTTATACCGACGCTTCCTATATCATACAAAGCATTTGCTAAGTCACCACCATAATAGTTTTTACTGTTATTGCCTGTACCAGCTGCGCAACTTGACTTGAAAGTATACAAAACTAAATTACCGTCGTTTTGCATGATCAACAATAGTTTACCATCAGCACTAACTACCCAATCTCCTTTGTTCAATATTTGACCCATCTTTAAAAATGACATACCATATTTACTTTTTGCAAGTGAATAATTAACATTTGGAATTTGTTGCTTACCATTTGTCATAGTACACCATACACCACCCAAATTTTTATTTGGGTCACCTTTGTATACACACATATTACCATCTGTTTGTAGTGCAAGAAAATAACTACATTGTGAAGTATCAACGGTTTTTTTGTAAAGAGTTCTTTGATTGTTATTTGAAGTATTTGACAATGTTCCTGTTTTTATCCAACAAGAATTGTTTGTTCCAGTATTAAATGCGAACCCATTACAATTTGGAGTATTATCACAAACAGTTTTACAAGAATCAACACTTTGATTCGTTTGATAACTTAAATCATTTCCCCCAGCATCAGTATTAGGTGTTGAACTATATACTTGATCGCAATTTGTACCATTAGGTGACGTATAATAAGCTTTACCATTTGAATCACAAACAGTCAAAGTTCCATTTTTTGTTACAACTGCGTATGTAGTTGGTTTACCGGCAGTATTGGATGCCCACAACGGAACAAATGTATATCCAGGACCATTTTTTTTGATACTATTAATATCATTACCAACTGCACAAAATCCTAATCCTGAAGAAGGATCCGAGTTTTGTAAGGCAAAATATTGATAACCTCCTAAAATAGCAGTTTCTTCACACCTTTCCACGGTATATGTCCCATTTGAAGAACTAGTTAACCGTATATTTTTAATAGCTGTAGAACGATCTCCTGAGCCCCATGTTCCACTAAAATACACTTTATAATTTTGTGAATTTTCTACAGTAAAATTTTTTGTATAAGTTGTCCATTTACTTACAGGAGGTTGAAAATTATAAACAGTTGAAATAAATTTATTGTCTGCTGTATACAATTGAACATTTATAGGATTGCTTAATTTACTACTATCGCAACAATCTCTACCGCATGCATCAAAAACTAGTGTATATGTAACTTCACTTTCTAGATCAATAGATTGAGATATTGATTGTCTCGCTTGTATGCATGCAGATTGATTACCGTTTGGATAAGGCATTGGATAACCCCAGTCATTAGAATTATTTATTAAAACAGCATTAAACCACCATCCAGGAACGCGCGTACCACTATTAATATATTGATAAGAGTTGTTGGCAATAGCCGGCTGAGAAAAATCTCCGTTTGTAAACATATTTTTTGTAGAAAAAACTCGTTTGTTACCAATAATGGTCATTGCAGGATTTGCTTCATTTTCTTGATAACAACCAACGTATGTAGGGGTTGGTGTTGACGACATCATTTTACTTACAAATACATTTGAACCTTCGTGACCGCAACTCTCATTCAATTGCATATTTTTACCAATAATCAGCGGTGGATTGGTAGGCAATTGCGTTCCTTCTATAGAATATTCATTTAGCCATGGTATATCAATAGGAATATAATTTCCACTTGTATTTGGACAGCCATTTTTTCCTGACATACTATTTAAAATCTCCATGCTAGGTATATATTTTGCAACACCTTGTTTGGTTACATAAAGTAGATGCCCTGATCTGGTAAAACGAATAATTTTGTTTAAATATTTATTATTTGGATCCGTTCGCTCTATAAAATTAGACGAATTTTTTTGAATTTTTTTCGTTAAAGCATTGTATTTATTCAAGGTTTCATTATATTCGCTTAATACTTGCGTATACTCTTGTTTTAATCGCTCGCCATTTTCGTTGTTTTGGTTAGTTCCAGTGGTTCCGTTATTCGTAAAATTCTCAATGTTTCTATTGTTTCCACTGGTTCTATTGTTTTCATTGTTTTTAAGCTTGGACTCTATATTTTTTGTAATTTTGTCTTGATATTGATTAAACCTATGCCCTTGTTGAAGTGAAGGTATTACAGTAGAAGCATCGCCGCGTTCAACAGTTATATTGGTATCTTTTTTATTTTTATTTAATAAATTATCAATTATTGTATTCATTAATATAAATGAATACAATAATTATCTAAATGTAAATTATTATTAAAATAAAAAGTAATATAATAAAAATATTATAAAACAAGTAAAAAATATGATAGACATGTAACCGAAACTACTATTTGATGACGATGTAACATTTTCGCCGATAAGAATAACAGCAGTTTTACTCAAAATAAAAACACATAACAAAACAATGATTAATAACAAGACATAATTGTAATAATTCATTGTAACAACTAATTCACCCTCGGTTTGTTTTCCTTCTATAGTATGATGTTGCAATAATTGTTTTAGTATCCTTCTTCGTTCCTTTTCCAATTTTCTATAATTTTCTTTTAATAAAGCATATTTTTCATTTCTTTTATTATCTTGTGCTAAAAATACATTTTTATTCGTTTCTAGTATGTTCATTATTTGATTATTTAAATTTATTAATTGGACATTTAATTTTTCCAATGTTTTCAAAAAACTTTTTGCTTGAGGAATGATTGCATATTGATTAGTTGAACCTGCGATAATTGACCCTTCGCCGCCTCTTAACCAACAATTATTTTGATTATTATTTGTAACATTGTAAGTTGCGCCACTACACCCCGGTGTTTTGCTACATAACGCAGAACATTTATCCACACTAGAAACGTTACTACTAGATATACCAGTTGTTCCCCAATATGTATTATTTGGAATAGTAACTAAATTTGATGAAGTAGTTTGCACTTGTGGTTGCGATGGTGACTGTGTTGGTAGTGAAGATGATTGTGTATTTTGTAAACTACTGTTAATATAATCACTTTGAACTTGATTGTATTGTATTAAGGTAGTATCGTATTGTTTTGTTAAACTTTCTAAATTTAATATTGCAGAGTTATTTTGATTTTGATTTTGATTTTGATTTTGAAAATAATTTGACATTCTATATTTATGCTTATATTATATATAACAAGCATAAAAAGAATTATTATTTTGTAAAATTAAAAATATTTGTAATATAAAACAGCAATTCCTGTCCCTATTCCTATAAAAGCAGTTGTTCCGCCAATTAAAAAAAACATTTTTTTTGTAATAGTGTTATTATTACTCTTGTTAGTGTTATTGTTAGTGTTATTGTCCTTGTTTTTGTTAGTGTTATTGTTAGTGTTATTGTTAGTGTTATTGTTAGAAATGTAATAACAATCACAATCACAATCACTTAAATCACTTAAATCACTTAAATCACTTAAATCACAAAAATAACCTTCTTTTTCTAATTCTGAATCATCAATTTGATTATTCGCAAAAGTTTCCGAATAATTACGATAATTCATAAGTGACGCTACCAATAGTGAATTATTTGAATTTGTATTGGTATTTTTATATTGTTGTCGCTGTTCAGAAAATTTATTAAAAGAATCGGTGTTTGACTTTTTAATATAATCTCGTAAATTTTTATCTAAAATTATATGATTTGCGTGTTTGTTATAAAAAGGAAAGTTCAACATTGTAGTATTTTTAATAATTTAGATTATAAAAAATACTAATTTTACGCCGTTGAAGATTTCAATTTACAGGACTCTTATTTGCAAATACCTTAATCAAAGCAGTTCCACTTATAATAATCCCAATAAACATTAAAACATTGTTATAATACCTTAAATTATAAGTTTCTTTATATTCGTTAATCATGACACGTGAACCGTTATAATTGTTATTAATATTACTTTCAACAGATTTTAATTTACTATTTTTATTTTTCTCTTTTTCTATTGATTCGTTAATTTTTAATAAAAAATCGCCTATATTTTTTGTGTTTTTTTCTATTTCACTAGTCATTGTTAATAATTCATTACCAATAGAATTCAAATTACCATTTAAATTTTCATAAATTTTTTGATATTCGCTATATGTTGGATTTTTATTAAAAAACACATAATATTTTTTAAAATCATCTAAAATAGCTGGTAATTTTTCTTGGAGCGTCTTGATTTTATTATTAAATTCAATTGTTTGAACTGTTTCATCCAATAAATTATCAGTGTTGTTCATAGACTATATATATTTATAAATTATTTAATAATTATCTAATAATTATCTAATAATTATCTAATAATTTACAAGATTCAAAAATTTTCATTTGTAAAATCTAAGTTTGATTTTTCTAATGTCTTTAATTTTTCCAAATACGTGTGTGTTTCACTAAAACCTCCAATAAAATTCCCATTGAAAAACACAATTGGGAATGATTTCCATTCAACAACTGAATAGCTTTTAATGAACGATAAAAAATTTTCTTTATTTTCCAATAAATAGTCGTCGCAGTCAATGATTTCATACTCAAAACCGCAACTCTTTAATAAATCTTTCACTTTTCTACAATTTATACACCCACTTTTGCTATATATAGTAAACTTATTTTCAAAAGGCTCTTCAAAATTCATCTGAGTTTTATATAGTTAAATATATTATTTTGTATTTAATTATATTTTATTTATTATAAAGTAATTTTTCTATATGCAAACACGGTAATATTCGGTTGTTATTGCTGTCTTACTTGGTCTAATAATTTTACATACTTTTCCAGGTCGCAAACCAATTGCGCGAGCTACAGGATCAAAACGCGAAATATCAGGAAATTCTGTTTTATTTTTAATATTATATTTTTTCATAACTTCATCTACATCTTTATCACTAATAATAGTATGTTCTGGAACCAAACTATGATTTAAAATGTTATATTGTAAGCGTTTAATGTTTTCAATAACAATAAAGATACCATCCTTTTCCCAAATATGTTTTAATTCACTAATGATTGTCTCATTCATTTCATCTTTGGTAATTATAAAAAGTGTATCATCTTTTGTTAATATTTCTTCTAAATTAAACAAATCGTCAATCATTTCCTGAATATTAGCGGGACGAATCATTTTTGTTAGATAAAAACGAATATAAATCTTATTTTTTCTTTTTGTAGTAGGGTTTTCTTCTTTTTTTTCAAGAAGCATATCCAATTGATTGTTTTGTTTCATAGAATTCACTTCATTAATGCTAAAATTAAAATAATCGTCAACATTATAACCTTGTTTATCCATTAAGGCAAGAATAGTTGTTCTCGCCTTATAAACAGATGAAATTAAACTACTATGATTTTGACTTTGCATTATAATATATAATATAAATAATTGATTTTATATTTATATTATTTCATTTTTATTTTTATATGATTATTTTTTTGGTTTCATTTGAAGTGCTACCACTGCTGCTATCACCATTTTCATTGTTGTTGCCTTCAGAGCCTTCACTAGTATTGCCCTTACCTAGGGGTTCTTCCTTTTTTTCTTCAACTTCCAGAATAGTTTTCTTTTCTTCTGGTACAGGTATAGGTCCAGGCGGACTATCAGAAGGAGTCATTGGGTTAAAACTCATAGTTTGTTGTTGTTGTTGTTGAGGTCTTTTAATTAATATTGGACTTGTTTCAGAATCCATGTCTGGCATATATGGCGACGATGAACCCGGTTGGTATTCTTCACTATTAGTGCTTCCTTCATATGCAGGTGATCCTGGTGCATATGGAACACTTTCCTGTGACGCTGTATCTGGCGTATCCATCGGTTTTATATCAATAGGAATATACGGCGGCGATTCTTTTTCTTCTGATTCTTCTGAATCAATGTTATTAATTGTAGTTTCCATTTTATTCAACCCATCATTTTTGACGGGAGTTGTTAAAATATTTCTAATACCTATTTTTAATTTTGCAATATTCGTTTTCAAATAATAATTAGAATTTTCATAATCTTCTCCTTCCATGGCGCTAATGTCATTTACATCCTTGTCATTAAGTAATTTAGCAATATTATTTGAATAAGATAAACTCAACATTTGGTCTACATTTTCATCTGTTATAATTCGCATTTGAATATTCATAGTTTGTAATTCTTGTATCAATAATTTGAATGAATAAGGTATTCTAACAAGACTAAAAGACCTTCCAAATTTGGATATATTTTGAACGTTCATTGATCCGTCAGGATTTGTATGAAAATTGACAGGACCATCCGCAAATGGACTTAAAAATAGATTTTTCACTTCATTATAAATTGCAATCGCTCCCGTTTTATTACAAATAGCCATAAAATATTCGTCGCCTCTTATCATAAATGATTCATTCAAAAAATAAGACATACCATGAGCCAGGACGCCATCACGTTCCATTTCACCGATTCTTAGACCACCGTCATTTGCTCTTCCTTGGACGGTTTGTCTTGTCAGATTTGTTCTTGGCCCAGTAGCACGATAATTTATCTTATCTTTTACCATGTGCTTTAAACGCATGTAATATGTCGGTCCTATATAAATATCACTTTGGATTTGCTCGCCAGTCATTCCGTTATATAATATTTGATTACCGGTAGAATTGAAACCTGCTTTCACCAAAAAAGGCGCATAAGTAGAGTAATTGGAACCCTTCACTTGAAAAGCTGTGCAATCTCCGAAGGCGCCGTAACTAGTGCACACTTTTCCAAATAAGGATTCAACGATTTGTCCAATCGTCATACGAGATGGAATAGCGTGTGGATTAATAATGAGATCGGGACGGATACCGTCTGCGGTAAAAGGCATGTCTTCCTCGGGAATGATGAGACCTAGGGTCCCTTTTTGTCCCGCGCGACTAGCCATTTTGTCACCAATAGCAGGTACTCTTTCTTCGCGTATTCTAACTTTTGCAATATTGAAGCCTTCTTCGCCTTGTGTGATAAAAGACTTATCAACAAATCCTAGCTGACCTTTTTTAGGTTTCACGGAATCATCTACAAATCTATCTTTGTTTTCCATGTCACTTGTAATTTTACCAATCAATACAATTTTATCATTCAATGGCGTATTTTCTTTAATCATACCATGGTCATCTAGTAAACTATAATCATACCCTGGTTTAATTTTAACAACATTATTTTTTTCAATATTAGCAAATCGCGAGTTCACCATTCCGGATACTTTGGAACTCTCTTCCCGTGCTTCATACATGGAATAATAAGTTGTTCTAAAAATACCTCTTTGAACAGCTCCTTCATTAATGAGAATAGCATCTTCTACGTTATAACCTGTGTAACACATAATAGCAACAATTGCATTTACGCCATATGGTATTTCCTCATTATTTATGTATTCCAAATATCTAGATTTTACAAGAGGTATTTGACCATAATTCAATATAACTCCCATTTTATCAATACGCATTTGATAATTAGTATGATACATAGAAACAGCTTGTTTACTTTGACCGCACGAAAATGAATTACGAGTTACAGGATTATGTTCAGGGTAAATAATCAAATTACCCATGACACCTAATATTAAAGATGGGTCAATTTCAAGATGCGTATAAAATTTATTCTTTTTATTATCATCACTTTGATTCGCGATCAGTGCTGATTCTTCTTCAGCCGTATCCAAGTAGTCAAGAACAGATTTATATTTCTGTAATTTATTATAAACTTCGGCATCTATTTTATTTACATTTACATCATCTTCAGCTGAATCGCCTTGCGTATCACCCCGAAATTCGCCATCTAAATCACTGTACAGCGCATTCAATTCATAAACCTTGTTGGATTTAAAATTGAAGAATTCGTCATCCTTCTTTTTAAAACCGCTTACTATTTGCTCCCATGAAAGTTTTTCTTCTTGAATCATTTCTAAAACATCTTTTCTATCGTAACTGTTTTCATTGTTTTCAATATAATAAACCGGACGAGTCAATCTACCTGAATCTGTGTAAATATTAATTTCATTGTGCTCATAATCAAAAGAAATACTAGTAAAGGTTGGAATAATACCGTTTCTTCTATACAATTTCAAAAGTTCAACTAATCCCATATCATTTTTACTATCTGTTGAAGTCATGATTGGCTTATCAACAACCCCGATCCAATTACCGTTCACTAAAACCTTGGTACTATTTGACAAATATTCAGTATGACACTCCAAGGTCAATTTTAGCGGCGTATTGTTTCGCAGCCATTTAATCAATGGTCTTGCAGAACTACCGCTTGTAATATGCGTTGAAATTGCTAAATGCTTGTGAAGGCCAATGTTTCCACCATCTGGGGTATCTATAGGATCAATTAATCCCCATTGTGAGCTATTCAATAATCGCGGACCGACTACTTTTGCACTAGCATCCAAAGGTAAATTGATTTTTCTCAAATGTGAAATAAAAGTATAATAACTTAATCTATTCAAGTCTTGCACAACACCTAAACGCTTAGTATGTGTCTCTGACCCCCAATTTCCTTTGAATGCTTTTTTGAATCCTAATTCAACCTCTCTGTCTTTAAAAAATTGTTTAAAATTAGTTTCAATCAACCCGATGAAATTATCGCTATCTTTGTATTTATTTGCTTCCCGTGATGACGCCGACACCGTTTGTTCTACCAATTCATCAGTATTTTTATATTCGCCTTTGTGATAATAATATTCTTCATCTATTTTTTTTGAAATACTTCTTTTTTGTATTAAAAAATATTCGCGAAATAAATCGTATATCAAAGATCCGGTTAGTTCTATTCTTTTAAAACGAAAGTTATCTCTATCAGTTGGTTTTTCTTGTAATGTATATACTTTTAATAATTTATAAACCATATAACCAACAAAAAAAGCTTTATCTAAGAAATTGACTTCCCCAACATGTGGTAAAAAATAATCAGAGAGAATCTCAATAACACTTGATACCGTTCCTCTTTTTGTAAAACTAGCAATGTATTTCAATGCAGTTTCTTGATTAAAAATTTTATTAGCGTCATGTACGCTAGGTATAAACAAATCAACATAATCTTTATTTTTCTCAAGATCCAAGAGACATGTTTTAATAATTTCTTTATCAGATATTACTCCTAATGCTCGCATCAAAATAAATAAGGGAACTGGTTTTCTCACATTTGGAACAGCAACAACGATTTGATTATTAGATAAAGATGGAGAAGGAGCAACGATTTTTACTGCTGTAGTACGAATAGGTTTGGAGGCATCTTCGGAAACGGACCTTATTTCAGCAGAATGACTGTAGTTATCGTCGGCCTTATTTTTTCTGATGTAAAGCATATTATCGGCGAACTTTTCTTGAGGAATGACAACTTTTTCTTTCCCATCAATAATAAAATATCCTCCATAATCATTTTTACATTCACCCATATTGAATCTAACGTCTTTATTCAACGATTTTAAAATACACAGGTCGGATTGCAACATAATAGGAAAACGTCCAAGATATATTTTGCTCAAAGTAATAGAATGCTCCATTTTTTCATTTCCTTTATAATAAATAAAGTCAACATCTACATCATAATGAATAGTTGTACCATAAGTCATGTTTCTTAATCTTGCGTCGTTTGGATACATATAGTGGGCATGGTTGTCGTCATAAATAATTGGTTTTCCAAAATAAATTTTGCTACCGTCTTTACCACCTAAATATAAAAGACATTCATTCCTTTTGTTTGAAGCTTCGGATTCGTCTTCTCTCTCAATGAATCTTATAGGATTGTTTTCACGGAAAATGCGATTAATACCGTTGTTGAAAAAGTCGTTATACGATTCTAAATGATGTGCTACTAAATTATTTGGGTTGTCGTTAAAATATTTGTCAATAATCTTCCACGATATTTTATCTTTGTTATCCATATATTGATTTATAATTTATATTTTATATTATTATTATATTATTGTTTTACAATTTTATATAAAAAAATTGATATTTTTTTTTAAAAATTAAAAATATATCAATTACTTATTCAAAAATGTATGCTGTAGTTGATTTTACTGATTATCGTAAAGACAATAGATTTGAAGTACTAGGGGTTACAGAGGACGTAGAATATGCAAAAAAAGTAGCATTTCAAAACGCCAAGAAAGAACTATCTAGACAAAGAAATACGGAAAAAACTTTTTATAAAATAACATCAAAAATAGAGGATTATGAATATGAATATTTACATCCAATAAATAAAATAATTGTTGCCTATAAAATTATTGAATTAGTAAAATATAAAGAAGGATTGAAAATAGTATCTTCTAATACAAGTGTACATGCTGTCATTGAATTGGATAAAACAGAGATAACGGAAAATGTAGATGAAATAGAAGAAACCCTTATTTGTGATAATTATTATTCTTATGATCACGATGATTGTGATTATTAGTGATAGTTAAAATGAATAATATTTTACAACTTTAACGGGATTTTAAGGTATGTTTCTTATGCATTTTATTTTTGCTACGACGGGTTAGTCTAAACCTGGGTTTAGACCTTTTATTTTTTCCTCCTTCTTGTTCTTGTTTTTGTTCTTCTTCATCTTCATCTTTATTTTTACCTTGTGAGCTGCTACCTGAATCAGCAGACAAATTTGTCCACTCTTCAGAAGGACGGTCTTTTAAATATGGACCAAGAATTTCGTATTGACGATGTTTTTTAATAAAATCATCTTTAATAAAAGGTGTTCCACATGAATTTCCATATCTCCCACAAATCATCATATTTTTGGCCATTTTAGAATCACAAACAAAACCATCTACCGCTCCATGGGGTGCAAACGGTAATGGTCTTCCGGGTGCCGACATATATTCTCTAGGATCTAAATCATAATGCGAGCAAACTGTACGCGAACACTTGTTATCTTTATGTAAATAAACATCATAATGATCTGCAATTATTTTTTTGGCTATTTCTACATTCAATTTACCTTTATTTTCATCCATCAAATCATTTAATCTTACGTATCTTGCTCCTTGATGTCTACGAATGTCATAAAATCCAGAATTAACACATTCAATATTTCTAATTTGCGGGTCATAGGTTGCATTAAATCCAATGAAATAACCATTTTTTGTTCTCTCTACATTATGAAATTCAAGACCCAACTCTATTCTCAATATTTCATTTGTAGTTGTATCGCCGAATAACCATGAATTCGCATAATCTCCTGAATTTTCATCCAACAATATTTCAACATAATCATCTAATGTTTTACCATATTGCATTGCTTTACGAATACGATAGGCAATAGGATATTTTTTAACATATGGTAAAAATCCACCAATTGTAGTTTCAGTTCCAATGATTCCTTTTGAAGTAACAAAAAAATCGGTTCCACTCCATATCCAACATGCTGATGTTTGCATAATAATGCGATACCCGTCTTCTGGCGTTATATCAAGTATAACATTAGCAAATTGACCGTCAATGTAATCACAAAAAGAATTATGTGCGACTACAATGTTACCATCTTCGGTCCAATCTTTGCCTACAGCAATAAAAGCACTGCAATGATCTTTTGCACCTCCAGCACCGCCTTCTCTCGGACCAGCTGAACTCTTTTTAGATTTTGAACCGTCTGGAGTTTCATTTGTTTCAATCCAAGATGGATACCAATAAGGAATTGACATGTAAAAGTTCCATGCAATTATTTCATCAACCGACGTTTTACAACCATTTGCATTGCACCCATCCGCGATACCTTCCATTTCTTCGTAAAATTCCGGAAAATCGGTCTTAGTCATTTCTTTAAAATCATCATTCACTTTTTCTATAAAAAATTTCCAATCTCTTCCATACGATTCATACATGAAAAAAGCAAGCATTTTTTGTATTTCAATAAAATCTTTTGCACACGCAAATCCATATGCATAACCACGCTCTTTTGGTTTTCCTTTAATAGAAACATATTTCCATCCATTTTTTTCATATGTAAATCCGTTTTTTGTCTCAGTTTTCATTATAAAGTTATATTTATAATATCGTAATATTATAAAAATACAAATTATATTTTTATATTTTGATATTTTGATATTTATCTATAATTGCATAAAATTACTAAAAATTATAAATTAAATTATAATTGTAAAATCATAAAAAATATCACAAGTAACATAAATACAAAAAAAGGCAAAAGTAATAAAAACCATGATAATTCAGAATGTCCATCTTTACAGATTAAATTTAAAACGTAAGTCCAGAATAGTACATAAATTATTTTGACAATGAACAATAATGTAGTACTTGTTACGCGACACGAATAATTACCTATTCTATATCTGTTTGTATTGCCTAAATTTTGAATTAAAACTATCAAAATTGCAAAAATAGACAATACAAAATATATTGCTGCGGGCGTACATAATTGTTTGATACTTTTTGGGAAAGCCATTATGAATTACCCCGAGAAAATAAAAAAATATTGTTGTTTATTTTATCAAAAAATAGGTTAATAACATTTGACCTATTGCGGTGTAACACCATATAGCAGGTTGTTCATGGATATTGTTTGTCAATAAAAACCCCAAATAGGGACCCGTTAATACCATTGCTAATATTGGTTTGAATTGAAAAATCGTTAAAGCTGGTATAACCCACATGAAAAAATGCAAACCAATGCTTGGTGTAAACCAATATTTACCTGGAGCACGCAATCTGATGTTCCATGCAATATGTCTGTTTCCAGAAACAGCACATGTTGTTTTACCGCATAATGGCTCGTTTTTATTGTCGCATAATTCATCGTCAGTGACAAAAAATAAGCGACTTGCTAATAATAAACCCGCAAAAAAAGACATGTACAAAAATATGAAATTTGGTTTATTTGTGAATGCAAATAGCCATATATTAAAAAATAGTGGTTGAAAACAAATATGAATATATCCAATATTTGTTAAGAACTTGTTGTAATCGTTATTACATTGATTGATTACTCTGTATTGAAAAAATTGCAGTATTTCCATAAGAGAAAAATAACCTATTCCAATAGAAGCATATATACTTTTTTTGAAAAAATATAGACTTGACAAAATACCTATTGTACCTATTGCTAATGAAATATTTTCAGAAAAACACATTATAATAATAATATTATAATATGGATATAATATTATTTGCATTGATGGTGTTTTTAGTGTTTTCCAACTAATTGATCTTTCCATGGTAACGGATTTGCAGAAGTAGGATACCCATTTAAAGCGTTGAACGTGGTTCCAACACCATGACCAAATTGTCTACCTAAATTAATCAAATCTTGTCCTAAAAAATTAGATAATGAACCGCCGCGTTGTTTTCTATGCTTTTTTGTGTGTATGTGTGCGCGTCTGTGTCTGTGTCCACGTCCGTGTTTACTACGGCCTCCTTTCAAGCCGCCTAAAAAACCTAAAAATGGTGGGTTAGCACCTACGTTTACCATTTGCCTAGAAACATCGTTATTATATGTATTGTTTGAATAATAGTTGGCGTCACCTGGAATACCATTAGCGCCTGGTAAATTACTAGAATTTACGTATGGTTTTCCAACCAACCCATTTGGGTATGGAATACCATTGTTTCCTGTAGCGCAACCTCCACCGCCAGTCATCATAGACATTGAATTCATTTTACATGTACTACATTTGCAACCATCGCGATGTCTGTGGTTATGATTACCAGTTCCACTGCCGCCTTTCATAAATGACGCTCCTCCACACCCGCAGCTGCCACCTTTCATAAATGGTAGCCCTCCACAACCACAACTACCGCCTCTTTGTTGATTAACCGGATTTAAAAAATTGAACCCATTGAATGGCGGGCCTGTATTAGGGTATAATGGATTCGCGCCATTTACATTAGAAGTTGTCACAACAGCTAAATTAGAAGGTTCTGGAAATAGTGGATTTTCACTTTTATACCCACCTTTGCCTGTATAGGCCAAAGCATCGTTTCTTACAACGGGGCCATTATATGGATATGCTAAATTAAAATCCGAGCCTATTGCTTTTGATGACGTTGCTAATACCGATGAATTATTGCCTCCTAAATGAATGTGTCCGTTTCCATGTCCATGCCCACATTTATTGGAACAGCCTCTCATTGCATAGATCATTTGTTTATGCTTTTTGGTTGTATTTTTACGCTTACTCTTTGCTTTATAAAGTTTTTGCATTTATATTAGAATTGTGTTTATATATTATAGAAATATTTTTTTATAGTAAATAAATTATTCAATATCAACGTGGGTTAAGAAATGTCTACGACAACACATTTTTTTCATATTTAATTCATCTAAAACTTCGCCTTCTGGAGTTTTATCATGAAACTCTTTTGTTAAATATAAAACTTTATCAACGTCCATTGATTTAGCTAATTTCCTTTTACGCACTTCTTCGGTATAAAATCTATATTTATCAGCAAGAACCATACCGCAAGTAAAACATTTAATAGGAATAATCATTTTATGTCTATAATAAGTAGTTATAATATACTATTCTTATATTTTTTTAGAATTAAATCATTTTTTTATTTTATTCATTTTAAATACAAATGAGCAATTCACAAAAAATTTTTACTATTGATCCATCTCAAAACGTTCTTGATTTAGTTGGTCTTTTTAAAAGTGGAACTTCAACAATAATAACCGGTTGTAAACTGGAAAATGGGAATGATATAGGTACAATATTTGCTCCACTTACTAGTACTGAATATAAACTTAGTTTTCAAACTCAATATTCATCGCGTATTGATAGTAGTATTGTATATACAGATTTTACTGAATTATTTGCTGCTGCTAAACCATATACTAGTTATAATAAAAATTCATATATTAAAACCACTGATATAAAAACAAGCTTCTTTGATGCATGTATTTTTGAATATCAAGGAGATCCGTCCTCACCATATAATACCCCAGAGCCTACTCCAGGAAAATGTTCTATTTCATTTAATCTAGGTAATGATACTGGATATATGAGTTATTTAATAATAGGTGGTGGTGGTGGCGGTGCTGCTGGTAAAGGTCAGGCAGCTACTTCATTGATAGCAGGACAAGGTGGTGGCGGCGGCGGTATAATTTACGATAATACATTTAATTTATCCATAACTTCAAAAGCTAATTTTGATATTCAAGTAGGTTACGGTGGAGGAGGTGGTATTAAAGATGATTCTGAAAATACTACATTTTATGGTGGAAAAGCGGGTGATTCCTATCTTAAATATTATAACCGTAATGATACTGATTTATATTTAACAGCTTATGGAGGATTTCCAGGTAAAGAATTAAACGCATTAAATGCTGGACAAGGAGGAAATGTCGGGTTTACTTATTCAACGCAAAATTCGGGTTTTATTAATACTGTCGTAAATTTGACTAATAAAATTGGCGGTGGGGGTGGTGGAGGCGCGGGTGCTAAAAATAATAGCATTTTTCATACTAATAGTTCTACAAACGGAGTAGGAGGTCAAAATGCTAATGGTCAACCAACTAATGCAGGTAATCCTGGATCTATTATTAGGGGTGGTGATAGTTATTTTGTAAATAGCAACATTTCAATTACAGTACCATTTATAAATAGTAGTTCCTCAAATGATACTTCTTTCGTGTATGGGGGAAATGGTGGTGGTGGTGGTGGTTATAGTCAAGGTGGAAATCAAGGTAGCACCGCCGGCGGTCCTGCAGGCGATACTACTTTTGGTGTTGTTGGTGCTAGAGTTGCGGAAAATGCTTTTTCTGGTTATACAGGTTATACAGGATCTGGTAGTTCTAGGTTTTATTATGGAAATGGCGGAGGAGGCGCATCTTACCTAGCTGGAAATGGAAATGGTGGTTCTGGTGGACCAGGCGTTGTTATGTTATGGTGGTATAAATCAATTTATACAATTTCACAAACAGACAATATAAAAGCTACACAAATATGGTCAATTGTTAATAATAAAGAAGCATATAATGGTGTTATTTTTGAACTCTCTAGTGATTCTTCGTTAGGAACAGCTAGTATTCAATTTACTTCAACTGTAGGTCTCAGCTATTTGATAATTGGTGGTGGTGGCGGTGGCGGACAAGGGATAAAAACTGGTACAGCCGGAACATCTTACTATCCTGGTCTAGGTGGAGGTGGTGGTGGTATATTTTACAGTAATGATTTTGATTTAACCGTAAATGCAGATACAACACTCACTATTCAAGTTGGTAATGGTGGTGGGGGTTCTACATACATGGGTACTTCAGGTAACTACATTAACTATTTGGGTGTTTCTGGTGTCGAATCACATATAAAATTTTCTACTAATCAATTAGTTGCTAGCGGAGGAATTCGTGGAGGAGGAGGAGTTAATGCTGATAACAACTTAATAAAAGGTAATGGTGGTATAGCAACCTACACAGGATCGTTATCTATGACTAATAAAGGTGGTGGTGGTGGTGGTGGTGGTGGTGTACAGACAAATGTAGGCGGAGTCTCCTACGCAAATTATGCTGGTGGAGATGGTGGTAACTATCAGAGTGGAAGACAAGGTACTAGTGGTACGCGAACTACTAGTACTACTTACCAAGGTGTTACTTATCCTTTCTACTTCTATGGTAATGGTGGTACAAGTTATTATAACAATACTACTACTCAAATCATCACTTTACCATTTACATATGTACCTAATGTTGTTAATGTTACGACTACTACAAATGTATATTGTGGAAATGGTGGTAGTGGTGGTACAATTTATATGGGCGGTAAAGCAGGTAGTACTAAAGGAGGTGTTCAAGATACTTCCTCTGGAAATAGTCAATCACTTATGTACGGAGAAACTCCTTATTCTGGTTATACAGGATCTGGTACTCCTGGGTTTTATTATGGACATGGTGGAGGAGGAGCAGCATCCCAAGACTTTTATTCCAGAAAAGATTACCCACGATATGGAGGAAATGGCGGAAGCGGCGTTGTTATGTTATGGTGGAGAAAGACGTAACAGCATTTTTGTTGTTCTTTTGATATTATTTTGATATTATTTCTATTGTTTTTTGTTATATTTCAATTCACAAAATAAATTAAAATCTTCATCTATTTTATAAGAATAAAGTATAGAAATGTCAAAAACAAGAACCCATAAGCGCCGTCATCATAAAAGTAAAAAATCTAGTAGAGGATTTTTTAGAAAATTAAGAAGAACAACTGGTAGAGCAATTCCTGCTGTTGCGTCAGGTTTAAAAAGAGTTGGAAGTAATGTAAAAACTATAACTATGAAATCCAAACCAACGGTGGAAAAAGGTTTAGGAACAATTTATAAGACGGTCCTTTCTGGTTTTGATTTAGGCGTAAAAGGAATTAAAAAAGGCATTAATGTTGTTAAAAATAAAACCAGACGACATTAGCCAATGGTTCGGTTATAAAATAATACACAAATAAATTATATAATTTCTTTATATAATTTATATAAAGAAATTTAATGTCAAAAACTAGAGCTCACCGACATAGACATAATCGTAAATCGCGCAGAGGTGGTACAAAAAAACATTTCGGCAAGTGCGCTAATCCTGTTAGCACATATGGTTTCCAGCGTTGGTACACTGCAATGTTTGAACAATTAGGATTGATGGTAATAGCAAAAGCAAAAGGTGATATGTCAGATAGAATTTATTCTTATAAAAAATCACTAAAAAGGTTGATAAATAAACTAGAATGTAAGATAGATTCAGTAGAAGAACATGATAGAAAGGTGGATTTAGAACTTATGTGCGAAAATGTAAAAATTTTATCAGCGCATGCACATAAATATTTGTAATTTTACACATATTACAACTCCTGTAATTTTATCCCCTTTGTAGTTTTCACTTTTCTATGTTGTCTTGGTTTTTTGATTTTACTGCTGCTTATATCACTTAATTCACTTAAAACACTAATATCTGTAGCATCTGTTTCTAAACCATTATCATGACAACAACTATGAAACTCATGATGACATTTTTCACATAAAGTCAACAAGTTCGCTGGATTGTTTTTATGTATTTTGTATCCGTTATTATTTATATACCCTTTATCATCTGCCTCAGCCTGATGTTGCAAATGATGAACTTCAGTTCCAATGCGAACTCCGCAATTTTCACAAATCCCCATCAATTTTTTGGAATTAAAATGCGATTCTTTGAGTGAAAGAATACTTCCACCTCCACATTCCCCCATTTCCTTATTATATTTCATACGAATATTGTAAGCATTCTCCATAAATTCCATCGGCAAACTCAACGATTTACATACTTCAAGACCATACATACAATTACCGGGCCCATCTTTCAATTTCCTGTCATAAACAAGACAATCATTTTCTTTATTATATATAACTGACATGTGTTTTATTTTCAAATTATCAATGCACGTAATTTCATCATAGTTTACTATTTCATGCAAATGTGTTGCGAAAATATAACTGCTTCTACATTCACTCATTTTTTGAATTCCCGCTACAAAAATACTTATTGCGGATGCAATTTCTGTTCCCGAACACAGTTCATCCCCCAATATTAAACTATTTTCATTTGCGCAACGCAAAATAGTTCGTAATTCAGACATTTCAACTGCAAAGGTAGAGAGACCTTTAAACAAATTATCATTTCCCAAAATACGTGTAAAAATATATTTGTAAGGAACAAAATTAAATTCACTGCAAGGTACAAATAATCCCGATTGTGCCATGATTACTGCAATACCAATAGCTCTAATTAGACTTGTTTTACCGACAGCGTTTGTTCCGTACAATAAAATTCCGTCAACTTCACCATTTCCTAGCGTGACATCATTCGTTACATAATATTCGTTTGTTTGCAAATGTTCTATTAAGCAATGTCGTATGTTTTTAGCTTCTAGAAAGGACTTGGTGTTTTCTCCATTACATTTTATAATATTCGGCTTACAATAATTGTATTTTTTACTAATGTACGATTTTGCATATAACATGTCAATAATAGTAATGAAATCAATAATATATTCTAATTGTATTTGCAATTGTTCACCAAAATTTTCAACAAATTTGTTAAAGGCGAGTGAAATCAAATCTTTCATCATTATTTTGGTGGATGTAATTGTTTTGCATATAGAGTTGATTTGTTGATTATTGATAGAACAATTAGCAGCGCTTTGTTTATTATATTCAAACCCCTTTTTAATAATTACAAAATCAAAACTTTTATTTGGGGTTTGGCTTTGATGTGATGTAAGTTGAATCTTTTGCTCTTCCTTAGGTAGTCCATCATCCAATAATTTACAACGGCGATTTGTAGCGATTAAAGTATAATTATTTTTTTCGGTTTCATAAATTTTTACATATTCCGTATTTGTAGCTTTGGTAGACTTGGTAGATTTTTCTTTATTTTTAATTATATTATTTAAATATGAGCGAATACATTCCAATTGTTCCTCGGAATCTTTGATAATTTCTGTTTTCTCATCAAGTAGTTTGTCAATACCAAAATTGAAAAAATTGACATAAAAATTGTTTTCCTGGTCACAATCTTTTGCAAGTTGTAAATTTATATTTTTTTCAATATAATGACAAATATTTTCACAATATGTTTGCATATGAAGAGTGTCAATTTTAGTATTTTGCAAATATTTCATGATAACAGGGTCGGTTTTTACAAACTCAAAAACACATTGTATTGTCTTAATATTTTTGTGTAAATTATAAAAAGTCTTGGGTGTAATTTTTTTAATAAATATTTCTCTTTCCCACTTGGACAAATCTTTTATTTGACTCAAGTTTTCTCTCAAAAATACATTGTATTTATCATAGTTTTCATTACGAAGCATGTAATCAATAATATCATATTCTCTTTCTAGGTAACTCGTATTGGTTGTTGGATTCAAAAAATTACCAATAAATTTACGTTTTCCCATAGGTGTCAAACAAGCATTTAACATTTTCAAAACAGACGAATATTTTCCGGTGTAATTGTTATCATCAATAATATTCAGTTGTTTCAATGAATGATTCGCCAAAATCATTCTATCGGAAAAATTGTCAAAAAAAGGTTCTGCTATTTTATGTAATAAATGTGGATTATGTTGGTAAACAAAATCCAATAAGTAACAAAAACTTTGGGTTGCAATTGGATTGTTGTAGAAATTCTGAAAAAACACGTCAAAATCGGCTATGTTGAAAAATTTACTGAGGATTTCCTTTTGATATGTTTGTTTTTCACAATTTTTGACTCGTTCTAGCATTTTGGTTTCATTGGGACTCTTTTCGTCGGAAATATTTATCAAATGAATTGAATTTGTTCTAATATTTACATAATTAATAATATCATCATTTTCTTCGGCTGTTAAATTAGAAATCAATATAACTTCACTAGGGTTATAAATAGAAACGAATCGTTCCAATTCATCAAAAGTAGTTGGATTGCGCAAATAATTTTCTTTGTATTCAAAAATATTGGTTTTTCCAGTAAATATATCCACGTTTGACATACCAACAATAACAACCTTTCCTTTTGTAAATTTATTGTTAATTGATTCAATCCATATACAAGTTAAATTGTTGGTCAAGTTTGTGGAATCATTGGAAAAATAGGTTCCCGGCGAATAAATTCCTTCAAGCGACCGCGTTGTATTTTTGCCTGACTCGTCTTGTTTATAAACAACACATGTATAACCTGCTTCTTGAATTTTGCGCAAATATTTTTCAATAAATTCTACTTTAAACCCAGCCATGACAACATCTTCCTCCCCAACGCATGTATTTTTGCCAACAACATTCAATTCGCAAATGTGAGAGAAATCTGTTATCTTGGATTTTTTGATAACCAATGAATTTATACATTTTATACCATAACATTCGTAAAAACTACCAACTTGCATCAACAAAATAGTTTTATCACCATATTCATTATGATATTTTGTGCACAATTCAAAATATTCTTTTATTAAAGCCATACGCTATAATTATTTATTAAAATATCTTTAATATAATATATATAAATTATATGAAATTCCCCATAATAAAGACCAATAATCTAACCCTCAAAATTTTAGTAATATTCTCAATACTAATAATTTATTATATTTTCAAAAAAAGAATTGACATTACATTGATGTTTTTATTTTATGATATTTATGCATTATTTGGGTTGTATAGGTATTTTGAACCAGCATATTGTTCAAATATGAAATATGGTTTTACGCCAGCGTTACCTTTGGAATATTATGCAGAATTTAATAATGCAATATTTCAAAGAATACCAAAAGGGGATAATACTTTAAATCGTGAAAAAATAATCAAGATTTGCGACAGAAATTTAGAATGGTTGCGCGCGAATGGTAAAATATGCGAAAATCCAAAACCTGTTGAGATTTTTCATGTAGACCAACCCGATTTCAAAAAAAAGGTTATGCAATATATTAAAAAAGATTACCCATTTGTCATGCGTGGAGTGGATTTAAAATGTTTTGAAACTATGCAATTTGATAATCTTATGAAAATAGCCGGAAATAATAAAGTCTACATGAGTCCAAGTACCGATGAAAACTGTCCGGACAATGTTTTTACTGAATTGAAAAATATTTCGGAAAATAAATGTTATATAACAAATTCTACTAATTTATTTCATCATCACAAAGGGTTGCTTCCTGATTCTGATATGGATATAATTAAAGATTTAATTGACGGATATATGTCAAATAATAGCAAGCAATTATTTTTAGGCGTAGTAAAAGGAAATGGAACTGCTTTACATGCAGCATACACAAATAACTTTTATTTAATGATTCAAGGAGAGAAAAAATGGACGTTTTTCAATCCTAATCAGTTAGCATTGTTGTATCCATCTTTTCAGAAAAAAGGAATTTATATGGCGTCGGAATCTAGATTGTTGAATATGGACACATATGAATTATTGGACAAATTTCCATTAATTAAATACGCAGAACGTTATGAAGTAGAATTGAAAGAACATGATATTTTGTATAATCCAATGTCTTGGTTTCATTCAGTTTATAATAAAACCGATATATCCGTTGCTTGTTCTACACGATGGTCAAAATCGTTTTCCATTCCTGACAACCGTATGTTACGATATGGGCATATGATAAATCCTGAACTTAGAAGCTATGTTAAGGATATATTTATAAATACTGGGGTATTGGGTATATCACACATTGATGAACATAAACATATGATTGGAGAAAATGACCCAGATGCGGTTCCCTATTGGGATAAATATACGAACGATTCGCACAATCTGTGTAAAAATGAAGATTGTTCTCTGCATTGGCATAAAACATAAAATTGAATCATTTTACATGTTATAACAAAATAACATGTAAAATAAAATGAAGACATTAATGTTTGTTGAAAGACCTGAAAATAAAGGAAGTTTTAGTGTTGATTATCAATTGCACAAGTACAATTTTTATCGCGTTCCAGAAGGTTTGATAAGAATTGCAAGATTTGAAAGTTGTTTTTGGCCTGATAATAATATGGGATATTATGGTGATATATATATGAAACAATTTATTAGAAAATGGAAAAAAACAACTAAGAAAAATATGCAAAGAAGAAAAGACATTGAAAATGTAAATAAATTATTAGAAAATAACAAAATATGTTTTGATATTTTCAATGAAATTATTGAATATTTATAAAAATTCGGTTATTTCGGGTCAATAACAACAAAATGGTCATCTTTTTTAAATATCAATGTGCTTAAAATAAATTTTTTTGATCCCGTATACCAATCAGAAGGTATTATGTTAAGCTTATAATATAAAAATTTAATTATGATTAATAATATCGTTGCGTGTATTGGTATATCTTTTTTAGCATTGTGTTCATAAAGTATATGATTTTTGTATTTCTCATTATAAATAGAAAATTCTACACAAAAATTTTCTTCTGCGTTTCTATACATTAATTTATAGCCGTAAGCTAATTTATCATTATTGTTGTTCAATTTCCATACGAATCTTTTAAATTCACTTTTTTCTACATTTAAAAAATTCATTAGCTTAATTATGGTATTATTTTCATTATCAGTAAAAATATCAACGTCAATGTCACTTGAACTTGGAAAATAATCGCCTCTTTGTACACTACCAAAGTAATATAGTTGTGTATCTAAATAATTACTTAACCTATAAAAAAATTTTTTTTCATCATATGTCAATTGATTTCTTATAGTTTCCATTGTGTTATATTAGACAAACAAAAAAGAAAAAAATAAAAAAAGAAAACAATAGTTCACTTTTATATTTCTTCTTCTTTGTCCTTCATAAAATTATGTAACATGGTATCTTTATTGTTGTTCTGAATTTCGCCAGTTAACATAGCGGATTCATATAATTTTCTTAAAACATCATTTGGTGCGTTACTACCAATTTTAATTAAATTATGTTCTCTTAAATATTTTTTTACTTCATTAATAGATTTTTCTTTCAATTCTTTTTGTGCTACAATTACTTTTTTCCTAGTATTTCTGTCTTTTAATAAAATACCTACAGTTTTTTTTATTTTTGATTTTCCTAGAGTGTATTTTCTACGAATTGTTTTTTTACAAATTTCTTTTATAGTGTTTACTTGATTTTCTTTGGGTTGTTCTGGTTGTTCGGGCTGTTGGGTTGGGTGTTCTTGCAGTGGTTGTTGTTGAGGCGGTTGTTGTTGAGGCGGTTGTTGTTGCAGCTGTTGTTGTTGTTGATTTTCTATTATCTGTTGTTGCTGTTGCACCCGCAATTGCGCCAATTGTTGTTGTTTTTGTTTTTCCTTGATTTTTTCCTTCAACGCATTTAATTTGTATTCTCTTTCGCTGTTATTACTGTTACTACCGCCAGTGTTAGGAGGAGTAGTAGTTGAAATAAAATCCCTATTTTTCTGAGTTTTATTCCATTCACGCATAGTCGGTTTCATTCCACCTTTCAATACACCATATGGAACTATACTATCAACCTTATATTTTAGATTGAGTGGAGATTCATTGTTAATAGTCAATTTTTGTGTGTCTACTTTAATTAATGGCTCTTTCAAATCATCAGGTAATTCATTGTATACAAAGGGTGAAGGTGAATGTGAAGGTGAATGTGATGAGTGTTGTGAAGAAGTCATTGAATAATGATTTTTTAACGTACTCCTTTGCAATTCTTCACGCCTTTTTTCTTTTTGTTTTTCATACAATGTTTTTTCATCATTCAATTTTTTCTCTTTTGATAAGCTTTGTAAATAACTAATTGAATCATTAAACTCATCCGAATATTTAAAAATATCATCGTCGCTTCTATTGGCGTTATTTGCACCTGTATTGTCAGGTTGATTTTTTTGTTCGTTATTCTTACCATCATTATTTATTGCAATTCTGATATTGTTACTATTGTCACCATTACCACCACCTATATTATTTTCACGATTTTTGTGCTCTTTTATCCGTTTAAGTAATTTATTTTTTAAAACATTCGGAGAAATCACTGGAGTAGCAATTTGTTTCGTGATTTTTTCTCTCTTCTTTTTTGTTTTATTAGCTCCATTCATTGAAAATAAAGCAGGATTAATTTCAATTCTTTTATTTGACATTTTATTGTAATATAACATATAATTTATAAAATTATATTACAATAAACTACTAATTATACATAGAATATTGTAGCTGTTTTTTAATTAAATTATTGCTGCGAGCATTTTGTGTTTCAATATTGTTTAAATACATTTTCAATCCATTATCTAAATCTTCCGACGTTAACTTCTTTTTTTCTATTTTATCTTTACAGAAAACTCGTTTGCTATGCGCTATTTTTGTTTTTGCTAAAAGACTCTCAATGTCTCTTCCATAAAATCTAAAATGGTCAATATTCTTTTCAAACCACAATGGGGTTATTTTGGTTTTATTTTCATTTTCACTTATAGACCAATCAATTTCCTTTACTTTTTTCATAAATATATCATGTAAATCTTTACCTGAATATTCGTCTGTTTTAAATCTCCACGCAAACCTTGATTCCAACCCCCGATTATAATTAAAAAAACAATCGTTCAGTTCATTTTCATAACCAGCTATAATTACCATCAAATCCTCTTTGTAGTTACTTAATGCTTCACATAATGTATCTATGCATTCTTTTGAAAACGAATCTTTTTTTTCGCTATTTCCAAGGGAATAAGCTTCATCAATAAAAAGAACACCGCCTAATGACTGTTTAATAACATCAGTTGTTTTTAAAGCTGTTTGGCCGACGTAACCAGCGATTAAATCACTCCGCGTTACTTTTTTAAATGAATCCTTGGATAGAAGCCCGATTTTTGAAAAAATCTTTCCCAATATTTTTGCTATTTCAGTTTTGCCTGTTCCTGGCGGACCATATATTACGGTGTGCATGAAATCATGCGAATTACTGTGGAGTTCTTGTATAAAGTAAATAATTTGTTCAACAATATTCGTTTTTAATTGTTTCATTCCTATCATATTATTTAATTCAGTGAGCGGTTCTTTTATTTTATGCAATGCTTCCATATTGATATTGTAATGAAATTTTGGATTTATTTCATATTTTTCAATTAATTCCAATAAATGAGTTATACTATTAACTTCTACTACTATATTGATTTGAACTATTTCATTGTCTATTTTTTGAAAATCTAAAATCGGTTCTTCATTAGATTCGTGTAATTTTTTATGAGAATGGGGTTTTTTTAAACACGGTATTAAGGTAGGCATTTTTGTATACCTTGTGGTAGGACTTGTAGTCGGACTTGTGGTAGGACTTGTGGTAGGACTTGTGGTAGGAATCTGTCTTGGAGTAGCTTTATACAAAGATTTTTTTTTTGGCGGAACCAGTTTTTTTAAATAATTATTGAAATTTACTATATTTAAAGGGTTCGTATAATTACTTTCATAATTATACTTGTTGTATTCATTCATAATAATAATAATAATAATAATAATAATAATAATAATAAATTATATATATGCAATTTTTAAACCTTTTTACATTATTTAACATTGTTAAAAATTGTTATTTATTTTCATAAATTTTATAGTTGTTTGCATTTTTACAAAAATAATATTATCATTTTAAAAGAATATAAAAATAAATTGAGATAATTAATATGCCTTTAATGATGTCAAATAAACCGAATTATACTGAAAAAATGAGTTTTGAAAAAGATATTGAACTTGAACAATCCGAACAATTTGATCTTGAAAAAGAACAATACATAGAAACACCATGGAATATCATAGAATCTTATTTTAGAGGTCAACATTTGGAGCGGTTAGTTAGACATCAACTGGAATCATATAATAATTTTGTTGGATATCAACTTCCAAAAACAATAGAGATGTTCAATCCTGTGCCGATTGTATCAGAACAAGATTATGACCCAAATAGCAAAAAATACTCACTTGAAATTTTTGTGACATTTGAAAATTTTCATATTTATAGACCACAAATTCACGAGAACAATGGTGCAATCAGATTAATGTTTCCACAAGAAGCCAGATTACGTAATTTTACATACGCGTCTTCTATGACAGTAGATGTAAATATTAAATACGTTGTTAGAACCGGCAAAGAATTAGAAAGTACTCAAATATTTTATAAAACATTACCTGGAATACACATTGGAAAATTACCAATCATGTTGAAATCAAACATTTGCGTCTTAAATCAATATAAACATTTTGAAAACACACAAACAGGCGAATGTAAATTTGATGCAGGTGGTTATTTTATTATAAATGGTTCTGAGAAAACTGTGTTAGGTCAAGAAAGAGCCGCTGAAAATAGAGTCTATTGTTTCAATGTTTCAAAAAATAATACAAAATATACGTGGATAGCCGAAATAAAATCAGTTCCTGATTTTAAATGCATTTCACCAAAACAAATAAATATGATGATTAGTTCTAAAAATAATGGGTTTGGAAACCCTATGTTTCTTCAAATACCTCGCATTAAACAACCAATCCCATTGTTTGTGGTATTTCGTGCATTAGGCGTCATTTCAGACAAAGAAATATGCGATAAGATATTATTAGATATAAAAGATGATTCAAATAAAAAATTGTTATCTGCATTACAAGCTTCTATTATTGACGCAAATAAATATTTATCAAAAGAGGATTGCATAAAATATATTACCGGATTCGCAATGTATACTCCTATTAATATGGACAGAGAAACCGGTGCTAGAAAAAAAATGGAATTTACAATGGATATTTTGAATAATGACTTGTTTCCTCACTGTCATACTATGGTACAAAAAATATATTTCTTGGGTTATATGGCGAATAAATTACTACAGGCGAATTTTGAAATGATTAAACAAGACGATAGAGATTCGTTTCTTAATAAGCGAATTGATTTGACAGGAACCCTCTTGAATAATCTATTCAGAAATTATTTCAATAAATTAGTAAAAGATATGGAAAAACAGGTAATCCGCGAAATTAATACTGGTTCGTGGAAATCAAAAGATGATTACGAAAATATTATTAATTTCACAAATATTTGCAAGATAATTAAATCAACCACAATTGAAAATGGTTTAAAACGAGCGCTTGCTACTGGCGATTTTGGTATTAAACATACGAATTCAAACAAGGTTGGTGTAGCTCAAGTCTTGAATAGATTAACTTATGTTTCTAGTTTAAGTCATGCACGAAGAATTTCAACCCCAACTGATAAGAGTGGTAAATTAATTCCTCCGCGTAAACTGCATAATACGTCATGGGGGATGGTATGTCCTGCAGAGTGTTTTGATCCGGAAACCATGATTTTAATGTGGGATGGAACTTTCAAACGCGCAGGTGATATAAAAATTGATGACATACTTATTGATGATTTAGGTAACCCAGTCGGCGTTCGTTCTACTTGCGAAGGCTTCAAGAATATGTATGATGTTATACCCGATAAAAAAAACTTTATGAACCATCGCGTAACAGACAATCATATTCTTACACTCAAAATAAGAGGTCATAAAGTGATTAGAAAATCAAATAGAAGTGATAGGAATTTTACACATTTTGTAGAATTTCTAAATCGTGATAAAATGATGTTTCAAGAAAAATGTTTTGACTCACTAGAAGCCGCAGAAGAGTTTGTAAATAGTTTTAATGATGATGACACGTTAGATATAACTATTGAAAAGTATTTGACTTTAAATCAAAGAACAAAAGATAAATTGGTTGTGTTTAAAACTGAAGGTATACATTGGACAAAAAAAGATGTAGAAATGGATCCGTATTTACTTGGTATGTGGTTAGGCGACGGTTTAAGTGATGGAACCGGGTTTGCTTTGAATTATAAAACGGATTTTGAAACACTTGCTTATTGGAAAAAATGGGGTCAAGAAAATGGAGCTGAAATAGTAAATGGAAGAAGATATAGTTTCTCAGTGGTTTCTAAGAAAAATAAAGAGGCATCTAATCAAGGATTATGTAATAGAATTGAAGAAGCCCCACTTAAAAAATATCTTCGTAAATATAATCTTTTAAAAAATAAACATATTCCAAATGAATATCTTACAAATGATAGAGAAACAAGACTACAAGTTTTGGCTGGATTAATAGATACAGATGGTTCTGTTCGTGCTGAAGGACGTGAAATACGTATTTGTCAAGGTCCTGCTAATTATAGAATAATAGAAGATGCATATACTTTGGCAATGTCTCTTGGATTTTCATGTGGTATAAAAGAGGGGAAAACTCAATGGACTGATGAAAAGATCGGAGATAAAAAATTTAGTACTTACAAAGAGTTAACAATTACAGGTCATAAAATTCATGAAATACCAACACTTCTTCCACGAAAAAAATTACTGCCTATAGAAAATGAAACATTACTTGTAAGAAGTAAATCTTTTATGTGCAGTAAATTTAAGTTAGTAGAAGTCGGAATTGGACCATATGTAGGATGGCAACTCCACGATAAACGTGGTAGATTTCTTTTAAAAGATGGTCTAGCCGTTCACAATACTCCTGAAGGACAATCTGTTGGCATTGTAAAAAATCTCAGTTATATGGCTCATATAACAATTCACTCAAATTCATTATCATTATATGACTATATTATGCCTAATATAATTAATATTTGTGACATTAATTTATCAAACGAATTGTACAATAAAGTAAAGGTATTTATAAATGGTTCATGGGTTGGTATTACAAATGAACCAGGAGAATTGTATATTTCTTTAAAAGAAAAAAAATATAAAGGTATAATTAATATTTACACTTCTATTATATTTGATTACAGAAATAAAGAATTGAGAGTTTGTAATGACGGCGGTAGAATAATGAGGCCACTTTTGCGCGTTAAAAATAGCAATGTTTTAATTACAAATACAATGATGAATAAATTAAAACAAAGTGAAATAAATTGGGATGACTTATTAGTTGGGTATGATAATAATGATTCAGTAATAGAATACATAGATTCGGATGAACAATGTTGGTCAATGATCGCAACAAAACCCAAAGATTTAATACAAAAAGGAGACAGAATATACAAATACACCCATTGTGAAATACACCCTAGTACTATTTTTGGAGTATTAGCATCATGCATTCCTTTTCCAGAGCATAATCAGTCTCCCAGAAATTGTTACCAGTGTGCACAAGGAAAACAAGCAATGGGTGTGTATGTAACTAATTACGAGAATCGTATGGATAAAACCGCTTATGTTTTGAATTACCCTAGTAGACCTTTAGTTGATACACGTGTAATGAATTTAATTCAATTAAATAAAATTCCATCCGGAACAAATGTTGTGGTTGCTATTATGACACATACTGGTTACAATCAGGAAGATTCATTGTTATTTAATAAAGGTTCTATTGATAGAGGATTGTTTGTTACAACTATTTATCATACAGAAAAAGACGAAGACAAACAGAAGATAAATGGTGATGAAGAAATTAGATGCAAGCCTGACCCAAGTAAAACAAAGGGCATGAAGTTTGGTAATTATAATAAAGTGAATAGTAAAGGTGTAATACCTGAAAATACATTAGTAGAAAATCGTGATATTATTATTGCAAAAGTGACTCCTATTAAAGAAAATAGAAATGACCATACAAAAGTCATTAAATTTGAAGATCAAAGTCGTATTCACAGAACAGTGGAGGAAACTTATGTTGATAAAAATTATATTGATAGAAATGGCGAAGGATATAATTTCGCCAAAGTAAGGTTGAGAATCGTAAGAAAACCGGTGATTGGCGATAAATTCTCATCACGACATGGGCAAAAAGGCACAATTGGTAATATTATTCCTGAATCGGACATGCCTTTTACTGCGAGTGGAGTAAAACCTGATATTATTATTAATCCTCATGCTATACCGTCTCGTATGACTATTGGACAATTGAAAGAAACAGTATTAGGTAAGGTTCTTGTAGAATTGGGGTTATTTGGCGATGGAACGTCTTTCGGTCAATTTGAAGTGAAAGATATTTGTGATGAATTGATTAAATTGGGATATGAAGCACATGGAAATGAATTGTTACATAATGGTTTAACAGGCGAACAAGTAGAATGCAGCGTATTTATGGGTCCAGTGTTTTATCAAAGATTGAAACATATGGTCAATGATAAAGCACATAGTCGTTCCATTGGTCCTATGGTAAATTTGACTAGACAACCAGCAGAAGGTCGTAGTCGCGATGGTGGACTGAGGTTTGGTGAAATGGAAAAAGATGCAATGGTATCTCATGGTGCTGCGCGATTTACACGTGGTAGAATGTATGATGCATCAGATAAATATTCCGTACACAGTTGTAAAAAATGTGGTTTGATTGCAGCCTATAATGATGAAATGCGTATCCATCATTGTAGAGTATGTGATAATAGGACAGATTTCGCATATTTAGAAATACCTTATGCTTGTAAACTATTGTTTCAAGAATTGAATACAATGAATATTGCACCACGGTTTATTACAGACAATGTCTAGATTATACAATGTATTCATATGCATTTTCATCACTATTAGGAAAAACTTCTGTGTCAATATATTTTTTTAAATCAAACTTTAAATTAGTGTTATCCGTATTATCCGTATTATCCGTATTTTTATCAGCGTCAATTATATTGTTAGCAATTAAATAATGTAAATCATCGTACATATGTTGCGTTTTATGCCAGTTGTGTCGTAATACTTTTCCTAATGGAGTATTTAAAATATCAGGAACAAATATGTCAAAATCTTCTTTATTATTGAATACATAATTACTTATATAAAATTGATCATAAGGCCATGAATTTTTATAATATGAATTTGTTTCATCGTTTTCTAATGAATTTATAATTTCGCTGTACATTTTTCTTGTGTATTCACTGATTTTTAATATAAACGAACCACTATTAATAAATGTATTTTTTTTTGCATATGGATCTCTTGAAAAACATCCATGTTTTTCCAGGCTATTTTGTAATTGTTTTATTATTTCATCTAACCTAAAACAATTTTGGATCCACGCGTCACTGTCTAAAAAAACTAAAATGTCATTATTATCTTTACTATTTGAATCATCGTTTAAAAAATCGTTTACGATGTAGATTTTTTTTGTTGCTGGGTGCATATCAATGTATTTTGTATTATCTATTGTCACAAATAAATATCTGTAATCCAAATAATCACAAGCTTTTTTATTAACTTGTTGGGTTAGTAAGAGATAATTTAATTGTGGTCTATTGTCTGCTTGTAATATTGTTATATTTGGCATTGTATAAAATTATACATAATATAACTTTATATAAATTTAATTTTAAATTTATTCTTCTTCGTATTGTAAATTCATTAATATTTCACATTCAGGATAATTTTGCATTAAAATATTATAGTGATGATGATAATAATTAGCACAATTAGTTTCATAATCATGCGGCCAAAATCTATGACAAGAAAATGAGTATGTTGTAAAAACTTCCCCTGCACAAAAAGTCATTGCTTTTTCATAAGAAGGTTTATTTACTGAAATATTATTATAATTTCTACTAAAATATAAATCTTCAAACTCATTTTTATATGGTATTTTTTCAATAATTTCAAGCATTTTATTTTTATTTCTTAAACTAAATCCACCATTTCCGATAAAATTACATCTTTGTGTAAGTTCATATTCACATCTTATCCACGGCGAACCAACATAATCATAATTCAAATAATCATTAATAAGATGTGCATTTTTTTTAAAAATTATTGAATCTGTTTGAAAAACTAAGAATATATCTGTGTCAATATGATCATATATTGTATGTTTATTGGTTAATAAATTACTATACGTCGTTTGATTTAAATTATCAACATTTAAATTAACTAAATAAATCCTATTATTGTATAATATATTTAGTTTTTCAACTATTTTACTTGCATATTCGTTATTATTTTTACCATGAAAGAATATAATTTTCCATTCGTACGATAAACATTCACATGCATTATTTAAAACAAATTCTAATGCTTTATGTTTACGAGGTTCAATGATTATTGCAGTGTATTTAAACACTCTGATAGGGTTTTTGTTGTTACATGTATTTTCGTTATTCATTTTTAGATTTTTACAAAATATATCTTTATATTTTAATATTTTTATAATTTATATGAGATTATTTTGTGTAAGAACAACGATTGATAAATTATTGTTCAATGTCCACCTTTAGAAAAGGTTGAGCATATTTCTAAAAATAAATTTGGTTTGGTGTTTGGTGTTTGGCTCAGCCTTTTATAAAGGCGGATGATCATAAAACATCTTATAATTATTTTTATAGTGATTAGAAAACATATCATAAACAATACTAAATTTACCATGCATTCCTTCATAACTAGTTTTGTCTATGTTATCTACAATTTCCTTATCTTGTTTTAATGTAGTGTACATGGTATTATATGTTAATTTGTCTCCAAAATAATTTATAATACTTTCAAAAGGGTGTAAAAGATACATTGTATTTTTTTCATGATAATAACTCCAGTAACTGCGATATGCCTTTACAAATAACTTTGTTTTGAAAGTTGAGATTGGTAATGCGTGTGTGATAATAGTTGAAGTCATAGTACCAAATTTCACTCTTGCAACAGTTGTATGAGGTAGAGCATACTCGTTTTCAACTGTAATATTGTCAAACTTATATATTTTATTAACTAGCGAATTCTCTCCAGCCATGTATTCATAAACAATTTTATAATGATGTTCTTCTCCGTGTTCGTTCATTTTTATTATTTTGGAATTGTGCAAAGGATTAGGACTTTTTTTGTTACCAAATGAGTGTACAAAACCTATATGACAAATATCTAGGCTATTTATACTAACGAACTTTGCATGATGTTCAAAATCTTCGGAAAGATAAACGACTCTTTGTTTTTTATCATTGAATTCAGGTTCAATAAATATAAGTGAATCGTCTATTTGCGATTTCATTGTTTCATTTTGTACTGGGACTGTGTTGAAATATACCATATCTCCTTTTTCAACAACTTTGAAACAATCAATATTGTGTGATTGTGATTCAACGTGAGGTAACTTTGGTATTTGAATCAATTCTCCATTAGAGCCGTCAAAAATGTATCCATGATAAGGGCAGGATATTGTATTTTTGCATACCTTTCCCAACATAAACGAAGAACCTTGGTGACTACAAACGTCACGCATACCATAATACACATTTTTATCTTTCCATACAACATAATTAATATCTCTAATTGTTATTCTTGTTGGTTTTTTACTGAAATCGCTAGCGAACCCAATAGGATACCATGTTAATTGACCTTTATCATTTGGAGTTTCTAATCTTGGAAACGAACCAAAATAATGAAATTCATGTTTGGATTCTTTTACTTGTTTTACTTCTTTAAATTCCACCGGTTCTTCTTTCGGATCTTTAACTTTTATTGGCTTTGGTTGCATAATTGTGGGTGGAGTGGTTTCAAATTCTTCATGTAGTTTCTTTCGTGCTATTTTGTTTTTGATAAATCTATTTGTATATAAAAATCCATAACAATTACCTACAAAAACAAATAATATAGTATATAATTTAATAAATGTATTCATATCTTGCAATTATCGTATAGTGTATAGCGTTATATATTACAATATAATATTTTTATATTATTATATTAAAATATTAATTTAAAAATAACGTCTTACAATACAATACTATACAATAAACAGAATGATAGTTCAATTTCTTGTGGGTTTGTTATTTATAAATAAAATACACGGGTTTCAATTCATAAAACCACCAACTGCAATTCAAAATCACAAACACACAAACAAATGTGCTAACACTATTAAAATGATAGTAAATGAAAGGGATTTTTCCAATGAATTAAAATTAATACAAAATTATAAATTTTATTTTGCAAAAGAAAATTACAATGACGTTGTAGAAGATTTGTTAAACAATAAATTATCAAAAATTTACATAGATAATAAATACAATCAGCTTGTAAGTGTTGATAATCTACCAAAAGAAGATATTTTGTACAATCATTATCATTTGAGCGATATCAATGAAGCAATCGTTCCCAATTTAATTCAAAAAACAAGCGAATCTCATGTGCCAATATATTTTGTCAATTTTATTCCACAAAGTATTACAAATTTTCAAAACCTAGCAGGAGAAATATTATCATTTACTAGTTACGCGTTACCAATATTTTTTTTATTATCATTTTTATCTTCGTTATACAGAGCTAACACTATGCAAGGAATGAATACAAAAATGAATTCAAAGATGAATACTAAACTACCGCAATCTAGAAATGGTAATGGTTTTGGAGGTTCGCCTATGGGACCTTTTGGTTTTCCCTCTAGTCAAAAAGAAACTGACCTATTTGTTAAACCAAATGTCTCTCTTGCTAGTTGGGCAGGAAGTCCCGAAGTTATTGAAGAATGTAAAGAAGTTATCTCTTATATTGAGAAAAAGGAGTTATATAAAGAGATTGGTGCTGACATGCCTAAAGGGATTTTGTTGGAAGGACCTCCAGGCACTGGTAAAACGCTACTGGCAAAAGCGATTGCAACTGAAACAAATTCAACTTTTATCACTATGTCTGGTTCAGAATTCGTCGAACTATTTGTCGGTATGGGAGCGTCACGTGTTAGAGACTTGTTTGACAGTGCTCGTGAGAATCGGCCGTGTATTATATTTATTGATGAGATTGATGCAGTCGGTAGACAACGTGGAGCTGGAATAAATATGGCTAATGATGAACGTGAACAAACATTAAATCAATTATTATATGAAATGGACGGATTTAATGATAATGAAGATATTGTAGTATTGGCTGCTACAAATAGACGAGACGTTTTGGATCAAGCATTACTAAGACCCGGAAGATTTGATAGAATCATTAGAGTTCCGGTTCCTGATAAATTTTCAAGAGAGAAAATTCTAGATTTTTATATTAAAGATAAGAAAACAGATAAACAATTTGATATTAAAGCTATTGCGGAGCTTACAGATGGGTTTTCAGGCGCACAATTAAAAAATTTAATCAATGAAGCAGCTATTTTATCTGCAAGAAATAATCAAACTATGATTCAAGAAAAATACGTTTTTGAATCTTTTGAAAAATTAATTGTTGGTTTAATAAGAAATAATGCTGATGTACAACCTGCAACAAAACAAAGAGTTGCGATACATGAAAGCGGACATGCAGTATTATCTATAATTTTTAATAATTATTTTGACTTTCAAAAAGCATCCATTCAACCTACATATAACGGAGCTGGAGGTTATACAATCTTCAGTGAAAAACCAGAGATAAAGGAAGGTGGTTTATACACAAAAGATATTTTGAGAAAAAGGCTGATTGTAACTTTAGGGGGTAAAGCTGCCGAAAGTATATATTACGGAGACGATTTTGTATCTCTAGGTGCAAATGAAGATTTACGACAAGCTAATAAATTAGCACGGCGAATGATTGGTAATTTTGGAATGGGCAATAATTTAGAAGTATTTTTTGATGATAATATTGGAGACGAATCCAACCCATTTTTAGGTAGAAGTTTAGGAATAGGTGATAAATATTCTCAACACACAAAATATGTTATGGATAAAGAATCATTGGAATTAGTAAATGCTGCATATAAAGATGCAAAATATATATTAAAACAAAATTATGATAAATTTATTTCATTTTCAGAATTATTAATAAATAATACAGTTGTTATGAATTCTGATTTACAACAGTTTTCTTAAATTATTTATGATAAATGTTACAATTGCAAATAATGTTCCTCCCCACAATGTATCTAAAATAACTGTAAAAATAGACCATTTTTTAAATAACGCATAATTTGTAGTTTCAAAAACCCCGTAAATTAATATACCTAACAAAAAAGCATCATACGCAGTTTTTTTTGATTTAATAATAAAATAATTTAACCCGAAAATTAAAAATACGTAACATAAAACAAGCCCCAAAAAATTAACCTGTAAAGGCGACCCTTGTACTATTTTAACTTGATTTTCAAAATAACTTCTGATTATGTTTAAATAAATAAAATCAACTACTACAAGAAGTATCGCAGTTATCAAAAATAAGATATTGAACATTTCTAATATTATTTATATTATAGTTGAATATAAAATAAATTTAGTGAATTTGTAAAATATTTTATAATAGGATAATAATATTTATTATATATATATTATATATTATTATAATGTCTAGAAGCATTGGTTATACAAATAGTATTAGCGGAAATTTTCCACAGTTTTATTTAGTAAGTGGCGATTTCAAAGGGAAAGCATTAGGGGGAGGTTTTCAAGGTTATATGCCTCAAGCAGTCCAAACGACTGAAAAAGGCTCATATGGTAGCAATGTTTTTGAAAACATTCGTTTTACTTTAAGAAATTCGTGGAATACAACATATAAGGCTGAATTAAGAGCATCTAACAAAAAACAAATTATAACGCCATTTCGTGCAGTAACAAATTCAGGTGATTTATTGAGTCGTGATAATTATTCTTGTGGCGGTCCTTGCCAATCATTTCAAAGCAGACCTCAAATCAAAGGGTTAAGACAACATTTTGGATCTATTTCTAAATCATGCACTCCAAGTGCACTTTACACTGGAAATCAAATTGCCCCAGGAGTTCCAGCTGCCGCTTGCAATGTAAAATTTGTTTATGATAGTTCCGATTATACTACATATTTAAAACAACGTGCAATGGTTACTAATTACAATGATAAATCTTTTGCAGGCAATGACTCAAATACAAGTCAAAGTGCTTATAGAGCTATCAGAAGATATTAAAAAGGTATGAATGTATTAGTTTCTCTCACATTATATAATTATAATTATATAATGAGTAATAGAAAAGAGATTAACCAAAAAACAGATTTCAATAAATGGTCCATCAGTTATTTAACAGAAATATTTCAATGTAGTAGATGTAGAAAAAGAAACACTATTGTTCACTCTTCAAACAATAATCAAGAGAGAACAACCAAATTTCAAAATTGTGCATATTGTGGAAACCCCAACTATATCAAACAATAGAAACGATGCAAATAAATATATTATCTTGTAATTATATAATAATATAATATAAATGACAACTCCATATAGTGTAACTACATCAAAAGGTTCTGTATCATATAATAATTATGTAAATGCTCCAATAGTAGGACCTTTAAGCACAAATCAATATCCCAACGTGTTACCATACCATAATTACGGTACTTTAACAGGAATTAGACCTAATCCACCATTATTTTATCCGATGCAACAACCAGTTTATTCAGACATGATGTCAAATCCTAGACAAGAATATTTAAGAGTTGCTACAAAAAGACAGGATATCAATAGTCCGAATATAAGAAAAGGGTTGGACAAATATGTTGAACAAGGTGTTTTAGAAGCCGGCTTACAAAATACAGGTCTATTAAATCCTTCACCTCCAACAATGTTTTATTCGTCATCATCTGGACGTCGTTTTAATGTTTCTACACATACAAATTATATTCAACCAATTCCTTCGTCAATGTATGTTAATATATTAAAAAGAACAGCTGTAGGAAAGTCGGGTTTTAAAGTAGGGTTACCATTATCTGAACCGATGTCAACAAAAAATTATTATCCAAGTGGAACAAGAACAACTATCAGACGCGCGCGTTCTGGTGGATGCGTTGCACCAAAAAAGAAAGGGTCAATCTATAATACTAGTTTACAGAATGGCGCGGTTTGTGGCTGGGGGTCTCTTCCAAGACAAAATTATTAGAAATTTTTTAGGTTCTAGGTTTTTTGTTTTAGTTTGAATTAAATTATATATTTAGAAATAAAAAAAATATCTATATAATTTATAATAATGTCATCTGCATACAATAACTATTTGGCCAATACAACTTTTAAAACAACTTCATTCGGTAATGTAACTGGTTTAGGAACATCTGCCAGAACCACTGGCGCAGTTTTATTAGGTGGTCCTCGTGCAGGCGCTGGTTCAGCATTTAGAATTTATAATTATTTAGTTAATTATGACCAAAAAACGCTAGAATTATATAAATCAAAAATTCAAGCTATCGGCCAAGCAAACGCATATTTTATCAATAATTACAATAGAAATCGTATTTTTGTTTTTTAGATAAATTATGATAAGATTCAGATAGAAAATATATATAATATAATTTCTTATTATATTATATATATAAGAGAGATATAAATGACAAAAAAATATCATAGACGTCGTCATTTAAAAGGTGGTTTTTTAGACTCATTAGGCCAAACCTTTAGTAATTGGGGTAGCTCTATTTCACAAGGTGCTTCAAGCGTTTGGAATAAAACAAAAAAAGCTACTGGTATGGATAATACATCGTCGTATTCATCTTCATATACTCCTTCAACACCTTCAAGTTACACACCTTCAACCGTACCAACTAATTCAACCTCGTCTTCAAACTATAGTTATGGTGGTAAAAGAGTAAGAAAGTCTACAAGAAAAATAAAAAGAGCAAGAACAATGAAAAGAGGTGGTAATTTTAGTTATAACACACCAATTGATACTTTAGCATCTAGAGCCGGCGATTATTCAAGAGGACTTACCGCACGAGTTAATGATTTAGTTGGAGGTAAAAGAAGAAGAAAGTCAAGAAGAAGGTAAATAGATTTTAGCAGTGTGTTTAAATACTAAAAATATAGTATATAATTATTTTATATAAATAATATGATTATTTCTTTTCAAGCAATTAATAACATTTTATTATCAAAAAATATATATGTTACTGGGGCTTTTCATGTAGGTGCTCATGATTGTGAAGAATTATATTTTTATAATAATATAGGAATTAAAAAAGAAGATGTTATATGGATAGATGCAATTCCTTCAAAAGTGAATGAAGCAACTAATAGAGGAATACCGAATGTATATAATGCACTTGTAACAGATAAAGACGATGAAGAACTTGTATTTAATATTTCTAATAACGTTCAATCTTCAAGTGTATTAGAATTTGGTACTCATTCACATGAACACCCTGAGGTTGTATACGTAGATAAAATGACACAAAAGAGTATTACAATTGATACTTTTTTTGAAAGAAATAATATTGACGCATCCAAATATAATTTTTGGAATTTTGATATTCAGGGAGCAGAACTAATGGCGTTGAAAGGCGCAACACAATCTATCAAACATGCAAAAGTAATATATCTTGAAGTTAATGAAAAAGAATTATATAAAAATTGTGGATTGGTTACTGAGGTTGATTCATTTTTATCTAGTTTTAATTTTAAGAGAGTTTTGACTAATATGACGATGCATGGGTGGGGTGATGCTTTATATATATTAGATAATTAAAATGGGGGTGACTTTAAACCATACTAGAAAGTGTAATCTGAAATGTTGCACTCAATAAAAAATAATATTTTATTTATAAAATTATAATATTATTTGGTTTTACCACTTTATTTGCCTTTTTCAATCAATCTATACAAAATATAAATTGATATTGCAGACAAACTCAAAAAGTATAATTGTGCTATTGGGTCTTGCGGTAATTTAACCTCTTCCATATCCATATTTTGAAAAGCTTGTCTACACGATTTACCACTAATAGGATTTTTTCCATTTGGAAATGTACATGGATTCATGTTTTGTATATCAATTAATGTTACATAATTGGTTTCTGACGATTTATTGTTATTGATATCTACAGTCTGCATGGTTAATTTTTGACAAGGAGGTATAGAACCAGCAAGAAATGACTGCATTATAGTATATGGATTTAATACATTTAAATCTTCCATAGCACCAGGTATCAAACCACGAAAATTAGAAAAATTTACACCTAAACCTTGTGATATAAAAGGAATATTACCACTAGGAACATTATCAACGTAAATGTATCTATCTACTTGTTGATTTGTAGCCTTGTCTAAACATTTTGCACCAGTTTGTAAAAAAAATTTATTACCTAAAGGTTGACCTGTAGTTGATGCTTTACTATTTCCTTCAACTAAAAGACTTACATAATTGATTAATCCATTAATATCATTTGCAAGAGCTGGTAATGTTCCTCTGTCTGACATACCAATTTGACTAGGAGTTTTAATATTTTTATAGTATGGATAATTTGGACCAAGTAATCGTGTTTGAACACCATCAGCATCGTTTAATACTTGTTCAAATATGTTATTCGCATTTGACATATTTATAAATATTTATAATATTAATTTATGTAAATATTATATTTTTTCCACCTTTTATAAAAAGGTGGAGCCAAAATACCCTTTCGCAAAAAGTATAGCCAAACCAAAGAACATTAATTTTGGCTCCACCTTTTTATAAAAGGTGGAAAAGGTGGATTAGGTTGACCCGGTTATTACCGGTGGAGAACTAGGAAGATTAGCTTTCGCATATTGTTGTTGTGCTTCCATTAATTTAGTAACTTGCGATGTTAGTGTAATAAGGTTTCCACTAATATCTTGCACTTCCTTATCTAAACCAACTAATTTATCTACTTGTTGTTTTAAAACCTGTATATTCCCTGCGTTTTGTTGTCCTAATATCAAAGCGTTATTTGGATTATTCATATCATATGGCTGATATTGTTGTGAAGGCATTGTATCAAGACCTTCTATGATGTCGTCATTCATTTTGAATTTAATATTTGATAAAAAAATCTGATAAAATATAAGTATTATAAAAAATACAATCAATATATTTACTAACATTATTATTAATATAGTGTAATATTTTATCCTTTTGATATATTTATTATTATTTTGTTATTTCATTATTTTATTTTATTATATAATTATAAATATAAATAATAAAATAAATGGCTCAATTTATAAATAAAGCTTCTTTAAATACAGGTTTTAATTCATTAGGGACCTCATTTTATCCGGTTGGTATGGGTAGACCAGGTAATTTAAGAAATCAAGGTGGTTATAAAACCTGGAAAGGAACCGCTATTAATAGTAATCCTACAGGGATAGCTGCTGGACACATTCGTCCTTTAACAAATTTAGATACAGGTAATATATTTCCAGGGCCTTTTGGTAAACCAAGACCTCTAAAACATTATAGAAAAGGAAGAGTTGTCCCAAATATTGATATAATTACTCTTGACAAAGATAAAGAAGGTCAATTTATCTATAAAGATAAAACGTATATAGCTGAGGCCGAAGCCGGTTTAATACAATACAACTTAAATCGTAGTGTAAAATCAAGTAAAGGTACATCACTTGGCGGAGGTTTTGGCGGCAGTGGTTTATTAAACGAAATGCAAGATAAGCCTGGAAGTTATTTAGTAAAACAGAATCCTCTTACTGAAATAAATGAATCTTTACAAATCAACAATGATTGCGCTACTTGTCAAGGTGTTGGAATTGTAGATACATATTATCCAAATGAAGACTATTTGACAGAAAATCCTGAAGCAAATACTCAAAATAAAATTTTATGTTGTAATCAAGAGAAATTTGCATTGAAACGTGTAATTTATGCAAATACAAATTTACGTAAAAACTATTATACTACACATAAACAATATTTACAAAATAGATGTAAAACTTACAATCAAAAAGCATTTAATTTTGAAACATATAATCCTATAAATGCTGCGGAAATTGCTGCATCGCAAAATCCGGCAGTTACTGCAGCATTAATTAAAGCATCTAAACCCGGAGATCCCTTGTCTATTACTAATACATATTTTGCGAACTGTCAACCAAATGCGGAAATTGTGACTGCTTCCGAAATTAATTTGGTATACGCTATTCTTGATATTTTATTAAATCAAAATGCTATTACTATAGAACAGTATGATTCTTTTATTGCAATCAACAATTTAAAACTCACCGGTTTATTTGAATATTTGAAAAAATTACCAAAAGAAACAAGTGATGTGGCTGTTGCTATTTTTATTGCATTTATTAATAATCCCTACTATGGTGTTCCACTTTCGGGTCCTAATAATCCAATAGGTTGCAAATTAACTATTTACAAACCAAACAATCCACAATATGCTCAACAAGGAGCAGTTGATGCAAGTACGCGTATATTAAAATTAAATGTTACAACTATTGAGAAAAACGCTGCATCATACAATAAAAATTATCTAGGTAAAAACAAACCATCCCAATCTTGTGAAAGACCCCCTCTAAATTTTCATCCAACAACCTATCAAAATAAAAAGGCTTGCAATTATGTTAGAAAACCAGACTATTTTACTCCTGTCTCTCAAGCTAGTCCATATAGATATTATTATTATCAAAATTCGCCATTTTCTCGTTTAACAAATCATTACAGACAAAGTCCAAATGGTAACGCGCTTTTATAATTCTTTCTCTTTACTAGTCGGTAGAAAAATATTAGTTTTATCTAAAAATTTATTATAAGGAATTTTATATTTCTCACACCAATTAATTGATTTTTGTATATTATTTTTTTTTAAACAATCAATTTTATCATTTTTATTTTTACTTTTTAAAACATTAATTATTTGATTTAATGAATCCAACTGTTGTTGTCCAATTATAATATTAATGTCATCTATTTTATTGAAAAAAAAATATGGAACTTGATCAATAATTATATTATGGAAATTTAAATTATTGGTGTTATCGTATTTATTTTCAATAATATTTTTCAATGCAATAATATAATTATTGATAATTTCAAAACTATAATAATTTAATTTTAAATTTTGTAAAATAATGTATTTATCGTGCGTTATAATGTTAGAAGTGTTAGGTTTAATAATATTTATTTTTTCAAAAAATGAACAAAAAATATAAATAATTTCAATAATTGGTTTATAAAAAATATTATTTATTTTCAAAATGACAAAACTATTTTCTTTCAAATAGCTTAATACAATTATCAATAATTCAATCAAATCAATAATATATTGATTCAAATTTTCACAATTATTTATCTCATAAATAATAAAATTAAACTTTGTTTTTTCTATTAAAGTATGTAAATTTGAGTTATATTCATAAAAACAGAAAAATTTGTCTTCATTATAATTTTCTCTTAAAATCTCAAGACATTCCAATGAATCTTCGTAATTTTTACCAACTATTAAAGAATTCATAATCTCAAAATTGAAAATTTCCAATAAGTTTAATGTTTGAAATATTTCTAACAGGTCATAAAACATCATACTTTTAGGTTTTAGTTTACTTACTGAAAAATTGGAACCAGGAACTTTGGAGAATATATATTCATGTGGATTTATAATTTTGATTATTTCATTATAATCTATTTTATTATTATCACAGTTACATAATGTAATAATTTCACTTGTTAAATCATTATAATAATTTATAAATGATTTTGAAATACATGGTTTTATTTCGTTAAAATCTACGGTTTGCTTAATCGTTATTTTATTATTTATTTTTGGTAATGTATAATAATTCATAAATTTTTATTATATATTACAACAAAATTATGTTTAAGTGATTTTATTGTTACCTGTTTTGTTTAGTTGCAGTGTTTTAGTTTTTTACTTTGTTTTATTCCATTGCTTCTGTAGATGGGTCCAATATTAATTTCTTACCTAGTTTGCGTACCTTACGTTTCTTTGTATTCTCTTTTTCAAATTCTTTTGAAACCGCGACAACAGTCTTTGTTTCTTTATTGTTTTGTTCAATTTCTGAATAATTATAATCACTAAACTCCATTTGCACCTTATCTGTATTGACATTTCTTATTTTTTTATATACGAAATATCTATTTAAAAACGAAATTTTCTTTTCATATTCACTCATATTAATTGCTTCGCCGTAGTCTTTTGATCTGTTTTTATTTTTCTTTATTTCTTCCATCATATTCATAAACAACTCGCTGAATAAACCACTTCCTTCCGGTAAGCCAATTGATATGGCTTCTTCTCTATCTATTAATTTAAATCCATAATTATCTAAAACACTATCCAAATAATCAAAATTCACCAAATATTCTGTTATTAATTGGTTGATTGAATCTTGATACACGTCTATTCTGTATCCAATACAGCTTGAATTATCCTCTAATGTCGTTGAATTATAACCCTTTACAATTTCCCACACTTTTTTGCCTTTTTCTATAATTTGAATAGACTCTCCTTGTAGTTTTTTTCTTAGCAAATTGAATACTTCTTTACCGTCGTAACATGTACCAATGAAATAACCATTTAATTTTGTACATTCTGATACATTTTTCATGAAACCTTGTAGTGTATTTGGATTTTCTAAAAAGTAATGTACAGCAAATTGACACGATGAAACATTAAACCCGTCTTCACCTTTACCATATTGTCTGAGAACCGCTTTTCCTAATACATCAGCATCCTTTGTACCACTACCAAAAATAGCTTTGGTTATTTGAATCGCTTTATCGTTTAACATTGCTGCACCAGATTTTATATTGTACGAACTATCACCGTTCACAAACAATGCACTTGGTATATGTTTATTTGTTTTGGTTGAGTTCAAATATCTAACGCAAGCTCCATCCAATCTATCTTCTAAATTATTTTTGGATTTATCAATACCGAAGACAAACGACAAACGAGAACTAATCCATTTTGGTAAATCACCTGCTTTTCCACACGCATAATCAATTAATGTATCTCCTTGTTTGGAAACTGATTTAATTAACGATTTTTTGACGTACAAATTATGAAAATTTTTCATTGCTTCAGTTGATGTTTTACCTGCCGGTTTATTATAATATATATCTTCGTCAACACTAATGTCAGGTATACCTTCTCCACTAGAAATCATATCTTCGGTTATTGGATTATTAATTGATTTCCAATTACTATTTGCAACGTGATATGCATTACCAAAATTTTTCATTCCTTGTAAAAATTCACTTGTTTTGTCATATCTAACTCTTTTTGGAATCCATCTCCAACCTTTTTCCTTTGATAAATCGTAACTGAATTCAACAATCATATTATCACCAAATACTTCATTTTCTTCAGTAAACATTTGTCTAACACCATTATCGTCTAATTTTAACATTATGTTACATATTCCAGCTTCGGGATCAAAAGGTTCTGTTGGGTAAAATTGTAGTGGTTTTGCATCATTTGTATATTTTTCTTCGTAGTTCATATCTTTAAATTCCGGTAATTTGTCGTCAATAACATCTTGACATGGGTTCAAATAAATTACACCGTGTTTTCTTTCGCTATATGTACAGCTTAATTGAATAGTTTTGTATTCGCTTAACTGTGTGCTTAAATGTGAATTTAATCCGGGTTCATAGATTGTTTTAACAATATCTTCTCCACCTGGTTGTTTTGTGGTAACTACAAAGAAATCAATTGTATTATCTTCAGCAGGTTTCCATTTAAATGAATATTCCCATGTAATTTTGCTTAAAGGTCCAGTTTCACCTTCTTTATTTGATCCTACACCATAATAAGCATGTGTAAATATCAGTCCATCTGTATTATATTCAAATCTATTTTCTCTTACTTTTGTCAAAATATCATTACA